CCTCGGTCCAGCTGGCGCCCCTCGGTCCAGCTGGCGCCCCTCGGTCCAGCTGGCGCCCCTCGGTCCAGCTGGCGCCCCTCGGTCCAGCTGGCGCCCCTCGGTCCAGCTGGCGCCCCTCGGTCCAGCTGGCGACCGGAAAACACTAGCAATATCATAGACATAAATTGGCTGTTAATTATTCCGTCCTAATTCCGTAGGGTTAGCGGATCGCGCTCGGATTCGATTCGAGAAAGCCTAGTCAAACCGCTAACTTGCAATTGACCCCTTTTGAACGTCGAATTCCTTAATGATATCAAGGAGGAGGGGCCCCCCGGGGGCCCCCTCAGCGGTTTGGGCCCAGTGGAAAAACTGCAATGATATCAACGGCTTACGTCAGAAATATAGGTTACCCGCCAATATTTGCGGCGCCAATTTTCACATATAGGCACTTTTTCAGTCAGGTATTGGTGCCCATCCCCGCCTACCGCCCCGACCACCCCGACCGTCCCGGCCGCACAGTCCCGCCCACAGGTACCGATTGAAGCCAATTTGCACACACAGGTACCGCCATTCACACATAGGTACCGCCGTGCACAACTTGGCACCCACGGCACAGTCGTACCCATCTTCACCTACAGGCACATATAGGCATCGGGCGAACCTAGAAATTTCGTAGCAGCTGTAGCACTCAGGAGTGGTACACAGGATGGACACGAAAGGGGAGACGCAATGGAACAGCCGAAGAAGGGCGATCTAGTCACTGTTGAGTTGTGGCACGAGGACATTGTACTCAAGTCTGGCGGATGGTGGTCTCCGGCAGCCTCTGACCGCGAGAAGTACGTGGGCTTGATGGGTGAGGTCATTGACGTTGATCCGGATGGTGACCCTCTCATTGCCTTCGACCTGAACGGCTGCACGGAGAAAGTGTGGTGGCCCCACCAGCACGTCAAACTCGCGGTACCGAGTAAAGATCTCGAGTCCGCGAGAACCGACGAGGAGCCTGTGGAGCATTCCATCGACGGCTTCTCAGTGGGCGACCACATCTACATCGAGGACCCTAGTGAGGGTGGCGTTTATGGCTGCGGCCACGTCTTCTTGGTCAAGAAGTTGAATTCTGAAAAACTTGCCATCACGTCCCTGGAGACGGGTAAGGACTACGCCTGGTGTTCTGTTTGGGCTGTTCCGCGCCTGGCTACTCCTGAGGAGATCGCTGCTCGGGGTGAGAAGCCCTCGGCCTGGGAGCCCCTCAAGACGGACAAGAATGGCTACTGCAGCATGCCCGGTGCGGCCTGTTCTACTTGTCCTCTTGGGAAGTCGTTTCCTGTCTGCGATAACGATCCCGACTTCAAGGACATGCGGGTGCGGTGGTGGCCGGGCGGGTCTAGCACGCCGAACCGCGCCGAGTTCAGGTACGTGAAGCCTGAACCCGAGAAGCCCTTCGAGTTCAAGAGCCAGAGGGAGCGCCTCAAGAAGGCCGAGCCCGAGAAGCCGAAGAAGCGACGGCCCCTCCCGCGACCCGAAGGCGAGATGGGTGAGGGGGAGTGCTTCCACTGCAACGTCATCATCCCCCGCGAGCTAGACCTGCAGATCCGTGCCGGCACACGGGACTGTCCTTCCTGTGGGTGGAAGGCTGGGCGGTGTCGGTACTGCAAGGGCCTGTTGGTTCAGACCTGGAACTCGCAGGTGGGGAAGCTCGAGGAGCGCTGTCAGGACTGTCACCACCTCGGCGCCTAAAACTGCCCAAATCGGTTGAAGTTGGCGGGGATAGGTGCGGCCAGCTCAGGTGGCTCCTGGGGTACATATGGACAGGAGGTCGCGTGCTCAACAGGCTGCTGCATTGGTTGTTCCCGAAACCATCTATCACCGCCGGTCCTCCTGTGAAGTGTGTCGTGTGCGGGATAGTTTGTGGGACCTCGAAGTTGCCTGTCAGATACGATGTGGATCCGCCAGGGCAGTGTACGGCCTGTGCGGCTCGGATGGATGATGACCGACCTACTTGACGACATGCGCGACCTCCTCCGGCAGGCTCGAGAGGAACGGCTGCGTGATGCATTGGAAGAGATGGCAGCTGCATGCGACATCTCAGGACAGGCGGCAACCGCAAGAGCCATCCGCGAGACCATCAAGGTGAAGTGAAGACTGACCTAGATGTGGAAGAACGATAACCTCAGGAGGACAAGGTGATAGACAGAAAGCAGGACCGCAAGGACGTCTACAAGATCATCGGCAAGAAGCAGCCGCTGCTGTTCCGTGAAATCTGCCAGCGCATGCCCGACTACGACGAGTGGCGATACGAGGAACGCCGGGTCGATGTCGCCCTCCAGTACCTTCGGAAGGCAGACAAGGTCCGCTACCTGTATAAGGCCGACGGCGGACCCGGGTGGGTGCGGCTGTAGATCTGGAGACAACCATGGGTCACGGACAGTATCGGAAGACGTATATCGATCGCCGGACAGGTCGCCGCGGAGCGTGCGACTCAGAGGGCAACCCGATGAAGTACCCGGATGGAACGCCGGTGCCGGCTCAACAGTCGGAACGGGTTACTCAGGAGGGGGAGTTCACTCTCTATGATGACTCTGAGGGGCACTGTTGCTTCTGTGGTCGGCTGTCTTGTCGCGGTCGGTGTTTCAAGTAGGAGTCCCCATGAGCGGCATCCAGCCAGGTATCTGTCCGAAGTGTCATGACTCGAAGAACACTTACGTGGCGGCTGACATGTCTGAAGGCTGTCACATGTGCGACCTTCGGGAAGAGATGGAGAGGTTGAAGAAAGATCGCGCGAAGGCATTGAAGCGGGCTAGCGAGATCATCGCTTCTGTTTCAGAAGAATTGCATGTTGCTGAGAAAGAGCGTGACGCCCTGCGCGACGAGGTCGACACACTGCGACGACAGCACGAGGCACAGCGAGCCGACGCAGAGAAGATGCGCGCCGAGGTGGAGCGGCTGAACGGCGCACTTCGTGTACTGGTGGTGTCTGCTAGAGAGGCGGGCGCAGACGCCATTGCTGACTTGATAGCGGCACTGTTGAGGGAGAAGTGATGGCCGTTCCGGATAAAAGAAATTGCAGACACAGCGCTACAGATGGATTGCAAACGTGTCTGATATGTGGCGCTGATGTCGCTGCTGCCCTCCGTGAAGAGGTACGCCGGCTGTACTCGGAGAACTACTTCAAGTTCAGGGCCGCTGACGAGATGGCCCGCATCACGGATGATTGGGTCAAGAGGCGTATCATCGACAGTCGCTCGGCCCTGGCCGATGCCCGTCTCGACTACGGGCAGCCGCACCGCTACGAGGCCAAGGAGAACGAGAGGATTGTGAGGCTCGAGAGAGTAGTTGAAGCGGCCCGGGTTCTCCTTCGGAAGGGCTCCGGCGGTCAAGTGCCTACGTCCAGTAAGGAAGTGAAGGAGCTGTTCGAGGCATTGCATGCCGTCGAGCACTCGAAAATGGAGGAAGCTCCAAGTGAGGGTAAAGTAGTGGAACGTATTCCGACCTGTCCTGGTGACGGCGACCTACTCCTTGCCATTGAAAAGCTGCTCAACGGGGCCGATGCGCCGACACACAAGGGTGACCCCGTCTCCAGTGACCGTCTGTCTATCGTCGAGCGTGTCGATTGGCTCGTTAAGCAGCGCTTTCCTACCAACAACGACATGTTGGGCATGTTGGGTGTGAAAGAGGATCTGCTCTGTGGTCTGGCCGAAATCGAGTCCCAGCTGCGCAAGAATAACTTGTGGCTCGATGAAGGCCTGGTTGAGTCAGTCAAGAACGTGATCGGCAAAGTAGTGCTGAGTAAGAAGGTTTGATGGGCGCCCACGATGAAATTCCCTTGGATTCGATTCCTGACCTCGAGGATAGGTTGCTGTCACGGATAGAGATGAGAGGTCCCGATGACTGCTGGAACTGGACGGGCGGGAAGACTGGGGGCCAGAACGGTCATCGTGGCAGGTACGGAGCCCTTCGGCATCAGCTGACTCCTGGGCGCAACGGGAGAATAGTGCGACTTGCCGTACACCGCCTGATGTACAGGTTGGCTCACGGCGACATACCGCAGGGTAAGATGGTTTGTCATCGCTGCGACAACCCTCTCTGTTGCAACCCGCATCATTTGTACGCAGGGACACAGGCCGACAACATGCGAGACATGGTAGTCCGTGGAAGGTCGACTGTAGGTGTGAAAAATCCGAGGGCAAAGTTGAGTGAGGGGGACGTTACCGCGATTCGTAGGCTGCGACGTGAGGGCTGGACCTTGAAGGCTTTAGGCGAGAAATATGGGGTTCATCTGTCTACGATCGGATTAGTGTGCTCTGGGAAGAACTGGGGTGAGTGATGGTTGAGCGGTTCCAGTTCGCGCCATGGAAAGGTGAGTGGGTCCGCGCCTCCGACTACGACGCGCTGGAGGCGCAGGTCAGGCGAATGGATGCACGGTTTCGCGACGGCGTAAGGGAAGAGGCCGACGGCACACTCACACTTGTGTGGACGCAGGAGGAGCTTGAACAAGCACGAGATAAGGCAGCCAAGATTTGCGACGCTTGGGACATCAAACGGAAGCCGACAAGAAGCGAACTACAAGCCAAGATCGACGCCGCCCTCGACGTGCTGCTGGAGGTGCACTTTCAAGAAGGGTGGTGCGTTCGCTGCGGTGAGAACGAGGAGATGTGCACAGCGGATAACTGCGCCCTCGCAGCGCTGCTTGAGGAGAACACATGAACCCGGAGACGAACAAGTTCGAAGTCCTACAGACGGCAGAGGAAGCCCAGAGGGACGGCCGACCGCTCAACCGCGAGATGCGTCGGGCCCTCGGGGTCGCCAGCGGGAAGCTGTTCCGTCCTGACGGTTCGGAGGTCCCGAAGCATTGGTCGATCTTCAAGGTTGGTGAGCGCTACGTCATTGAGGGCTACACCTTCGAGTGTAAGTACGTCGGTGAGACGTCGGTCCTGTTCGAGCCCGTGGGGCCTGTGGTGGTGGAACCGTGAAGCACCTCAAGTACCTGTCGTATGTTGTCCGCCACAAGTGGTTCGTCTTCATTGAGTGCGTGAAGATGGGTCTGTTGTGGCGAGGACTAGTTCACGATCTGAGTAAGTTCAGGTGGGGCGAGTGGTGGCCGTACGCATGGTCCTTCAACGGACCCTGGAAGTACAACGAACGGCCGCAGTGGCTTGTCGATGCCTTCAATGAGGCATGGCTGAAGCACCAACACCGCAATCCACATCATTGGCAACACTGGGTACTGATAGGCGACGTCTTGTCACCGCTTGAGGGCTACGACCCAAAGGACAACGCCCAGTGTCTGCCGATGCCCTACGTCTACAGGATGGAGATGATCGCGGACTGGCGAGGCGCTGGTAGGGCTCAGGGACACGGCTTGGACACACTTTCTTGGTACGCCAAGAACCGCGACAACATGAGGCTCCATCCTGAGACTCGTGAGCTGGTGGAGTCTGAGGTCGGTTACAGGTGCAAGGGGTAGCCATGGCCGCCTTCCGAGAAGACGATGCTCATCTGTACTGGTGTCCCTTCGTCCGGTACTCAGGCAGCGATGAGGACGGCTCCAACAATCGCTGCGGTGATTTCGATGGCAACGGTCTCGGGGACGAGAAGGCTACCTGGAACCGGTGCGTCGGTTCTTTGTGTGCCTGTTGGGTAGTAGACGCTCCAGTTGAGAAGATCGGACACTGTGGGCTCGTTGCCAACTCCGGTCCCGTTGTCGGGCTGTAGACCGTTCCTAGCAATTTCCTAGCATTAATAGCTCTTCCTCGGTGTACAACAGAATCGAGGGACTATGACACCAGTTGAATACGTCATTGCTCTGCTTGATGCCGACCCACAAGGCTGGGCGATGGAAGGTGAGTACAATCTTGGCCACAAGAGGGCCAATTTGCTCATTTGGATATCCAACGGCGCTTTTGGTTTAGAAGTAGTGGGTGACATCAGGTTGAGCAAGTCGGCTATGGGTTTCTTCGAGAGGCGTCGACTGTGGAAGGCCGTGAAACGTCAACAGGCAGCAGCTTTGGCTCAGAAACTGCTCGAGGCCTGTGAGTCGATGTAGGATGACTAATGCTGGAAGAACTCGCCAAGGCCTGTGGATTCGAGGGTGAAGCCGAGATGGTGAAGTTGATTGCTCAGGTAGATCTCTCTTCTCCTGAGAAGCTGGCTGCCTTCACTGCTTGGAAAGAGCACGACGGCTCGAAGGAAGGGCTGTTGAAGCTTTTGAAGGGGGAGTCATGACGAAACCGCAGTGGCCATCGAAGTTGCCGCCCGGGGTGCCACATCCGAACCATCGACAGTTCGAAGAACTGCGCGCCGAGAACGAGCGGCTGAAAGAAACGTTGAGGTGGATACGCGATGCCAGCCTGGACGGTGAGGTGTCCTCTGGCGAGGAAGTGTTGGCGTGGCTGGGCGGTGTCGCCCGCGCCGCCCTGCGCAAGGACGTCTGATGCTCAACTTCATCGTCAAGCACTTCGTCGGCCGTCTCATGAAGAGGCTCAAGGATAAAAAGGACGCGAGGAGGGAAGACGTGCACCGATTTGACTGCAGGGAGAACCGTTGGGGCCACGCTTGCTACATGGACAAGAAGCCTCTCGATGAGGAGGGGAAGACGTGGGGCTGCAGCGGTGCCCTGTGTCCTCCGGTGTCCGTGGGTGACGAGGTCATCAAGGAGTTCACCAAGGGGTCAATGATCCTGCGGTTCACCGAGGTCAACAACTGGCGCGATCCGAGGGATGGTTTCAACGGGAAGCTCGAGGTTGTCGGGTACCTCGCGGACGTGGGGGAGAAGGAAGTCACTGAGGAGCTGGCTTCGTCTGCCTTGATCATGCTCGAGGGTCGCACACCCGAGTCGCATCCTGAACAGTATGCGTGTGGGAACTCTGTGCTGGAGCGCGTGAAGGTGAAGTGACTGAGCCAGAACCAACGATGAGCCAACCCGGCGGTCGGGTTCATTGGCTCTATGAGTACGATGGCCCAGTCAAGGTAGCAGCATGTGGGTGGAGATCTGTGGCGGCGGTAGTAGGTCAAGGGGAGTTCAACTGTGCTCGATGCGAGCACGTTCTGCGTGCGACGAAGAAGTTCTTCGAGAAGCACGGGAGGAACTGTAGGTTCAGACTTGGACCGCCAGTTCAAAGAGAGAAGAGACTTGGGTCGTGGAGTCGACTCGAGGTACTGCCGGAGGAATGATGTCCGACCTTTTCAATGTTTTCAACCACGTCACCATCAACACGATCATTGATGGTCAGGACAGTGTCAACCTCTTCGGTGGTGCGATCCCACCAGTGGGCGCCACGGCATCGATACACAGGCATAAGGATACGTTGCCTGAGATGCCCGATGGTGACGATGATGGCTTCTTCGATGAAGATGGCTTCTGTCACCTAAACGTCAAGGTCGTGGATGTCGAGTACGACATCACCATCAGCTCAGACAGAATGACACCCGAGCGCAAGGCGACTGTCCGTCTTGAGTCGATGAGGTAAAAATGAGCAAGCCAACGCACAACCTGTGTCTGAAGGTAGAGCGCGAGAACGATAAGGCTCCGTGGGTGCAAGTCGGGGTCGGCTGGCAGAACGAGAAGGGTCAGATCGGGATCAGGTTGAACGCTGGCGTTACCTTGTCCTGGCACGACACACAGGTTTACTCGTTGCGGCTGTTCCCGGTGAGCGAGAAGGAGAATCCGCATGACCAACGGTGAGAAGATGGTCTGGGCGGCCGTTTACAACTACTGGATCCAACACAACCGTGAGAACCACGGCCCTTCCCTTGGCATGACAGCTCAGGAAGAGATCGACAGGGAGATTGTTGAGCACAGAGATGCTGCAGAACGTGCTGGATATGCCGTACGTGCCATGAGGAAAGCATACGAGACCTTTGAAGACTATGGCTACGGCGAGGACATTGAAGGCATGTTCAGGAGTATTGTCAGAGGTCGGAGATGAGTAGCAGCAGAGGAATCACCACACTCCCTGACATCGAAGAACTCAGGTGCCTGATTGGTTGGCCGGTTGGGACCAATGGGTATCGAGAGGAAGAGCAGCTGCTGCGTCAGATTCTGGAGCTGTCTGAGCAGTACGGGATCGGTCGCCTACACCAGATGGTCGAGTGGGCGAGGGACATCTGGTACCACCCAGAGAAGATACCCGAGTACGAGAAGATGCGTCGAGACCGCCTGAAGTTCCTCGATGATTGCCGTCGAGTTGAGCGCGGCGAGTTGACTGCAGAAGAAGCGATTGCAAGGTCGGAGGAGTCATGAGCTGGGTAGTCGTTGACGGTAAGCCGGTGAAGGTTCGCTGGGAAGGTTCGGTACTCGTACGTGTTGATGGTTCCAATGAAGATATCGACACACACACAGAGGTCTTCGGTTCCAGGCGCGAAGCGCGTGAATCCATCAGTACTTCGAAACCACCGACTATAGACAAGAAGCTCAAGAAGCTGGCCACGATCCTGGGTGCCGAGGCCATGGGCTACGATGACATCTTTCTTCCGTTGAACGCACGAGCTGCTGAGCTAGTTCAGGACTACGAGCGCTTGGTTAGTCAGCTGACCACTTCGCGCCTGGACAGGGACTCAGCGTATAGGCGCTTGGAAGTTCTTGATCATGAACTTCAAGAGAGAATAAACGCGAACTCTATCATGCGCGTGTCCTTGGCTGGCGAGAAGAAAGCTGTCACCGATCTCACGGCTCAGCTGAAGACTGCACGGATGGAGATTTTCGCCCTCGAGCTGAAGGCCGAGGCCCTCCACTGCCACCAGATCATGCTCGTGGCTGAGAGAGAGCGCTTACGCAAACAGGTGAAAGAGCAGGAGTAGCGATGCCAAGCGACACCACTATGTTGCCTACTGATGTACTGCAGTACCTGAAATGGCAAAGAAGTTTCAGACAGGAGGATAAGATGGCCACGAAGAAGAACAGGATAGACTTTCTTCCGAGCATGGGGAAGCAACTGATTGCGGCCATGCGCTCAGAGACGCTGCAGTACCTCAGGAAGCACGACGGCTGTCTAGGCTTCAGTCTGAATCACCTCTACGACTTGGGTGCGATACCAGCTGATTTCGAAGCACGCTGGAATGCTGAGCGGGCTATCGAAGACATCATGCGCAAGGCAACGGAATACGGATTCGTCAAGAAGGTCGGTAGCAGACGATGGACCTACATCGGTCCTGATGTCCGTGAAGCCGAGAAGAAGCGAGCCGAAAAGAAAGACAAGCGACTGAAGGACATCGAGGCTTGGGCGCGGTCGAAGCGTCTTGAGCTTGAATCCAAACCTGACCACTACGACACCCGAACTGTCAGGGTGAAGTTGCCGAAGAAGCTGCAAGTTTGGTAGGAGTCGATATAACGGTGACATGCACTGAGGAAGTAAAATGAAGTGCGAAGATTGTGGCATCACATCAGATCATAGACCACTGCATGGACGTGGCTCTGGTCCAATGTGGTGTACACCTTGTTTGATCGTAAGAGCAGAACAGCTCAGAACTATACGAGCTGATCACATTGATGAGCTGGAGTCTGAGAAAAGCTGTTCAAGTATGTTGTTCAATGAGAACACCGAACTCAAGTATGCACTGGAAGAAAAGAACGGTGAGTTGAACGCGGTCAACTATGTATTGCAGGGTACGTCTGATGCTCTAGACAAGGCCTGTATTGAGCGCGAGATGATACGTGAAGCCGGTAATCGTCTACAAGTTGAGGGTGCAGTACTAGTACACAGCAATGACTCTGACAGCATTGAACGTTTTCAAACCGCAAGCAACGAGTGGTCCGAAGCCTTGAGGAAGGTAGTGGCGTGGGGTGGAAGCTAACCACCGGGGGGCGGATCGTGGTTCTTCTTGAGTTTTTGAGCCGTACTGTTAGGTTGACAGAGCTACACGCGGGCGCCTGGGCGTTCGGGGCCCGATAGGCATCTTGGTTGGGATGTCTGTCGGGCCATTTTTAAGGGGAGACGATGAGTAGCAAAATCACACTGGCTTTAGACGACCTCGAGCGAGCACGGAAACACCTCGAGTCCCATCAGGAAGATGGCGACGAAGTCGTTGAGCCAGTCCCCCTCCAGCTCGTTAGTTCGATGAGAGGCTTTATTACTGCTATACCTAATGGCAACTGTTTAGAGATTGACGTGTCACCTGGCTTCCAGATCAACTTCCAAATGTCGGATGACTTCCCAGGTCGTAAGATGTGGATCTGGGCAGAACTGGAGGATCCCAAGTTATGACCGATTGGAAGAAGGCCAAGCTCGCCGATCCCTACACGCTCCGTTGGCTAGCGGACGAGTACGAGAAGTCTGCTACGTGGCTCGTCGATCAGAGGGGCAGTGAGACACAGTGCGATCTCGTGATGCGCGCTCGCGACGAAGCCATGAAGCTGCGTGCGATGGCGAGGCGCGCCGAACAGCCGTCCGAATTAGATCAACCCAACATCATCGAGTCCCTTGCAGACTATGCCCATGAGGCTTGGTCAGGGTGGATGAGGTACCTTTTCGAGAAGTCATCAGAAGTCGAAGGGCACATCATCATCCATCCCTACGAGGTCTCTAGATGGAAGCGACAGGCCGCGACTCCATACAGCGAGCTGCCAGAAGAGGAGAAGGAGAGCGACCGCATTGAAGCGCGCAAGATCCTCGCGACCATCAAAGGTGAGAAATGAGTACCTATCGTGGTGTCAAGAAGCGCACCTTCTATACGGTCGCTAGGCGACAGATTGACCGACCTGGCGGCTGGGACTACTGGTGGGAGGAGAGTAAAGCCCCCAACGCCAAGGCACAGAAGGCCGAGATGAAGAAGGCCGCCAAAGAGCTGAACGGCTACGACGAAGAAGATGGTATGAATCCAACCTTCCGTCTCTGCAAGCACACTGTAGAGATCGTGGACTAGAGATGGCCGTCAAGATTGCACACGAGGACTGGTGCGCGAAGGGCCGCGAGCTGTTCGGTGACGATCCCATGAACTGGAAGTTCGTGTGTCCCAGCTGCGGTCACGTCGCCAGTGTAGCAGACTGGAAAAATGCCGGTGCAAGCGAAGGTGAGTTCGCGTTCTCGTGCATTGGCAGGCGTCTCGGGTCTGGCAATGACATGGGCGGCAAGAAGCAGCCATGCAACTATGCAGGCGGTGGCCTCTTCCAGCTCAACCCTGTCATCGTGATCTATGCTGATGGCGGCGAGCGCCCGACGTTCGCTTTCGCTGAGGAGTGACCATGGCCGAGCTGCTCAGGGTCAGCGTCTACAACGACAAGTACACCGTCATCCAAGAAGAGGACGGTAGTCTGCGGGCTCTTCGTTACGGTGAGGAGTGGCGCGATCTCTGTGGGGATGGACTCGTGCTAGCACTGGCGCAGGAGGTCGACTCCTTGCGCGAGGGGAAACGGAACGGTGAATGCCGTGTCTGTGGAGGCTTCGGCGCCATCGTCATCAACGAGAAATCAACTGAAGTCTGCTTTTCGTGCATGTGGAGAGTGGCTCAGGAGTTCGAAGTGAAGCGATTGGAAAAGCTGCGCGACGGGGACTGACGTGACCGTCAAGCGCACTGCCAAGACACCGGGCCTCGGCCTGCGTCTCAGGACTAGACGCCTCGAGTTGGGGTGGACGCACCGCGAGTTGTCTCGTGTCACCGGGATCAACGACTCGTACTTGGGCCAGCTCGAACGCGGGTACCGTGAACCGACAGCCCACATCGTTGGTCGTTTAGCTTGGGCGCTGGGGCGTTCGACTGACCACTTCATCCTGGGAACTGAATACTAAGTAGTAATTTCCTAGCAAATATACCTCACTGTCGTGGTACATCTTTATTGAGAGCGGCGTGCGCAACGGGTTGCGTTGAGGCGGTGGGCGTGCCCCGGCCGGGGACAATCGATCCGTCTGCCAGCATAGCTGGACCGTAGGAAAGGCGCCATCCTACCCGCTCTCTTCTGGAGGGAACAATGTACATGAGCGTCAGAGAGCTGCTGGCCGAATACGCACACGATGCTTGGTCAGGGTGGATGCGGTACGTCTTCAAGCAGTGCGGTCGCCACGCTGGCCCGTCTGTCAGTTCTGATACCGGCGAGGAGCACTACACACCGGGTGTGCCGGCTGTGATCCCGGCTTGGGCGAAGGACCGGTGGATGCGTCAGATGGAGACGCCGTATGTCGACCTATCAGAGGAAGAGAAGGAGAGCGACCGTGCCGAGGCCGACAAGATATTGGAGATCGTCGACTACCTGCAGCAGGCCATCACCGATATCCACTACATGGCCAAGTACTCCAATCGAACTGAACTGCAGGGAGCAGCGGAGTGTCTCAAGTCGATACAAGCCGGCGCTGAGAACGTGATCCCTGAACTGCGCGATAGGTGAGCCCGCGTAGCTCAGCAAGGTAGAGTGCCAAGCCTATGGACCTTGGAGGTCGCGGGTTCGAGTCCCGCCGCGGGCGCAACAGGAGAGAGTGTGGATGACGTCATCAGACAGCTCAACAATGGCTACGACCTGGACGGTGGTGGCTACACCTTCGAGAACCCACCCGAAGGCCTGCAAGGTCTAGGCTGCTTCATTTGGGATGACCCCGATCCCGACTGTGTTCCGTGGATCCGTGACGGTGTTGACTACTGGAAGTACGGTCTCCACGTGTACGCCTTCGCTCCCCAAGACGGTCACTTCAGGGAGACAGAGTGGCCTGCTAGCTACGTGGAAGACGAGTGGACGCGCAAGCTGATCGCACATGGCAGCTTGGCCACGACCGATCGTGAGTGCCACTGCCATGGCAAGTGGGTACAAGACGATGACCCACAGAAGCAGAAGTGGGAATTCACTGGGAACGTGAAAGATAGTCCATGGCCGAGCTGTGACCGATGCGACGGCGATGGATACGTTGTGTCACAGGGCGGTGAGTGGGCGCTCTACGCACTGTCCGATGACGATGCCTACACAACGGATGACCCATGAAGATGTGGATCCTCTACGATGGGCGTGCTTGTGGTAATGCGGGCACAGACGATGCCTCAGTTCTAGTCGCCTGCGATTCTGCGAAGGAAGCGGACGTGTACAAGGGAGACTACGGTTCGATGGCTTGCTACTCGTACGACATAGTCGACGGCAAGCTCGTCAATCGGCAGTGGGAGTGGGACTGGCATCCAGGTGAACCCGCGTAGCTCAGTTCGGTAGAGTGCCCAGCCTATGGACCTGGGAGGTCGTGGGTTCGAGTCCCACCGCGGGTGTCAACAAAGGGGAGTTCATGGGAGACGTTATCCTTCCGAAGCTGGAGCTGGCATCTTCTACGCTTGGAACAGCTGACGTGTACAGCTTCAGGTTCAAGCGTGGGTGGGCCATCTTCACAGTGAACGATGCCACCGGTGAATTCTTCATCACCAGTGACTGGGGTGACTGGACGCATCGCTGGAACATCGATGCCCTGGGGTGCCCCACACTGACAGAGTTCATCAGGCGTGGTGACTGTCACTACCTGGCCGGTAAGCTCGGGTACTGCAAGGGTGTAAACGGCACGAAAGAGCTGGACCTCGAGGCGACGAAGAAGGCCATCGCCGACGCGATCCATGAGGACGTTGGAGAACATGGAGAGAACGGCGACTACATGGCTCTGATGGAGGCGCTGGAGGAGTTCATCAAGGAGGCCGATGACAGGGGCATCGAGGTCGCATATGACAATGTCAGCGGCGACCTACACGATTTCTTCCAGGGTGAGATGTACGAATACATCACCTACAGACCGACTGCCCAGTTCATCATCCTGCAGGACTCGCTCCTGCCGTTCTTCGTGGAGCAACTGCGCCTGAGGGCTTGACACCACCTGTCAGGCGGTTACCATAGGGTCAGAGGTGCATCATGAAGCCATGACAGCCAGCCGCTCTATCACTACTGCGTAGTCCGTGACGATCTTCCACGAGGCGCGCAGGCCGCCCAACTCGTACATGCAGCAGAGCAGACCCCGGCTCCACCGGGGACGTACGCAGTCGTTCTTGGCGTCGGCCGAGAGGCCGATCTCCTCAAGCTCCACGACAAGCTGACCTTCCATCAGATTGATCACGTCCTGATCCGCGAGCCGGACATGGACGACGAAGCCACAGCCATCGGGATCCATCCCCGGCCACGAGAAGAAGTGCGGAGGCACTTCTCGCGGTACAACCTCCTCCGCTGAGGTATGCGATGCTCGAGGGAAGAATCGACATGGAGAAGTTGAAACAGGCGCTGAAGGGAGAGGTGCCGTACCTGCAGTCGAAGCAACTGGTGCTGGCTGCGGCTCCGAAGAGCGCCCAGAGCTACGACAACAGGGTGTATGGCTGCACTGTGCTGTACGCATTGCGCAGCCATTTGCGGGGTAAGTTGCACATGACGAAGAAGAGGATGATCGTGGGCCCCGTGACCGAAAGCGGGGTGGAGATCTACCCAGTTACCATGGAGGATCAGGAGAAGTTGATCTCGGATGCTTGGCAGCACTTCCTGCTCGAGGAAGCCGAGGCAGCCTGAGTTAGCTCTGGACAAAAATCTGTGTTGCCGCTGTATATGTGTGCAGGAGGTGACACATGAGCGGTGAAGGCGACAATAACGAGCCCACCTGGGTTGAGAAGACTGGCGCTGAGGCTCTCGGCGGCAAGCAGCTGAACTCTGGCATTGGCAGGATCGATGTGTTCGATGAGTGCTCGGTCTACACGCCGGCATTCCTCTTCAAGACGGAGGCCGAGGCCAAGGAGTTCGCCCACCACATGGCCGGTGCCGTTCTCGCCTTCGCGAACGAGCAGGGTAAGAGTAGGCTTGTGTAGTACACGGAGAAATCGGTTTCAGGCGGTGAAAGGGGAGACATGACCGCGCGTAAAGTACGGCGCACTCCAAAGCCGATCGTCAAGAAGTACTCAGCTGGTCAGCTGTACGATCTCATAGAAGCCACTCACGAGCCGCCTGAGTGGGCGTGCTTCCCAGAGGTAGGCCAGGGCACCGGCGGCGCTGCAGGGCGCCGTGCAGACGCTCTAGCAATGTCCCTGTGGCCGTCTCGAGGGCTCGTCCTGCGTGGCTTCGAGATCAAGGTCAGCAAGCACGACTACCGCCGTGAAGCCGCGGATCCCATGAAGGCCGAGGTCATTGCCAAGTTCTGCGACGAGTGGTGGATCGTGGCACCGGAAGGTCTCATCCAGGACGTGGACATCGAGCTACCGCCGGCCTGGGGCCTCATGGTCCCTGGGAAGAAGGGTGGACTCCGCACTGTCAAGAAGGCAGAGACTACGAAGGCCGAACCTCTCACGCGACCTTTCGTAGCTGCAGTGATGAGGGCGACGAACAACAAGCTCGTTGCCGGGAGAACTGGCTGGATACGCGTCGAGGACATCGAAGACAGGGTCAAGGCCGCAGAAGAGAGAGGGAAGGCAGAGGTACCTCGAGAGACGCAATTCCTGAAGCGCTCCAACGACGGCATGCGGAAGGTTCTCGAGGAGTGGAAGGAAAAGACCGGGATCGACTTGATGGGCCGCTCTTCGTGGCTCAGAGACATCGATGGCGTTGTGAAGGCGTACAAGCTCGGGAAGGCACTCCTCGGCCGCTACGATGACATTGGCATGCTCGTCAGCTCCTGGGAGCGGATGGAGAAGACGGCTCGCGAGATGAAGGGGCGTCTCGCTGATATCCTGCCAGAACTCGACTAAACGTACCTATTTTTGCATATAGGCACTTTTGTACCACCGTCGTGGTACACCCAGGGCTAGGCGATGTTGGAACGCTCCCGGGGTCTCGTAGGGATCGAGATCGGGTCGGCGCCTTGAGTTGACCGGCCCCGGTGTGACACTGGCAGCTTCCCTGAACAGCTCCTGCACTTCCTTCCTGGTCCGCTTCCGCATGTTGACCTCCTAGAGGTAATACGCAGAAGCGTGACACCCACTTTCTAGCCATTTCCTAGCAAGTCTTGTGCTGTGTCGGGGTACATTAGGTTGACTGGAGGTGAACCATGAGTCGACGCGAAGCTCAACTTGGTTTCGAGCTGTGGCTCAAATACTACGTCTGGACCGAAGAGCACGATCGCTCTGTCTGCAGAGAGGTTCACCCAAGGACTGGCAACGCGCATCCGCGTACCGACAAGGAACGCTCACTGTGCTCACAATTCGCACGTGAAATGATGAATGCTTTGGGCCTGGACAACGGCAAGTACCGGGAGGAAAAAGATGCTGTGCGGCAATTGACGTACAGAAAGCAGAAGGAATGCCTCAAGCGTCTCGAGAGACAGAACTGGCCTGACCAAAAGCTTGACCATGGATTCAAGCTTAATGACTTTGTCGTGGCGTGGCCATGGGAAAGCGTTACACGACATGGTGGGACTTCAATTTGGAGTCCGAATGACGCCATGCGCAAACACTTCCATGGCGGCGCTAGGATTGTTGCTTTCGATGGCGACGAAGCTGTCCTACTCAAGTTCGAAGATGGCTATGTTTCGCACTGGCCACACGAGTACATCAGCCCACTCACCAGGACTTTCAAGAGGCACGACGAAATACCAATTGGTGAGGCAGTGCCGTGCAATCTTTTCAAAGCAGCTGAGTCATGGGAGAACCAAACAAGCGATCCCATGCAAGACATCATCGACTTTACTGAGATGATGAAAGAGCATGCGAGACAACCAGCGACTCCGTCTTGTCGTAGGCTCGTAGGTCGTGACGCCAAGGTCATCGTCGAAGGAGTAGGGACCTTCGAGGTCGGCAAGATCTGGTTGACTGAGAAGGGCTTCGACTGCAAGGGCCTGAAGGAAGTTCCTTCCAACGGTGTCACGATCCCCAAAGAGCAGCAGCGAATTGTCAGCGGTACCTTCGAACCTCGGTACGACTATGAGCAGGAGCGTTGCGACTCCATCAAGCTCGATCCTGAAACACCAGTCGATGAGACGAAGTGCTGCGGGATGCTCTACCCAGAGGCAATCGCGCATGCGATCAACCGTGGTGAGATGCCGTGTCCTGAGAGTGCGTGCAAACCGCAGAAGTCACCACACCGGTGTCGGTGGAAGAACTGCAACGGCCTTGTCTACATGCGCTACCCTGGCATCCCCACCTGTCAGGACTGCAACAACTCACAGCTCGATGAGAAGCCGAAGCGCAAGATGAACTCTGACTTCCATGGACCAGACAGCCGATGAAACTCGTCTGGACAGATGAGCTTGACGCGAAACTGATCGCATTCGTTCGTGAACACGGCGACAGACCATGGACCTACTTGGACAGCCACCACGACAAGATCTGGAGCGATGCCGCAGTGCAGTTCTCCTGCAGTCCAAAAGAGACGTGGACGCGATACCTAGAACTGCGTCGCAAGGGTAGAGGACGCGGTATCGGTCACACACAGCCGTGGAGACGTGGACCGGTCGGGAGAAGGCGATGACTGAACCGTGCGGCGAGGACATCGAGAAGATCAAAAGTGAAAACGCAGAACTGAAGAACACCATCAAGCGTTTGCGCTCTTTGGTGAGGACAAATCCTGCGGCAGGTCTACGCTGTCTCGCTGAAGCCCTGCAGGAGCCGCTCCAGTGTGGTCACCCACTCGAGTGCTTGGACGAGGAGAAGGGTTGTCTGTGGTGCATCGACAAGGACCGCATCAAGCGAGCCATCCAAGCCAGCGACAACGGTGGTGGGTCAGCTTCTGATGCCATCCAAGACATGCTCATGATCCTGCACGATGAAGATGCAGATGAGAGTTGCTTGGGGAATTACGATGAAACAAATGGCACTTGCATTGATGGGTGCCTTCTTGTAGACGGCTGTAAGATCAAAACCAAGCAAAGGGGATAGGATGAACCCGTACGACGAAGAGACCATCATTGCCGCAGCAAAGGCTGCACACAACGTCAACTGGCAGTTCTGTGTCGCGCTCGGCGACAACACACAAGGACCCTGGGAGAAGGCAGACGACTGGCAGAAGGAGAGCGCCATCAACGGCGTTCGCAACGTCATCGACAACCCCCACACGACGCCGGAGGGCAGCCACCAGAACTGGCTCAAGGTGAAGGAAGAGGACGGCTGGGTCTACGGTCCCGACAAGGACGTCGAGAAGAAGATTCACCCGTGCATGTGCCCCTACAGCGACCTGCCGGCGCAGCAGAAGGCCAAGGATGTCCTGTACCTCGTGGTCGTCAAGTCGATGCTCGGGATGCCGGTCCCATTCCTGAGCTAGCCTATCTGTGCACAGTCTTGCCTATCTGAACCTTTCCTAGCCATTTCCTAGCAAAAAATTCTCTCCCTTGGTGTACAAGGGAATAGGAGGAAGCATGTTCCGTATTCATCAGCAGGTGTGGGTTCTTCGTCCCGGGCCGGTCAAGGGCAGGGTCGTGGACACGATGTGTGGTGGCTCGCGCGTCAAGGTCAAGGTCGAAGGCGCCGGTACAGACACCTATCGCAACGGCGACGTCTTCCGAACTCGAGAGATCGCGCGCACTGCGAAGCGCAACATGGACAGGGAAGCGACGTGGCGGTCGTGGTAGATGGCTGAGTACGGCAAGTCCAGATTTCATGCGGCCTACAAGTCATGGCACATGAATCAGGTCTTGGAATACATGAACCAGCTCGTCTTCAGCGCGCTGAGAGTCCCGGAGGAATACATGTCCAAGTATCCAATCGGATTGGGAGACAGAGTAATCCCTACCTGCGGCCCAGGCGCTGGCAAAATCGGCATCGTCCTTCGTAGGTACGATGACCACGCCGACGTGATCTTCGGTCACCCATCGGATGGGGAAATCCACGAGTACTTCTACGAAGACCTTGGTTTCGTTCCAGCGCAACCTGCGATTCCTGAGCTGCGCGACAGCGACGGCACGCCAATCGACACCACCGGGTGGCGCCTCCTGAACAGTTGCAATGACGATGAGGGTAAGTGGAACTGCCGCTTAGTCATGTGTGAAGAGTGCCCACTCAACAAGGAACGATGCCACCTCGAGGAAGAGTACCGTGGTTGGTTCCACTACTGGAGTGGAGAGCGCGGTGTCGGCAAGCCGACTTTTCAACGAGTCGAAATGTACGATTACCAGCGCAAGATGCTGGAGGACACACGCGATTACAAGACTGTCTACAAGGGACGTTCAGTCGGTTGCTCTTCCATGCTCGCAGAGGAAGCACTGCGTCTCAGTGGTGAAATGGTTGAGAAGTGCAAAGAACTGAGCGGGACCACAAAGAAGTTGCCAGTCAGTCCGCCAGAGGACTACGACGTCATCGCCAGGTACGATGAAGCTGTCGAAGGGCTCGTCGATTCGATACAGGAGGAAGTCGACCGCGAGGCTTTGGTCGATATCGCTGAGGCTCACGAGAAAGCGCGTCAGGTCGACAGAATCGTCGGCGTGAGGTTCAATGGCCTCCTGGGCCACTACAAACTCAATGAACATGAAGAACCACATCACAGACACTGTATCGCATGTCTTGGTGCTGTCCCTGGCAAGTTGGCAACGATGATCAGAGAGGGCGACGCTCCGTGTCCACTCTGCGGACACGATAAGAGCAAGTGTCCATGTGGCGGTACCATCTACAAGGGATGGGACTCCAGGGAAGGCAGGATGCGCGACCGCTGCATGAGGTGCGGGGACTGGAGGCAGTCATGAGTGAGGCACGTCGACTAATCGTTGCTCACCGCAAGCTGCGTGAGCTTCTCGAGAACAAGAACGATGACGACCTGATCAAGATCCTCGCAGAGGAATTGGGCCTCCAGCCCTTCGACGAGTACGCCGCAGAGGTCGTGACCGCGCAGTTCAAGAGTCGTGTGGCATGCGATGGGCTCGAGGGTGCCTTCATGGATGTCAGGAGAGGTACCGGCCGTACGACAAAGATCGTCGTGCGTGCTCTCGTGCACGTCATGATGGGCAGCTACGTCAAATTCCAGGCGCACAATGAGGACATGGTTGCGCACATGGAGCAGCTGGCACGGCAATACGCTTCGCAGCTTGACCTGGACATGACACTGCTGGACAAGCCTCCAGATGGTATCTCAGGCGCAAACTGCATGGTGTTCTGCGACCACCACCACGATACTCACTGGCGCTGACATGGTTGACGGACGCTGGCAGGTGATGTGCGAGAGCTGCGGCCACAAGAGTGAGCCGTGCAAAGCCATGCCGCCGGACACCAACTGCTGTGACAAGCCGAACTTCACACTCGTGGAATGCGACATTCCGCGTCCCGGTCCACGTAGAGTTCCAGTAGCCATCTGTCTGTACGCTGCGATGGCAGTCGGACCCATACCTGAGGACTTCGAATGATTGACATACTCATCAAGGCCGGCGACTTCGAGTTGAAGCTGGAAAGGACTGGGCACGAGTGCTTGCCCACCTTCAAAGGCGAAGAAGTAAACGGCATCACGAATGTCGAAGTACTGGCCTCTGCTGCCAAGGGCACTGAAGCTACGATCCGCCTCGAAGTCATCAATGACGAACCTCGACCGGAAGATTTCATCCGTGCAGTGCGCGACGCCGGTTTCTTCGTGATCGTCGAGAGGCTTGGGCCGGTGACCTACACAGAAATACTGCCACCGAAAGACATCATCAAGAAGCACGGCACCACTGTCACAACGGACGTCTGATGCTGAAGCACATCCTCACCTATCGTTGTCCCAGGGCTTGCGACTACTGCATCGCCAGGAATGTGATCCTCAGCCAAGTAGTCCACATGAAGAAGCTGAAAGAGCTGTACGTCAGCATGTACAGAGAGGGTCACAAGGCCATCATGCTGACAGGCGGTGAGCCGACGATAGCTGAAGGTTTCACGTCCATCCTGGCCATGGCCTATGCCATCTTCGACGAGGTCTACCTCACAACAGCCGACATCACATGGATCGACCGCCAACACGCTCGTCAGCGCATGATCAAGGCCATCACCTTCAGCGCACACGACCTGAGGTCATTCAAGCATCATCGAGTTTGGGTGGAGGCTGGCACTGTGGTCTATGCCTCCATCATGGATCACCAGTACAAGGATGGCCTCGCACAGCACTTGTTCCAGTTAGGCTTCGCTGGCCTCACTATCAATGAGAACCACTGGGGCGGTCACAGCTTCGATGCCAATGTTCTGGCAGGGTGTGCTACAGAGCGCTTTTCAATTCGTCTGAACCGTCGCGGCTCTTGCATCAACGACGGCACGAAGATGATCATGCCAGACTTGACACTTTCCAATTCCTTCGAGCAGTACATGGGTGAGCCAGGAGCCGTTCACGAGTACGATCCCAAGTACCAGAGGTAGCCATGGGTATCAGCATATTCAAGACCTCGGATAGCTGCTACGACACACCCAGGAAGCCACCGCCGAAGAAGCGACGCAGACTCCCGAATCCTGAGCCCGACAAGTTCAGGATCCTCAGGCACGAACAGATCGGCGACAACTTCGTGGTAGTGGAGGTCGAGTACTTCGGCTGCACCAACTACGAAGGCCGCAAGATCCTCGTGTTCAACGGCCGGTGGGGGCACGTCCGCAAGTGGAAGCTGATGGACCCGCACTTCTCTCACAAGGCACCGGAGAAGTCGCCCATCGCCCGCTTCGTGCCTACGGACATGGGGTGGCAGATGGCCATCCTGTTCTGCAAGTCTCTGGCAGTTGCCGATGAGTGGCACTTGTCCTCACCGAAGGCGGTGATTACCGTGACCAACGAGAGGTAGCGATGAAGACCATCAAACGTTGGTACACGTACGACTCAGAAGGTAGATTGTGCCACCCCTACATCAAAAATGATGGCGAGTTCTTCAAGGTCGAAGACGTGCTGCCACTCTTGCAGGAACTCGAGCGACGCAGACATCCGTTGATGAAGCTACCGTCTGCATCTGAAATCGACCACATCATGCACACCCGTTGTTGTAGTCATGAAGAGGCACTCGAAATATACAGGAAGAATGCTATTTCAGATGCTTACCAGAAAAGTGCCCTCATGAGGATGCAGGAACTGGACGGAGAGAAGCCATGAGATCCGGTTGGAAGAAGGCGCCACAGCCCGGGTACTACAACTGGCGCGGCTGGACCGTGCTTCGGGTCCGTCAGGGTATGGTCTTTGCCTACAGAGTAAGTGGTAGTGTGGAGGCGTGTTACGGCCCGTTCAATACCTTGAACGCAGCCATGGACTACGTTATGGCAGCCGGGAAGACCCCAGTCTTGCAGCTGAGACCACGATGACCATCCCCATCACCAGACCTGAGGTCCCGGCCTACTACACGGGGGTCGGCGGCAGACGCGTCCCTGAAGACATCTACGGCGTGATGAAGCTGGTGGCCGAGGTTCTGGCCGGTCTGGGCTACATCCTGCGCTCAGGAGGCGCTGACGGCTCTGACAAGGCATTCGAGGAGGGGGCCGATGCCGGCGGCGGTGAGAAGCGCATCTGGCGCCCCAGGGACGCCACTCCAGAGGCCATCAAGATCGCCGGTCGCTACCACGGCGCCTGGCACCTCTGCAACGAGCACGCCCGCAAGCTGCATGGCCGGAACGTGTTCCAGGTGCTCGGCCGAAACCTGCGGACTCCTAGCCTTTTCGTCCTCTGCTGGACCTGGGACGGCTGCATCTATCACGGCGACCGCAAGAAAGAGACCGGGGGCACAGGGACAGCGATCAGTGTTGCTTCAGAGAACGGGATCCCGGTCTACAACTTGGCTCGAGAGGCCCACTACGACATGGTCTTGGACTGGCTTGACAATTTTGTGCATGAATAGGCACAAATTGGCGAACGCTTTCTAGCAATTTCCTAGCGTTCTAGCGGTACTTTCCATTGTAAGATCCGGCATCTACCACAACAGAGGAGGCCATAAAATGAGCGACATATTGGAACGCCTGAAGCAGGAGACCACCCTGCCGGTTGTCCTCGACTTCCCAGATGACTTCGACCCCGTGCGCCAGGGCTCCCTGCAGGTCATGGACGCCGCAGCCGGGGACTACAAGGTCATCTGGGACCGAGACGACCGCGACCTGGTCGACGAGGCTCGTGCGACCTTCGAGCGCCTGAAGAAGAAGGGCTACATCGCCTACAAGGTCGAGGGCGATGGCTCCAAGGGCGAGATCATCCACGAGTTCGATCCCGATGCGGAGAAGCTGATCATGTCGCCTCCGCTCATGGGCGGCTGATGGTCGGCTACACCAGCACCTCCACCAACTACTACGACTCGGGCACTACCGGCGCATGGACGGTTTGGTGTACTTCGAGTTGTACCAACAGCACGACTACTACGTCGAGCAACAACGCGTGGGTCAGTTGGGTCACCGACGACTCCACAACAAGTACCAGCACAACCACCGGAACTACTTGGTCGACGTGGAACAGCGTCAGCACCAATAATGCGCCACCGGCTACCAACAGCTGGCGCGCTGTACGGCGCGAAGAGACCGAGGAGGAACGGGCTGAACGGGAGCGCAGAACCGAGGAACGTCGGCTGAGGCTCGAGGAAGAGAGGAAGATCCGCGAAGAAGCCCACGAGCGCGCTGAGAAGCTGCTACTCGGCTTCCTGGACCGCAAACAGCGCAAGGACTGGGTCAAGGGCGGGAGGTTCTATCTCTACTCGGGCAAGAAGCGCTACAGGATCAAGCGAGGGCGCGCCGGGAACGTAGAGCTGGTTGACCGGAAGGGTGAAGTCCTCGAGCGCTACTGCTGCCACCCAGTGCAGCATGTGCCCGAGGCGGACTGTGCTCTTTCGCAGATGTTGGCTCTCCAGTACAACGAGGAGCACTTCCTCAAGCTGGCCAACGTTCACCATCGTGCCCCTGGCTTCAACCGTGCTGAGTACGAGCGTCGCTTAGCCGCGTAGTAATTTTCTAGCCACCCAGAATCAAGGTTGTGTTATAACCAGGGTTCATGCTGCTGGCCCCTCGAGATCCGACCAGGGCGTAGGAAAGGTCTCGGGGGGTGCAGCAGCACTTCGAGGTCACAGTGAGCGACGATGCATCTGTTGGTAGTGGGTTCTGCAGTCCTGTGCCACGCTACTCAATGCGATCTGAAATGGAACCAACGGACAGCGGAAACTTTGTTCCGCACAGCAACTGGGAAGCAGAGCGCGATGCGAGAATCAAAGCAGAAGGTCGTGAAGCTCGTTGTCTCGGTTTGCTTCGTGGGTGGCTCAATCTGTCAGTTGCTCAGGGTTTTGGTCAGAGTCGCCCTCGGCTCCTCGAGCAGACGCGTCTCTTGCTGAAGGAACACCCTTTGGAGACCTCCGAGGACGGAAACAGCTGAAGTCGCATTCCATCTCGTCAGCTCTGCAGAACGCAACGCCAGTCCGACCATCCGCCCCATACTCGAATGCAGGATCCCACCAGTAGCACTTGCCGCACGGTGGTTCCTTCACGTCATCCAAGTTGAGTTGCTCAAGATTTTGAAGCACGTACCAGGTGTCTGACATGATTACTCCGACAAAGTGACTGTGGTACTGTCTATCACCGAAGCCACTTGGAAGAGACCACGATACTTGCTGATACGTCTGATTAGCAAGTACGGAGCGAACCTGAATGGCTTAAACTGTACTGGCCATTGGAACTTGAATTCGTGACCGAGGAACTTGAAGGTCGGTGACCAGTCATAATCGATCTTGACCCACATTCCTCGTTTGATACCGAATTCGCTCGAGACACATATAGTTGTCTCATGACGCGGTGCTGTGGAAGGGGCAGAGGGACTCGAACCCTCATCGCCGGCTCCAAAGGCCGATGTCCTAGCCATTGGACGATGCCCCCAAAAGCCGCCCGAAGGCGGCAAGGTTGGTGCTCCTGCGGGGTATTGATCCCCGGTTACCGGGTTGAAAACCCGGCGTCCTACCATTGAACGACAGGAGCTGTATTGCTACAGAATCGCGTCCTTCGCGACCTTCGAGACCCTGAACTTCAGGACGGTCTTGGCCTTGATGCGGATCTTCTCACCGGTGGCCGGGTTGCGACCGTCACGCGCCTTACGGCGCTGCTTGACGAGCTTGCCGATGCCAGGGATGGTGAAGCCGTTCTTCGCCTCCTTGTAGGCCAGCTGTGCCAGCGATTCGAGGAAGAGCTTTGCCTCCTTCGGTTTCATGTCGTTGGCTTCTGCCAGCTTCTTGCAGATCTCTGTCTTCGTCATTGCCTTCGCAGCCATCTTATCTCCTCTTCTGTTCTAGGCCATACCGGCCTTGTTGAGCGCCGGCCACTTCTTCGCATAGTCTGCTAGAGCAGCCAGTGCGGCGTCCAGATTCTTCATGGTGAACGAAAGTGTGTCACCATTGCCGATGTTGACCGGCGTCGGAATCGTCAGGGTGTAGGTCGGTCGTCCCCTACGGATTGGGACAGTGACGTCAGCCGGCACGACTCTGTTGCGGTATGCCGCAGTGAAGGTGGCGGCCTTGTTGCGGCCTCTGGTCTTGTAGTTGACGTCGATCTGGATGCCAGTCATCTGTTTCCTCGTTTGTTTGGTGTTGGCGTACAGATCTTTTTTGATATCATAAATAGCTACGTTGTACAGCGACTATTTTTGCATTAAAAATTGGCGGAAGGCGCAGGACTCGAACCCGCACGACCCTCTCAGGCCGACCTCTGATTTCAAATCAGGTGCAATAGCCATTCTGCCAGCCTTCCGTGGGGACGCGCCGGACTCGAACCGGGAGAGCACGACTTCTCTACCCCTCTGCCTGCGTGTCTGACAGAGTCACGTCCCAAATGGCGGATGGAGAGGGGATCGAACCCCCAAGGCCCTTTCGGGTTCGCCTGCTTTCGAGGCAGGTGCCGTCGCCAACCATCGGCTTGTCCATCCATGGTCGGGGTAGAGGGATTCGAACCCCCGGCTTTTTGGTCCCAAACCAAACGCTCTACGCAAACTGAGCTATACCCCGTGGTCGGAGAGGCCGGACTCGAACCGACATCATCCTGTCCCCGAAACAGGTGGGCTACCGTATACCCCACTCTCCGATATGGCGGTGCGAGAAGGACTCGAACCTTCAGAACGCGTGAACGCCCGGACGGTTTAGCAAACCGCTTCCCTACCAGTTAGGCCATCGCACCAAAGCGTGTTAGCGTTGCGGCGGACTCGAGGGTCGTTCTGATGGCGAGGGTGAGGATGGCGACGGCAGATGACCGGCGTTGAAATGGTCGATGAAGAAAATGGCTGCCATCGTGTAGCGGAACATAACTTCCTCCTGCATGATCTATTATCGAGATCTTTTGCAGGTCGTCAACAAAAAAGGTGGGCGTATGACGGGAATCGAACCCGCGACAGTACGGGCCACAGCCGTACGCTCTACCACTGAGCTACACACGCCACAGCACACGCCCACAGTGCCCGTCTCTCCGGGCTGTCACCACATCAAACGATTGCCTCGGCCCTGTGGTTCGGCCTGGTGTTCCCGGCGGGACTCGAACCCGCGTCCTCGGCGTGAGAGGCCGAGATCCTAGACCGCTAGACGACGGGAACAGAACCTCCTACAAATGCCCCGTAGGCTGCCTTCTGTCATTGACACGGGGCCACACCAATGACATTTCACCGCGGGTCGGCTGGTGGAGTCAGACGGGATCGAACCGACGACCTCCTGCTTGCAAGGCAGGCGCTACTCCCAACTGAGCTATGACCCCACAATAAACAGCCTCCAAATCTGCAGTGCCGCGTACACGAATGTCGCCGGCAATAGCAGGTAGTCACGAACGAACTTGTCTATTTTGTCCAACATCATTCTTCCTGGAGCTGGGGACAGGGCTCGAACCTGCGACCTGCTGATTACAAATCAGCTGCTCTACCAACTGAGCTAACCCAGCATGGAGCTGACGGCTGGAATTGAACCAGCGACCTGATCATTACGAGTGACCTGTTCTACCTCCTGAACTACGCCAGCGTTGGAGCTAGGGGCGGGGCTCGAACCCGCGACCTCGTCCTTACCAAGGACGCGTTCCACCATCTGAACTACCCCAGCATGGGGGCCGGCTGCCCGGGTGCTCCCGGAACCACCGTAATGGTTTGGCCACAGCCGGCCTGGTGCCCGAAGTTGGTATCGAACCAACGACCTCTTGCGTGTCGAGCAAGCGTTCTACCACTGAACTATTCGGGCACGAAATTGGACCGCGTAGTGGGGTTCGAACCCACGACATCAACCTTGGCAAGGTTGCATTCTACCAACTGAACTATACGCGGTCGTGCTCACTCCTACGCAGCCTCTGCCGTCTGAGGCTTCCGGTTGTGGTACTCGTCCCAGAAGAGCGTTCTCTCCTGCTTCATGAAGCCACGCAACGCGAGTGCCCTCTTGAGGGATCTCTTCCGACCCTCGTCCTTCTCGAAGATGTCCTTCTTCGAGCAGTACACCGTTGCTTCGACCTCTGACGTACCACCAAGCTTCTCGATGCGACAGATGGTACGCCCTGTGGACAGCTCCAGCGCTCGTAGCAACTTTGCATCGCCGGACACTTGTGCGTCCTGGACGAGCGCGTACCTGTCGAACTCACGCTCGTGCTTCCAGTTCACGACGTACTTCACTGTGCCTACCTCGACCAACATCACTTTCTCCTTTGTGGTGGATCGTATTCGATCCTGTCCTCTTCCTCGTAGCCGTAGGCCGGTTGGTCATCCGGATCCTTCGGCCAGAAAAATGGTTCGCACGGGCGCTCGAGTGAACGCCTCATGAATTCCATGTCTTCGTCTCGCTTCGGGCACATCGTCTTTCCTTTGGTGGGCTCGGAGGGCCACGATCCCCCAACCTTCCGGGTAAGAACCGGATGCTCTGCCTACTTGAGCTACGAACCCATGGTGGGAGCAGTGGGGTTCCAACCCACGACCTTTCGGTTAAAAGCCGAATGCTGCTAACAGCTGAGCTATACTCCCTTTTGTTTCTTGGCCGCACACCTTTTGCTACAATAAAAACCTTTGTATCCTTGTTTTATGTGACTTTTCACATAACTGTTTTTGCGTTCAAATTCTACATCACATATTGGACATTTGAGTTTAGTCCTTTTTCTAATTGCATGTATCTCTCCATGTAATTTCCTAGTATGTAATTCCAAATTCTCAATTCTATCGTCCAGTTTATCCCCGTTTTTATGGTGAACACACTCGTTATATTTTAGGTATCTTCCAAGTTTTTGTTCCATCAAATATCTACTTTGAAGAACGTATCTTCCTCCGATATATGTTTTGCCTTTGTACCCAGGTGGCACTCGTATGATCCATCTATCTCCGCAACTCAATAGTTTGCGATTCGCTTTTTCTTTCTCTCGTTTCTCTCTTTCTTTCTTCAAACGTGCTAGAGCTTTTTCTTTTCGTTTACGTCGATATTCTTTCGTGAATTTTCTTGGTTGAGGTAAATCCTTTGTCCATAAATATACACTTGATTTTGATACACCAAGTAATTTCGCAATTTGTACTATCGACTTTCCACCCCTGCGCATAGTTCTAGCTTGTTTGCGTTCTTCTTTCTTGGCCATTTGCGGACCTCCTCATTTGAAATTAAACGAGATGGTTCGCGATGTCAACCTCCTTTGCGCGCTCGGCAGGATTCGAACCTACGTGGTCTGGCTTCGGAGGCCAGTGCCTCTCCGCTAGGCTACGAGCGCACATGGCGCCCACGGCAGGACTCGAACCCGCATATTAACTGAGTAGAAATCAGTTGCCTCTCCAATTAGGCTACGTGGGCACATATTGCTACCGCCGCCGCCTTCGTCTGATGGACCCGGTTGGATTTGAACCAACGCCCTTCTCCTTATGAGGGAGCTGCTCAACCGCTGAGCTACGGATCCAGTTGTTCATCTCTACTTACCCTTTCAACCCCAAGAATTGGACCCCGTACTCGGAACCGAACCGAGACCTCCAGGTTGGAAACCTGGCGTCCTTCCAGTTAGACGACACGGGGTCAACCACCTATCTGGTACCGGGAGCTGGGTTCGAACCAGCGACCTCCGGTATGTGACACCGGCGTTCTACCAACTGAACTACCCCGGCAAAATGGTACTCCCGGTTGGACTTGAACCAACGATCTCTGGTTTATCAGACCAGCGCTCTGACCAACTGAGCTACGGGAGCGAATGTCTCCTGGGCGGAATGCCCAGGACACACCGCCCTCAAAAGTGGTAGCGACGGTGGGATTTGAACCCACGACCTGGTGGTTATGAGCCACCTGAGCTAACCAGACTGCTCTACGTCGCATCAAAACATGGCAGCGGCGGCCGGTCTCGAACCGACGACCTTCTGATCCAGAGTCAGACGCTCTACCAGCTGAGCTACACCGCAACACTTCGTCTCCTGGCGCGCCCGGAGAGACTCGAACTCTCATACGACCAGGCTTCGTAGACCTGCGCTGATCCAATTCAGCTACGGACGCACAAAAAAGAGCGGGGGCGACCGGATTCGAACCGGCGAAGTCTCCTGATCGACAGTCAGGCGCCCTAGACCAGACTAGGCCACACCCCCACAGGCGTGCATCAGCAGATGCGACGCAGCTGTCGTCCAGCCTGGTTACTTTCGAGTCTGTCCGATTTCGGGTTCCCAGTGCTGAAGGACAGTTTACGCCGCGCTGGGATCTCGAAAATGGCGGGTCTGTCCCTCGATAACCAGGCACATGCCCGTCCGCTTCGCCACTGCTGTGGCGACGGATGGTCTGGCTTTCCTGGTCAACGAGTACAACATGAGATCTTCACCGTAAGAGATCGCTATTCGATCAGTCAAGATAATTCTCGGTTGATCTCCCAGAAAGTTGTGTTGCACATAAATGCCAATGTGTAGCAGTATATGCACAGCCAATCCCCAACGAGGGTGTAACCCCATTGAATGGTTCAGTGGGAGACCGTGCCCTGGCTAGGTACGAGGAGGCTGAATATGTGGTTTATCGTTCGTCCTATCAAGAGGTGGATGGAGTCGATCACTGCCACCGCCACAGAGATCAACGAACAATGTGATCTCAGTGCGAGCGGTGCAGTCACGAAGACCCTCCGGGTTCCGATCACTGCGGCTCCCGATGGAACCGAGCAGGACAGCGGCGTCGACCTTCCGCTGAAGAGTGTCGTCCTTGGATACTACGTGGACGTGACGGCCGCCGAGGTCACCGGTGCCACCAAGACCATGGACATTGGTCTGCTCTCCACCGAGGTTGGTGGTGACGCTGATGGCTTCGGTGTCGGCATCGACTGCAGCGCCGTCGGCATCCAGAAGCCGACTCTCCTGAACACTGGTCAGACCCTCGGCGCACTCCTGGCAGTCGACGAGAGCGGTGGTGGCGTGCTGGTTCCTGAGGGACACGTGTGCAACGGAACCGCCGTCAGCGTCTCGTACACGGCCGGTTCCGTCGGCGACTGGGTCGAGTTCCGCGGCGACATCTACTTCGTGCTGCTCGAAGCCGCCTAGTCAACTGAGGTGACTGCTAAAGAGGGGCCCTCGAGGGCCCCTCTTTTTTTGGAGGGCAGTACTGGAGTCGAACCAGTTTCTCTGGGGTTGCAATCCAGCATCCATCCCGACAGACCCACTGCCCATGGCGGAAGGTAGAGGAATCGAACCTCTGCGACCCTCTCGGGCCGGTCTCTGCTTTCCAAGCAGGCGCCATCCCAACATCGGCCAACCTTCCATGGTGCCGGGAGAGGGAGTCGAACCCTCATGCCGAAGCACTGGTGCTTGAGGCCAGCGCGTATTCCAATTCCGCCACCCCGGCACACTTGAACTATGTTCGCCTCCTGCTACGATCAGCTCACCTTCGTTGTCCTTCCCCCGAGGAGCGAGGGTGCCCCTGGTCACTGTGGCCAGGGGCTTTTCATTTTGCCCGCCCCCGGATTCGAACCGGGAACATCTCGGGTCTGAGCCGAGCCCCTCGTACCAGATTGGGGTAGACGGGCATATGGTGTAGCGGGATGGATTCGAACCACCGTTGGACCCTTTCGGATCTCCAGATCTACAGTCTGGTGCTTTCAACCGCTCAGCCACCGCTACACATGGTGTCAGAGGAGGGAGTCGAACCCTCACACCGAAGTACAGGCTCCTCGGGCCTGCGCGTCTACCAATTCCGCCACTCTGACATGTGCTGATCTTTTGAAACATGGGCTCGAGGCGACCTCCTTATTTCAGTTTTCGTTCGTTTCCTTGAATACGGGCAGGGGGATTCGAACCCACCACTGAACGGACCTTAAAACCGTCGCCTCCTACCAGTTGGGCTATGCCCGCGTTTGGTGGACTCGGTTGGAATCGAACCAACGTCTCCTGGGCTTCAACCAGGCGCCTGAACCAACTCAGCGACGAGTCCACATTTTTCTTTCTACGAGCGCCCAAGGAATCGAACCCTGTCCTGCGGGGTTGGAGCCCGCTTGGCTGCCATAGCCTGGCGCCCACATGGCGGATCGGGTGGGACTCGAACCCACGTAGCCCGAGGGCACGGGTTAACAGCCCGCTGCTAAACCAGCTCAGCTACCGATCCGCAAAGATGCGTCTACAGTCGCCAGCCGGAATTGGAATAGAGAAATAGGGACGAAAGGGAACAGAGGAAGGACAATCGTCCGTCGCGCTTGATGGGAATGGTGGTGATCTGAATTGCGCGGTGCATAGCATCCTCCGACGAAGTTTTCATCGTGATGCATCGGTTATCGATCTGTCAAGCTATTTTTTCGTCTTCTCTTCCAAGATGACGACGCGGCCCTTGAACAACTCCATGTCGGTAGCGTGGTGAGTCAAGTCGTGCGTCTTCACCAGGTGTTCTTGACCGCCGTCCCATGCTGCCTTCTTGCTCGTTGCCAGACAACACGTCGCTGGTACGAACGAGTTGCACTTGTCGCAGAACCAGATGTACAGCTTCTTCACGCTCGCTTCTGTTCTCTGAAGATCACTTCCACGAGGCGTGTGTTCGGTACTGATGTGTTCCTGACCCCCAGGGCTGCAGCGAGCATCACCAGCTCCTGACGCCGGAACTGCTTCAGCTCTGACTTCAGGTACGGGATGTTCGCCAGTAGTCGGTTGCGTCTCTCATCGAGATCGCTCTTGCGGTCCTGCTTCGACGTGAAGCGTTTCAAGAGCTTCGTGTTCTCGAGGAGGGCGCGCGTGTTTGCTCTGATTGCTTCTGTCAACATGCGTGTCTCTCTCGTGTTCATCTCTTCTACTTCAAAACGAGGGCAAATAGTTGACATTGGGGGTTTAGCGCTCTGACCAACTGAGCTACGTGACTCGCTAAAGCCACGACAGGATTCGAACCTGCGACCTCTCCATTATGAGTGGATAACCCAACGTGCGTCCGGCCCTCAAACCATAGTGTCCTTTGAAACGCGGGCAAAAAGTGAAGTAGGCGTGTAACCACTGTTGATCTACCAGCTGATCTACATCGGCATGGTGCCGATGACGGGACTCGAACCCGCGACCTACAGTTTGCATTGGTAACCTATTTCGTACGGCCCGCAAACTCCTCTCAAAACGAAGTGGGCAAGTTGTTGGCGATGGGTGTGTTTTCTCCAAATGAAAGGTAACCCGTTGCCTCCGGCCCACAAACTCAGTGTATAGAAACGAGGGCAAAGTTAGTGTCCTGGGAAGCATCATCCGAAGTGATAACCCAAGACTTCCGGCCCTCAAACTCCTCTAATAGGTAGGGCGCGGACAAAGCTGAAAGAACGTCGTTAGGGATTCGAACCCTCGACCTCCGAGGCTACCCCCGGCGCTCTACCAACTGAGCTATAAGCGCAAAATTGCGCGCTTAGATAACGTTCAGTCTACGGCCCGCAACTCCCATAATTCAAAGTGGGCAAGTTGTTGGTACAGGGGTGCCTTAACCAGCTAGGCGATAGCGGGTGGTTTAGACCCGCCAGGTGGATTCGAACCATCGATAACCCTGCAATCCATTCGGCCCACAAATCCTTCCATAGAACGACTGACGCAGACTGGCCTTGATACCAGCTCCCCAAGGATTCCTCTAAACGGGGCGGCACACACCTAGCCTTGGGCTACTGCCGTCTCTCATGTGTCCTTCCACATCGCTACGTCAGCCAAACTTGAAGAGGGCAAAGTGTTTGGCCTGGGGGGTATCGTTGCAAGATAACCCAAGCCGTCCGGCCCTCAAACTCGTGTCAGCCCTGCTCGACGTCGATCTCGTAGGCGCCCTTCGCGAAGTCCGCCATCACTGACGGAGCGTTCGTGTCGAACCCAACTACATCCAACATGCCGTGATCGGTCGGGTCAGCGATCGAGATGTCGTTCGCCACCATGCCGACCACGATCAGCTTCGCGTCGATGCCGGTCTCTTTCCGGTACCTGCGCAGTGCCTCCGACGGATGCAGCGAGCCGAAGTGATTCGTCTCGTTGTCTGTGTAGACGATAAACGTCTCGATCGGGACACCGCGTCCACGTGCGTACTCGAACGGTAGCGACAGGTTCGTGCTGCCGGCTCGCATACGCTCCATCCTGTTCACGACCGTGTCCAGCTTCATGCCGGGCTCGATCGGGATCTCCTCGAGCGAGTCGTAGCCGCCGGAGAAGGCGATGATCTCCCAGTACGGCTCCACGTTCGCCGTCACCAGGGCCATGGCACCTGACAGCTCACGTGCGGTCATGTTCGCCATCGACTTCACGCGTGAGGTGTCCCATGCCATCGAACCAGAGACGTCGATGAACAGACCAGTGTTCACGCCGCTCGGCTCGATCGCGCCGAAGGCCAGGTAGAACCCGTCGTCCAGTGCTCGGACGATCCCGCGCACCGGATCCCAGCACAGCGATCCCTTGTCCCCGCGGCCGGCACCGTAGACACGGTTGGCCTTGAGGAACTCGATCGGGTGCAGACGCGCCCGACGGATCCGCTCCATGTCGCCCAGCCGGTCGATCACCAGCTTCGAGGCCCTGGACATCCGGTCCAGGAGGCCGATGCTGGTCATCTTGCCGAGGTTCCGCACCATCGCTCCGATGGGCATCGTCTCGAGCATGATCTCCCAGACCTCTGGGTCGTTCTTCAGCTCGTTCGGCACCATCTCATGGGTCATGCGGTGCTCTTCGATGAGCTGCTTGGCCTTCCGCTTGCTGACCTTGTGCACGTCGTGCGCGGCGAAGATCTGCGCCGGCAGGTGACGTGACACGTCCGGGTAGGTCTTGCGGACCTTCCGGCGGCCGTTGTGCTTCAGGACAGTACGCTTGCCCAGACCATCGATGCCGGCCACGATGTACCGGTAGATGGCATCACGTTCCTTGTTCGAAGTGCGCGGGTGAGCCAGAGCGAGCAGATCCTTGTGCGACCAGCCGTCACGCTGCTTGTACTTCAGGATCTGATACGCCAGCTTGTCCGGCGCCTTCTCGTTGTACCACCCACGGATCGCACGTCGCATGTTCCGGCCCCAGCCGTGACCGAGACCCTCGCAGTAGGCCACGAAGTGGAACAGGTGCGTTCCGATCCGCGCCACGTCCGACAGGCGCCCGAGGGCGTACTGGCGGGTGTGGAGGCCACCCAGGGTCGCGCACATTGCCAGCGCAAACAGGGCCGGGTCGTTGTTCGGCGCCGAGCCCTGAATCGACACTTCCGCGATCAGGTCCACGGTACGGATACCGTCTTCCTTGATGCAGCGCTCGACCACCCTCGCGTTGTCCCGCACCAGCTGGCGCTTCGTCGCGTAGAAGGTCGGCTTGTCTGCTCCCAGGATCAGGAAGCGGGCGAGGCGACCCCAGTCGTCCACCTTGAAGGCCTTGGTGCCGCTCGAGGTCGAAGTCATGAGCCGGCTCTTGCCTGGGATGACCTGGCGCTGCTGGGCGTAGTTGCGGCCGTTGCCCTTGCGCTTGGTCGGCTTCCGCCAGCGCGTTGCCTCGGTGAAGGTCTGCATGATCCTGCTCCGTACCTGAATGTTTTATAACGTACTTGTAGGGTACAGAAGTAGGGTACTTGTGGGGTACTTGTCAATCAGAAAAATCAGGGGCGGATCACTTTTTTTCGGTGAGGTCCGCCAGACGGCGTGAGATAGCACCCTTGAGCTGATCCGGGTTCCCGAAGTCGCCGGCCCATCCAGGGCAGACCAGGCTGTAGATCTCCTGGATCAGCTTCTTCAACTGGGTGATCTCTGCGTCCCTGTGCATCACCTTCACTTTTTCTTCGGTGATCAGGTCGACCATGGCCTCGAACCCTTCCCTGGTGAGGGCTCCTCTGGGCCCTCGGAACTCAAGACCCTCTGGGATGGGGAAATCGGTGTTCGGGGGTGTCGTCCTATAAGGTAGAGACGGCGCCATGTAGACGGGGGTGGAGAGATTCTCGTCCCCGATCGCATAGGCTGAGACGCTCACTTCACCGAAGTTCGGTGGATTTCCAAGGACATGCGTGCTGGTCTTCGATGGTTTGCTGTCGCTCATGGAACACCTCCTGATCGTGTCTACCACATTCTAGCCATTTTCTAGTCTGATTTGGGCGCACATGCTGTATCAAATAGTAAGGAGGCATCCATGGGCGACCGCATCGCGTTGAAGACACGGATCAACCATCGGTTCAAAGACAGCATGATCTTCATCATCGAGCTGAAACCGCGTCCAGACTTTTGGTGGGACGTCCACATGAATCTCGACGGTGAGACCCAGTGCATCGAAAAAGCCTTCACCGACTTCCTGTTCAAGTGTGTCGACTACAGTGCTGAGACGTTGATGCGCCGTCTATCTGATACTTGTGGTCGTGGAATTCACCCACTTCTCGAAGAGACCAATGGCAGCATCAGCACAGCTGATCTTGCGTACCAGACATTTCTCGCTGCGGGCAACTTCATTGACGAAGTGAAGAGGAAGGCTGATGCCAGCTTGCTGACGGAAGTAGAGCACAAGCTTGATGGATTGACGATGACACCGCTTCTGACGCCGGCCAACATCGCTGTCACGTTGGAGTCCATCTGGGCAGAGGATCACGGGTTCATTCCCGTGACGTATGAGAGCACATCAAATAATGGCCCCAATTCCTTCACCGTCGAGTGCACTGGTGACGATGATTGCCCAGCCTGCAGGGTACACAAAACAATGGTACCCACAGCGGAGGACGCCAAGAAGGTCAGGATCGAACTCTACAAAAAGAACAAAGAGCCGTTGGAGGTCGTCATCGCGGCCGACAGTGAAAAGTTCTCCAAGGGCGTCCAGGAAGCGCAGAGTGCACTCAATGCTTTGGCAAAGTCTCTGAACAACTTGGCCGATCAGATGAACAAGACTCTGCAACCGATCTTCACGGCTCTTGTCAAGGCATTCAACGTATTTGCTGACAAAGCATCCAAGGAATTTGCACTATCTTACGGTGCAGAGCAGAATGCCTACGAAGAAATGTGGAAGCCAGCACGAGAATGCCCTCAATGCAAGGCAAGACTACCGAAGAAACTGGTAGAGAGGATCGAAGCCGGCACGCATGACTGTCCTCAGTGCCACTGGAGCAAGTCGCGTTGTGTCTACTGCATCGAGCTGCTGGTCCGAGACCATTGGGGCGGTGGCCATAAATGTCCAAGGTGTTCGACCCGTTATGACCTCGAGAAAAATGAGATTAAGTCTCGCTAGTGTGCTGTTGTTCATCGGTTGCGCAACAGTACCAGTGCATCAACAAACCGATTATTGCGAGAGGACGTGCAGAGAAGAAGAGCATGATTGCCTGGAAGACCATGACTATATTTATTGCGACCAGGCCTTCATGATCTGCATGGACTACTGCGAGTAGAGGACGCTATGTGCTTCAGCGACAAAGAGTTGCTCGACATGGAAGTCAAAATCGCCAGAGCCACTGAGGGTCCGTATCGGGTCATGCCGTGGCCAAGCGAGAGCGAGATGCTTGTGGTCGAGTCTGACACCTGTGGGCCTGTCTGCGTTGTTGATCCGACACGCGACTTCGATGCCGACAACATCGTACAGGCACTCACCAACATGCCGAAGCTCATTGCCGAAGTGAAGCGTCTGAGGTTACAGAACCAGGCGCTCTCCGGCGAGCGTAACCATCTCAAGGAACGGCTTGACAGGGCCATGTGGCCAGGGGTCATGGCTTGACGACGCCGAACAAGATACCGCCAAACTGGCCCGACGCGTTGAAGATGGCGGACAAGATAGAGGCCATTGTTCGACTCGCGTTGAGGTCAGATGACGAAGACTTCCGTACTCAGTGCTTCGTCCAGATGAGCTTTCTGATTGGCTCGGAGGATTACGATGCCTAAGAGCTTCGCTGAACTCTATGCCCACGGCGCCGTCACGCTGGATGCGATCGACAACTACGTCGAGGAGTGGCACGACAGTGGTGACGATGAAACTAGACCGCTCCACGAGTACCTCGGGCTTACGCACAGCGAGTATGCTCGGTGGGTTGAGCAAGCTGACGCTCTTGCCGATATCATGAGCTGTCTGTCGAAGAACACCTGCAATTTCTGTAATGGGCGCAGGTGGCTACGAGTCATCGGAGAGCATCCGTTCTTCGTGGTGTCGCCTGAGTTCAGCATCAGTACTCTGAAGCAACAGAAGATCAACATCTCACAGACTACAACTCAACTGAACCAAGTCGACATGAACGAAGAGCAACAGAAGATCATCTGTGGTGCCACTGCACCACTCACAGCTTTTGACGTGTGTCTTGGCTGTGGCGCGAAGATCTCATGCTGCCGCGGGCTCAATCCCTTCTACAGTGAGGAACCTTGTTCCGGCGGCACGGACTAGGCCTAGAAGTGACCAAGTACTATTCAGAAGAAGAGATCAAGGCCAAGACTCAGATCAGGAAGTCCATCATCAGGATGGTAGGTTCAAAAGCCAGGAGCACTGGCGGCACACTACCTTGTCCGATTTGCCAAGGCACTATTCGGTGGCATGTTGGCAGGACTAGCCACGTATCGGCAAAGTGTAATACTGACGGCTGTATAGAGTGGAACGAGACGCCGCCTCGTTTTATCTAGCCAATCTCTAGCCAATCTAGCACCTGTAGGTGATATAGTCTGGCAATGAATATCACGTTCAAGATTGGTACTGAAGGCATGAACATCAACCTTCCAGAGCCCAATTTCAGGCTCGTGTTGAAGGATGTGCGTGCCGTGCTAGACGACGTGAGGAACTGCCCGGACCCGATCGACGCAGTCAGCAAGTTGTGTATACGTCTCTACCAAACAAACCCAAGTTTGCACGTGGGTCTCCGTCAGTTGGAGAGCAGTACCACGTGTGTGAATATAGACCTCAGAAAAAATGAGATCGAATTTGCATTCTCAACGCTTCCAGCGGATATCTGGGCCTTCGAGCAATTTGCCCAGCTGACGGATGCAGATCTCAAGAGGCTGGCGTCGAAGTGTCTGGCTTCCTCCAATTAGGAGGGGTCAAGATGTACGGTATTCTTATATGGCATTGCAGCAACTGTGGCGCTGAATTCGAAAAACCAGATGTTGCAAACGCTCACGAAGAAGTGTGCAACGTCAAGACGTTGAACATCGAGATAGAAACAGTTATAAAAACAGGTACAGGTGAGGTAGATGTCGGACACTCAAGAGATCATCGAGGCGATGAGGGCCCATTACAGCGCGACGCCAGCCCAGAAGTTGGAGCGCGAGGGTAACGTCTGGAGCGTTCAGGGCACCGTCATCGCGTGCATGGCGCGGGGTGCCGGCAGGTACGAAGTTCCGATTGAGCACCTGAAAAACCCGAAGGAATTCTGCGACTGGTTGGCCCATCTACTCGAGAAGAGCTGGTGCACCGACCGCGTTCTGGCTGACTTCGTGCGCGCAGCGGACATCGTTGTCGGCCTTCAGTGAGGCACCGGTGGAAGACAAACTGTTCTGGTACAAGGCGACGTGCACGAGGGTAGTGGACGGTGATACGGCGGATTTTGACATTGACTGTGGTCTGCACGTTCATGTCCATGAGCGCATTCGCATCCATGGCATCAATGCTCCTGAGACCTACGGTGTTCGCAAGGACTCGGAGGAATACGCCCTCGGCAAGAAGGCAACGGAGTTCGCCAAGAACTTGATCGAAGGCAAGGAAGTCTGGATCAACACGGTCAAGGACAAGACCGGCAAGTACGGACGCTACCTGGCCACTGTCTGGGTGAAGGAAGAGGGCCCTGACGGCAGCTACTTCGATCTCGGTCAAGCACTTGTCGATGCCGGTCTGGCAGCTCTCGATGTGTGACTGCGGCATAGAGAGCAAGGGTCCGTGTCCGGCGTGCGGTTGCAACAGCTGGCAGCCTGCCATGGTCTGGGAAGATCGGAGTGCGGTTGAACTGATGCAGGCCAGTGTCGAAGGCGGTACCATTGAAGCCATCATTGACTGGGAAGACTTCGTGCCATTCCCGTACCGCAAGAACGCCGTACCCGCTGACATCTGTACAAGCTGTGGGATAGCGTTGACGATATGACTGGTCCTGAAGAACTGTACGATGAGGTCTCGAGCCTCAGAAGAATGTGCTCCGAGGGCAAGCAGAAGCTTGACAAGTGCGGGCGCAAACTGACTGAGGTGAAAGAGGCTGCTGACGATATCGTCGCTCACCTAGAGAGTGCCAATCCTTGCCTATGGGTCGAAGACTCTGACCTCAACTCAGCTGCGGAATGGACGGGCGAGCGCGACATTCTGGTAGACCATTTCAAGGGTCTGCTGCAGAGTATCAAGTAGAGATTTTCTAGTAGTCGAGCGGTGCAGCCGTGGTAACATCACGATTGCCGCTACCACTCCACTCCAGTATTTGGTTCTCCCCCCCAACCGGGTCTGGATGGAGTGGGGCGGCATTCTAGTAATTTCCTAGAAAAAATAGCGATTCATCGATGTAGGATGTAGCTGTACCTACAGCCAAGGGGAGAATCATGGCCAAGAAGAAGAAGTCGAAGAAGAACCTTCCGAGCGCCATCAACACCACGGTCGAAAAGTTCGTCATCAAGATGATCAATGATGGTTGGATCCACGATGAGATTATTTCGGCCGTGAAAAAGAAGTATGACGTCAAGATCTTACCAGAGTCCATCTGTGCCATCAGGAAGGGAGCCGGTATCCCAAGCACGCGTGAGATCGCCAAGAAGAAGCGCGCCGAGGCCGCTGTCTTGGTCGAACGCGGACTGACCAACAAGGAGATCAAAGACCACATGTCGGAGAAATACGGTTCCGGCATGGAGACTGCCGTGATCAGGAAGATCAGGAAGACACAGGGGAAGCCCAACGTCAAGATTCCTGCTGCTTCTGCTGATGGCGGTAAGCCATTCGATCTGAACGACTCCAATCTGCAGTTTGCCCGTGCCGTGTCCAAACGTCACGATGACGTCAAGATCACCAAGGGGGATAGTAAAATCCTCAGTACGCTGTGTAAGATCCTGGACAAGAAGGACATCGTCGAAGTGACAATCGACGTCAGGAACCGCACAGCTACCTACAAGTACTTGCTGTCAACGGAGGTGCGGTTGTGATGCGTGTTCGTCTCAAAATGGTCCTGTTCGACGTCGACTTCCGTAAGAATGCCGTCACCAACATGGACGAGTTCAGGAGGAGCAAGAACTTTCCAGGCGAGCTGAAGAAGGGCGAGGTCTTTCTCTTCGTCTCCAAGGGGCGCGACCAGCTGCGGTGGATCATGAAGGGCGCCGACATCGAGGCCTGGACCGGTCCCAAGCGTGTCCACCCATCCTGGCTCTGGAAGATCGAGGGCGGCAGCTGGCACCCGTGGATGCTTGCCGACTATGCCGAGAAGTTTGACCTAGAGCTGATCGGCATAAAAAAGTTCGACGAGCACTACGAAAAGTACCGTCAGAAACGCGCTGGTAAAAAGACCAAGAAGAGTGGCAAAATCACCCGTCGTGCGGCGTAGATATAGGCAATACCGCAAGATGGGAAGGTGCCATGCCATTCGGACCCGTCCTCTGGATCGAGGGCCCCATAGGGGCCGGTAAGACCACTCTCACCACGGCAATCTGCAAGGGACTCGAGCTGCGCGGGCTGTTCGAGCCAGTGGACACCAACGTCTACCTCAAGGACTTCTACAAGGATCCGAAGAGGTGGGCGTTCCCCATGCAGATCGAGCTGCTCAAGAGCCGCTACGCCATGCAGAAGATCGCTGCCTTCGAGGCCAGCCACGTTGGCGGCTTTAAGGGCTCAGTCCTGGACCGAGGCCTCCCAGGCGACCGGGTCTTCTGTCGGCTGCACGTCGAGTACGGCAACATCAGCGAGCGCGAGTGGCACACCTACGATGACCTCTTCAGCGTCATGATGTGCTCTCTCACGCCTCCGAGCCTTCTGGTGTACCTAGACGTTGACCCTGAAGTCTCTCTCGAGCGCGTGAAGACCAGGGCGCGCGACGCAGAGGTCGGTGTCGATATAGAGTACCTGACCAGGCTGCGTCGCGGCTACCTCGACCTGTTGGTTGAGATCGAGTCTGGCACGCACCACTGGAGCCGTGGCATGGAAGTGATGCGCGTCCCGTGGAATGTGGATCACCAAAGCCCGGACGGCATCATCGACATGATCCAGCACAGGTTCCGGCTTTGATACCCAAGAAAGACATCGGCCACATCGGCTTCCCTGTAGGTACGATCGAGCATCTGTGGCAGAAGTGGTACAGGAAGCTCTGGAAGGCCTACCCAGTCCACGCTACGAGAGGCGACGGTGAACCACCGGCTTGGCTGAAGAAACAGTTCTACAGGGACGTCAGGCTCGTCCTGGAGCATGAGCTGAGTATCATCGCACCTGAGAAGAGCTACCTCATCAGAGAGAGAATCATGAACCGGTTGGCAGGCGCCGTTGAGAACTTGAGCAAAGAAAAGCCGTAGGGTACTATCATTGTCTGCGGTCGGCCGTCGTCGTTCTGGTTGTCTCCCCTTCCAGGGCGGCGGCGGCCTTTTTAGAGGGCACCATGAAACTCTGGGAACGACTCTACTCAATCTGGATCAAGGTCTGGTTTAGGCTGTTCTTCCTGCTTGACCTCAGGAGAAACGCTGTTCGTGCGAGCCGCGCCGTCCATGAGAACGACTCCGAGAAGATGCCGCTCGAGAACTACCAGCTTCCAGGCGAAGTCGAGAAGGTCATCCTCAAGTGCCGCTACAAACGTGACCCGTTCAAGGGCAAGTGGGACTACATCAACAGCCCTGAGTGGATGCAGTACAGGATCAACACGTTCGACTATGACAGTTACCCGAAGGGGCCGTTCCTCGGAGACTGCGATGACTACGGCTTCATGTTCGGCAAGCTGGTCTGCGAATTGGAGGGAGTAGCTGAGGTCTACTTGATCTCCACGATGTACCGTGGGGGCGCCCACGCGACCTGCATCTACAGGATGGAGGACGACACTTCATTCCAGCATTTCAATTACGGCAGCGCCGACCTTGAGAGCACGGATTCGAAGAAAGCTGCCAGAGAAGCTGCAGTGAAGGTTGCGAAACTACATTCGAAAGATCATAGCGATGTAGTTTACAACTGCGTGATGGAGAAGATTCTGAAGAGCAGTGACCTACCAGAAGAACCGATCAACGTCTTGTGAGCAGAATCGCTGCCGCCACCACTGTAGTCCAAAGACCGTCCTTATTGCCCTCAGCACTCTGTGTGATCTCACGGCTGTGAACGATGCGGCCGTCCATCCTGTAGATCTCTTTCCTCTCGTCGTAGTCCTTGTCGGAGTCAAACTCGACGCCCAGGGTGGTGGCTAGCATTGTGGCCGCGAGGTCTTCTGCGTACTCTCCTGCCTTCTTAGCGGTTTGCCCGTACGCATGGTGCTCAGACAAGTAGCCCCACATGGCGGCATCTGCAGGGCGTGCTAGACCGATTGATGCAGCAACGAGACGGTTCGGCTCGTCTGTTGCATTGTCAGACATGACAGCGAACGTGATGTCACCTGGCAGCAAGAACTTGAGGCCGTCCTCGCGTTTCACGATCTCGCAATGAGGCGGGAAGATGCTAGAGACACGCACAAGGTTGAGTTGTGCAATGCCTGCGTTCCTGAGGGCCATCTCAAAGCTGGTGAGCTTCTCTTTGGCGACTCCCTTCCCTTTTGTCAGAAACATATGAGTAGGGTTCATTTTACCCTCCGGCGTTCTGAACCATGCACAGACCCTTGCGGTACCCCTTCTCGCCCTTGATCTTGGAGAGCACTTGCATGCGGTTCTTGCCGTGCTTGTAGCTCACATGTACCCACCCGCTCTCTGGTACGCCGTCGATGTGATACTCAAGAATGAGCTGGTCGAACACCAGGTTGTTTCGGATCCACTGAGCCACCTTCAGATTGGAGACGCCAGCGATCTCAATGTCGGCGGCCTCGCCTTTTCGGTGCTGGCTTGTGCGGCTACCACCGATGGCTTTGTTCAGGGCGTGACACCTGTAACCGCTGTTGACCTTGACCGGCTTCTTGAAACGCTCACGTACCAACTGCAGCACGTTCATGCACAGGAACCTGAGCTTCTCAATGGTCTTCTTGTTCGGAACATCGTTGACGATGCCGAGTCTGAGCGCGGTGCTTGACTTCTCCATCTCGTGGAGAGAGAAATTCTTCGACAGCTTCACGGTGTACTCCTCTTGGTGTGGTCAACACACATGTACTGCGCTTCCATGATGGCCCCGTGCAGCTTGAGCATTTCTTCGCGCATCGTTTGCACGGAGTAGTACATATCGATCATGTACTCTATTTTGTTCACAAAGCGTTCTTGGTTGTTGGTCAATTTGTGTATCTGAATTGACATCGTCAGCATTTCTTCCTGACGGTCAGCACATACTATGGCGCTCTTGTTTTCGAGTGCTTCTATTCTGTTGCATTGCTTCACGTTCCACACGAATAGAACGATCAACACTGCAGCCACAGCTATCCGTTGCACAAGTAACCCATTGCTATGTCGCTCTGAAACGACCTCATCTTCAACATCTTGAATAGAGCTAGCAACTTCTTTTCGTCTTTCACATCCGTAAAAAGAGGTTGCAGTTCTATGTCTTTCCTCAACTTCGTGATCTTCAGGAAGGTAGCTGCGTCTGGCCTGCCATTACGCAGACTACTGGCGGCTCTCGGTTTCAAACCGAGTCGGTCTATCTGGCTGTAGATCTTTTTCAGAGTTGGTTTCTTCAGCTTGGAGAATATGGCGTCGGCCGTGACCTTGCCGATTCCCTTGACTCCTGGAATGCCATCGCCTGGGTCGCCTACCAATGCCAAATAGTGTGCATAGTAGCGCGGGTGGTAGCCGTACTTGCTCTGGAAACGCTCTGCCGTCCACAGTTCAGGGCCTTTCCTGGTTGGTCTGAGCATTTTGACGCCGGGCCCTAGGAGCTGAAAGAAGTCGTGATCGCTGCTCAGGATCATGACGTCCAATTCGCAAGCGGCTGCATACGAGGCGATGATGTCGTCTGCTTCCTGCCCTTTCACCCTGTACTGTGGGATGCCGGCGAACCTGGCCATCCGTATCGTCATCCCCGTGGAGTTGACGATGTCCTCGCGCGTGAAGTCCTTGTGCTCGTTTTTCCTATTCTTTTTGTACTCTGGATAGATCTTCTTCTTCTCTGAGATACCACCATCCCAAAAGATGCTGATGCGGTCGAACCTATTTCTGCTGCGCATCGAAGCGACGGCCGCCAGGACCCCATGTGGTATCCCGGTGAGGATCTTGTTGCCGCGGTGCTGCACGGCAATGATGTCGCCCGCGAACAGCATCCGGTACGCGGCAGAGTTGGCATCGATCAACAGTTCAGTCGGCATGGTCGTTTCCCTGTCAACCATATGTACCACTGCGAGAACTTGCCTTGTCTAGGTGCTTCAATTAGACTAATCTTAGCAAGCTATGCATAAGACAGACCTAAAACTGCAGCAGCGGAAAGCAATCTACCTACTGGTTGCGTGCCAGATGGATGAAGCTGTCGTTGCGAAGCATGTAGGCGTCAGTGTGCGAACCATCAAACGGTGGTTGAAGCACCCGAAATTCCGGGCATTGGTCGAGGAGGTCTACGAGCGACTCGAGGACCAAGATGCCAAAAAGCACCGACAGTTTGCCAACAAGCTCATCGCCAAGACCATGTACGACGAGATCTTCAAGCGTCTCGTGGCCGGCAAGGACGTTGAGAATATGTCCTTGGGTGCCCTACTACGTACAGTCCGCGATGTGAACTTCGAGAACCGCCTGGATGATGGCCAAGCCACTGACAGGACCGAACACAAGCACGTCCTAGACGACCTCATGGGACGCTTCGCGCAGTTGCAGGAAGCAGGTCCAGCCAAAGAAGAAGTCGAAGGCAGACCAGAACTGAAGCTCATCGAGGCACCCATCAAGAAGGAGAAGGCAAATGCCTGACGAGACCAGCAAGGAAGCGGCCCCCAAGAAAGAGAAGTCTCGGAGCGCGTTCTCAAAGCTCCTCTCTCGCGACAAGCCGGAGAAGGACGAGGACGAGGCCATGACCATGGAGGAGGAGTCGACACCTCTCGAGGAATCCCGACCAGATCCGGTCGTGGAATCGGCACCGGCCAAGAAGGCAGCCGAGCCCACGGTGTCCAAGGGTGTGTCGGCTGGCTCCGAACTGCGGCGCAATCCGGTCATGAACCGAAAGCACCAGAGCATCGTGGGTCAGAAGAAACCGGGGGCGCGCAAGTACTTCACCTCCCGCTAACGGGCCCTACCCACCATGTTCATATCGACAGCCGCCGGGGAGGTCGCCCAGGCCGAAACGGCTGTCAGTGAGAAGGGGCCCTACGAAGGGGCTCCCAATAACGAGCCGATGAAGAGGTACCCCAAGCCTCTTGGGACGCGTCCGCCCAACACGCGCATCATCGTCAAGAGGGAGCCTGACCTCGAGGACATGAAGAAGTGGGCATCGACGATCCCTGGTTTCATCCAGGGTGTCACCAACGACATCGACGGCAAGCCCACCATCATCTACGACTACCAGATCGCGCACATGCTCGATCACGCCATGATGCGCCACAGGGACAAGGCACGGCAGATCGGAATCAGCTACACCTTCGCCTTGGAGTCCCTGAGCAAGACACATCTGAAACCGGTCCAGACATCCATCTTCATCTCGTACAATCACGAAGAGGCCATGGAGAAGATCCGCTTCGCGCGGGCTCTCTATGACTCGATGCCGACCGAGTTCCAGAAGAAGCTCATCGTTGACAACAAGCAGTCACTCGAGTTCGAGCACAACGGTAAGCTCTCTCGTATCCTGAGCTTCGCGCAGAGACAGCCTCGTGGTAAGGGCTACAACACCGACATCTACCTCGACGAGTTCGCCCACATGACGTGGCCCGAGGCCATCTACACGGCCGCGGTTCCTGTCCTGACTCGAGGCAGTGGTGTCCTGACGGTCGCGTCAACGCCCCTTGGCAAGGGGAGCATGCACTACGACATTGGTGTCAACCGCACCAAGTACTGGATGTTCTCCCGCATGCAGATCTTCTGGTGGGACTGCCCTGCCCTCTGCAACAACATCGAGCTTGCGAGGAAGTTGGCTCCAGAAATGGAGACAGAGGAGCGGATCAAGAAGTTCGGCACCGACAAGCTGGAATTGATCTTCGGTGCCATGGACTTCGACCTGTTCCGCCAGGAGTACGAACTTTACTACGCAGACGAGAGCGTTTCCTACTACCCGTTGAGCCTCATCCGCAGCTGTGTCTTCGAAGACGAGTCGATGCACCTCCTCGAGGACAACATCGATCCAGAAGAGATCGTTCCATCCTGGGAGGACGTCGAAGACGACAGCGGCCACATGGTTCGTTCAGAAACGATCATGAGGTTCTACGAGTCAGAAAAGATCGTCTGGTACTGCAGGCCGAAAAGGATCTCGAGTGAGAGCCACAGTGATGATGAGGCTCACGCTGCAGCCATCGACATGATCGATGGTCTCTACGTGGCCATGGCTGCCGGCGGTTTCGGTCGTCAACTGGTGGTCGGTGTCGATATCGGCCGTGTTCGTGACTCCACAGAGATCTCCATCTTCGAGCAGATTGAGATCCGCGGCATCAACTTGCTTGTTGAGCGTCTGTCGATTGAGCTGCATGCGATCAAGTTCAAGACGCAGGAAGCCGTTCTCAAGTACTTGATCGACAGACTGCATCCCAAGAAGATCAGGGTCGACTCGACCGGTATCGGCATGAACATCGCCGAGAACTTGAAGGCCTACGACCCGAGCATCGTTGAAGAGATCGACTTCAACATCGAGAACAAGAAAGAGCTGGCACAGACCTTCAGGATGAGGCTCGAGGACAGGACCGTCGCCATCCTGAACGACGCCGAATCGGTCAAGCAGATCCACAGCATTCAGCGCTCTGTGACCGAGGGCTCGCAGGTCAGGTTCCAGTCGATAGGTACCAAGAAGCACCACGGCGACAAGTTCTGGGCAAAGGCCCTCGCCGTGAGCTGCGGAGATCAGTACGATCGCACGGCGCTTGCTGCATCGATCGTGCGAGCTGCTGGCCAAAGAATTTTCACTGATTCCAAAGATATACGTCGTGTGATCGACGCCCAGAAGGCAGTCAAGTCCACGCCGTATGTGCCTACAATCGCCACGCCACGCAAAGTAGGCAAGTTATTTGCCAACAAAGTTGCCAAAAATGCGATGAGTAACGTATTCTTCGACAGCAAGTGGTACGGCTAGCCCGGGAGAACAGGATGCAACAGCAAGCTGCGGTGCATCGGATTCCAATGCCGAGGTCTGAGGAGCTAGCCGAGCTTCCCCCGGTGGCAAGAGGCGTCCTGGACATGTTCGAGCGTGGGATGCCGCGCTCTGAGTACAAGATGGCCGCCCGCGTCTTCGTCGATGCCATGGTCGGTCCTCGCAAGCTCGGAAAGGCATCGCTCGGGTATGACAACCCGAATTTGATGCAGATTTCCCAGAGCTTAGCTGGTCTAGAAGAGTACAACCCGGACCACATTCCGTTCCACATCTACGAGAAGATGCGTCTTGATCCGCAGATCGCCCTGGCGACTGCCTTCATCGAGCTGGAGATCCTGGCCCAGAACTACAGGATCGATTGCTCCGATGAGACCATCGGCGCCTTCGTCCAAGAGGCCATCAACAAGATCTACCGGCCCACTGTGAAGGGCATGCTGCGCGCGATCCAGTATGGCTTCTCCGTCGGCGAGAAGGTCTACGAGCTGCAGCACCTGCGCATCGACAAGACCGAGGAAGGTGGCAAGCGTCGAGTCGTCTTCGATCGTGAGGCCTACGTGGTGTCGAGGGTCAAGTTCCCTCACCCATCCTCCATCGTGATCGTTCGCGACCCGAAGAGCGAGCTGATCAAGTTCGTCAAGCAGACGGACGAGTACATCAACACCACTCGTACGCCCAGGCGCCCGGTCAGATTCAAGAAGTGCATCTGGTTCGCACCAGAGGCAGAGTTCGGCAATTTCTTCGGCAATTCCAGGTACAAAGCGGCCTATCAGCCGTGGTACTGGAGCCAGATCATCATCCAGTTCCTGCTACGCTACCTCGAGCGCAAGGGCGCGCCGGCCACTGTCGGGAAGGCCCCGTTCGGTCAGGCCGTCAAGACGGATGGTGAGACCAAGATCGACAACATGGACTACATGCTCTCCTGCACGGAGCAGCTGCTGTCCAACTCCAACGTCGTCATCCCCAGCCAGTACGACAAGGCCTCAGGCAAAGAGCTGTGGGATATCAACATCCTCGAGGACAGCCAGCGCGGTGAAATGTTCGTGTCCGTGCTGCAGTTCCTGAACACTATGAAGGCCAGGGCCCTCTACCTGCCGGACAAGACCGGCATCGCCGAGGGTTCCACCACCAACGCGACCGCGGAGTCGCACTTCGACGTTCACCTTCTGAATGAGGAAGCACTCATTCAGATGATTGAAGACAACCTGAACGAGAGTCTGATCAAGGATCTGGTCACCTTCAACTTCCCGAAAAGCCAGCAGGTTCCCTGTCGGATCAAAATCGAGCGCCTCAACTTCAGCAAGCGCACGCTGTTGAAGGACGTCTTCATCAGGATGCTCATGTTCTCGAGCACGAACGTCCGTGAGGGCCAGCCGCCCAACTGGGTGCCGTCCATCAAGCACCTGGCCGAGCTGCTCGAGATCCCTGGAGATGAGTACGAGAAAATCTTCTTGCCTATTTTGACCAACGCGGCTAATTCTGGTACAAACGACGGGAACGACGGTGGAAATTCGTCGCCTACTGATGACAATGAGGCAACGGACGACACCGATGACGAGCGTGAAGACAAGGTTACAGACCGCAACGCAGACTCACCGCGCAGGAAAGAAGAGACCAGGCGCGACCGTCGTCAGCGCCAGCGCTAGGAGCAGAAATGCCACCGAAAGTCGAGAGATGCGTTGAGGCCTTGTTGGCCAGGAAGTCCTTCAGGCCAGGGCAAGATCCCAAGGAGCGCAAGAGTTCTGCCTACGCCATCTGCCAGGCAGCGCAGAAGATGGGCGATAGCGAGGTCGACTTCCTCGGTACCATCACCTCGCTTCCCGATGACATTGACACCTTCCTGGACGATGCCGGCTTCATCAGGCTGCAGGAAGTCGACGGCATGCAGTTCGACGACGATGTTGTCGAGCTGGACGAAGACGCCGCCTACAGCCTCTTTTTCAAGGACGAGGAAGCGGAAGACGGTTCCTTCAGCCGCCCCTGCAAGATCAAGCTGGCCCATCACAACAAGAAGGAAGAAGACGAGGAGTACACCGAGCAGCTGGTTCCGATCGAGATGCTGCGTGCTGGCAACTTCAGGCATCCGCGGTACGGCGACATCAAGTTCGACCGCAAGTACTTCACACAGGCCATCGAGAACTTCATCAACAACGTCATCGAGCGCGAGCTGTCCTTCGACTCAGTGCATGCCCCTCAGGAGGGTGCCACTGCCTGGGTGAAGCGTCTGGGACTGGCGAGTCGCAAGTTCCGTGACGGCAAGAGACGTCCTGTTCTCACCGGCGATGTCGAGCTGACAGACTGGGGGCGCAAGCTGGTGGAAGGCAAGCGCTTCAAGTACTTTTCCGTCGAGGTGCGGGACAACTTCCGCGACAAAGAGACCAACCAGCCCTACGGCCCCACCGTGATGGGTGGTGGCATGACGAATCGTCCGTTCATCCCAGGGATGCAGAGCATTCTGATGAGCGAGGATGAAGTTGCAAACGCCGACCAAGATGGAAAGCCCGCCATCGAAGCCGACGTTGACGAACCAGAAACACCAGCAACGGAGGAGGAACACACTCAGGACTCAGAGTTGTCAGAGCTGATCAGGGAGCTTGACGTTATAAAAACAGAAGATAAAAGCTTCGCCCAAGCGGAGCAGAAGAGACCACCCGACAGCCAGTTGCCCGACGCCGCGTTCGCTCTCGTGAAGAAGAACGCAGATGGTGACGCCGCCAAGCGGTCGTTGCCTCACCATGGCCCGCAAGTGAAAAGTGCCACCGAGAACGACTCAATAGATCTGGGTCGCCTTCGGAACGCCCTGGCGCGTGCGGATCAAGTGGAGGGCTTCTCTCAAGAGGAACTGGCGGGGGCAAGACGACATCTCGAGGCCCACGCGCGTGCTCTATTGGAGAGCCGGCGTGACCGTGTGGCCGCTGACGAACAAGGAGTCAACAACATGGACATCGAAGCCCAGATCGCAGATCTGCGCAAGCAGCTGAGCGAGATCGGTGCCGACTCCGAGCAGTCGAAGATGCTCAGCGAGCAGCTTTCGACGCTGGAGAAGGCGCAGGAGGCCATGCAGGCCGCCATCGACGAGCGCACCAGCGAGATCGAGAAGAAGTTCGAGGACCGCATCGCTGCGCAGGAGCAGAAGGCGCAGGAGAACGAGGAGCGGGCCAAGAACCTGGCCGAGCAGGCCGAGGCCGCGACCAAGGAGCTGGCCGAGATCCGCACCCAGAAGAAGGTGCAGGACGTCCAGATCTTCTGCGACAAGCTGGTCGCCGATAAGCACTACCCGGCCGTGGTCGAGGAGGCGAAGAAGATCCTCCTGGCCGACGTCGAGACCGGGACCACCATCACCCTGTCCGAGGATGACAAGGACGTCTCCATCAGCCTGATGGACGCTGTCAAGCGCATCTTCGACAGCATGCCCGAGGACGCCCGCGTCAACCTCAGCGAGGAGCTGATCGGCGAGGGTAACGACACACCGCCGGACAACGACAAGAAGGACGGCGACAACGGCAAGGTGAAGCTGGACGACGGTACCGAGGTCGACTTCATGTCGGACGAGGCCGTGAACGACGCCACCAAGCGCGCCGGCTACAACACCAAGCAGTAGGAGCCACGGTCGACAGACAGAGTGGGCCTCCGGGCCTGAGCTGAAAGAACGACCGAGAGGAGGACAAGGATGGCTCTGTACGGTTACAAGGTCGACGAGGAAGGCACTGGCTTCGTCCACGAGATCCTCGCATCCGATCAGTTCGAAGAGCACGCAATCACCATCGATTCGTCGTGCGTTGACACAACCCACACAGGCGCCACGACCGACCTGCGCCGGGGCCTCATGCTGGTTCCCGATGCCGGTGTCGGCGGACGCTACACGGAGCTGGACGCAGGTGCGGCCGGTTCCGCAGAAGTCGTGGTCCTCGCCGAGAACATCTTCGGCATCGACGACGGCAACCAGGTCGCCAAGGCCTACTTCGTGGGCACCTTCAAGGAAGGTGTGCTGTTCGATGACAGCGGCACGACGCTGACGCACTTCACGGCGGCGAACTGCCAGCGCATTCGCATCCTGGAGAACGCGCCATAGTAGCCTGGAGCAAAAGGCGCGCGATGAACGAGTTGGTGGCTCCGTAGTCACCATCAAGAAGGAGTCAAGAAATGGACGGTCTTTCGAACCACCCGTTGCTCCAGGCCAAGTACATCAGCAAGGTTCTGGACAACATCACCCCGGATCAGGAGTCCTTTTACCTGACCAGCGAAGTGCCTTTCAGGACACAGGAAGGTCGCGAGGTCAGGGTGGACGTCCGTCAACGCATGGGCGGCATGACCATGGCCGCCGCAGAGGGCGCCGAGTCGCCCATCATCGAGAAGCGCGGACTGCACCAGTGGGTGTTCGAGCCGGCGCACTGGCGTGAGAAGGTTCTTCTCAGCGAGAAGGACACTGTCGCGCTGCGCCGCATCGGCACCATCGGCGAGTTCGAGAACGCACAGCGGATCGTGAACGACATCGTCGGTCAGCTCCGCATGCGCATTGAGAACCGGCTGGAGTGGTCGAAGTGGCAGATGGTCATGGGTTCTCTGGCGATCAACCAGAAGGACATCCAGTACACCATCGACTACCACATCCCGGCGCGCTTCACGCCGACCCTCACCGGCGTCAACCGGTGGGACCAGGCCTCGACCGACCCCCTGAGCGACATCCTCGACTGGCTCGAGATGTACCGTGACGAGGGCCCGGACCCGGCCTACATGATCTACAACGGTCACATGGAGAAGGTGCTCCTCCTGAACGACACCATGCGGGACCTCAGGGACTCGCTGTTCGTCGGGCAGAGCACCCCGGCCATGCTGAGCCGCGACAACATCCGCATGATCTTCAACGCCTACACCGGCCTCGAACCCCGCGTCTACGACAAGGGCTACTGGCTCGTGGCTGGCACGCTCAACCAGGTCACTGCTGGTGCCACGTCGATCACGGTCGACGACGCCTCCGGCATGGAGATCGGCGACTTCATCACGCTCGTGCACAAGAACGGTGAGTTCAGCGGACGCGACCGCACCGACATCACCAACATCGTCGGCAACGTGCTGACGGTGACCGCCCTGACCAGCACCGCGACCTTCCCGGTCGGCTCCGAGGTGCGGGTCAAGAAGCAGTTCCTGCCGGACAACAAGTTCATCATCCGCGGGAGCATCCCTCAGGGCACCACCGGTGGCCCCGAGTTCGCAGAGTTCATCAGCACCCAGCACGTCTACGGGCCGGGTGGCATCATGGCTCCGCGTCCGGGTCTGTTCAGCAAGGTGCTCAACAAGGAAGACGACGATCCGCCGCACGTCGCGATCATCGCTGGCGTCTCGGGTCTGCCGGTTCTGTACCACACGACGACCAACGTGGTGGCGACGCCCATCACCTAGCGGCCGTCTGGCAGTGATGTAAGGGTGCCCTGGGGGCTTCGGCCCCCAGGGCTTTCCTTCATCAAACTATAAAACCCGAGAGGAGAGAGAGTCATGGCGAAGAAGCTTTCAGATTTCACCGTCAAGGTGAATCTCCACGGCTGGTACATCAAGGGCTACGTCACCTGTACGCAGGGGCAGGAGTTCGAGGGCGACAGGATCCATCCACGGATGGTCCAGGCACTCGAGGACGGTGACGACTTCGTGCTCAACGGCGCGAAGACTCCAGTCTGCATCCTGAAGGGCGGTTCGCTCGCGGAACTCAAAGCGGTTATGGAGGCTGGCGATGAGCCGGCTTCGGCACCAGCACCCAAGCCCTCGGCGCCGACCGTCGAGCCGCCGGTTGAGCAGGACAAGCCCAAGCCACCAGTTGTCGAGCCACCGGTTGAGCAGGACGAGCCCAAGCCGTCCCGCAAGCCGTCCCGCAAGCCCAAGCCGCGTCCGCAAGACTGATCGGGATGCGACATGGAGCATATAAGAACAGAAAAGGTGCTCGATAGAGAGTATCACCTGGAAGACATCGAACCCGCCGATCAGGAAGCCGCAATCGCCGGCTTCTTCCGCACCAAGGACAAGCACATCGCAGCCTTCCTCAAGGCGCGCGGATTCAGATTCCGTGGCCTCGAGCGAGTTCAGCTCGCCAACTCGAGGAAGACCGTGGTCGCTTTCTGCTTCGACGGGGAGAACGTCACCAGGCGCACGATCTTCGAGTACTACAACAACGTCGACAGAGAGAACTGGACCGTCAACGCGAAGATGGTGCTCGAGGAGTACAGGAACATCAACTCCCTGATCGCCAACTTCTAGGAGGCTGACATGTCCTTTGACGCCCTGCTGATCTGGCAGCACTTCGCCCTCATGGGCGCAGTGGCGGTTCTCTTGCAGATCATCAAGAAGACGCTCGACGCCGTTGGCGTCAAGAAGACATCCAAGCCCGTGCACATTCTGCTGCCGTATCTGCCAATGGTCCTGTGCGCTGTCGCTGCATGGATCCCTGGCGTGATATTGGCACAGGTCCCAGAGGGCACACCGGAGCCGACCATCGGTCTCAAGATCGTGGTCGGTATCCTCCTCGGTGGCTTCGTCGGCCAGGTCTGGAAAGCCTTCAAGAGCAAGTTCGAAGTTCTGCAGGGTGCCGTGTGACAACTCTGACTCTGGCAGCTAGCTGGCTGAAAAAGAACGCGGTGTCGCTGGCACTTCTGCTTGCGCTGATCATCGCTTTGATTGCCACGATCCTGTTCTTCTGGCTCAAGGTCAGGGGGCACAAGATCACGCATCTGATCTCGCTACTGCAGGTCGCGCAGACAAAGAATGAGGTCGCGCACCTACAGGCCAAGAAGACCGTTCTCGAAGCGAAGGGTGAGGGCAAGCGCGAACAGATCAAGGTAATTGATGCTGAGATCCGCGAGCAAGAGAAGCGGGCCGTGAAAGCCAAGGCAGCCATCGAGGGTCTCAGCAATGAAGAAGTGGCTGCTCGTTTTACTGATCTCGGCTTCTAGTCCTGTCCTTGCTGCCGAAGACATTGTTCATGAAGGCAAGGAAGGCACTTTTTTCGAGGCTGACAAAGCGAAAAAGCTGCTGAAGCTTGTTGAAGTAGACCACCCGACCGCGCTTCACAAAATCGAAAACCTCGAGAAGAAGGTCGAGCTGCAAGCTGACCTCATCGAGATCTCCGAGAAAAAATCCAAGGTAGACGTCGAGATCGCCGAGAAATGGCGCGTCGCGTATGAGTCTGCCTCGAAACAACTTGCAGAGCGTGACGAGGACGATGACCTCGCTTTGTACATCACCGTCGGGGTGTTCCTTGGCGGTACGATCGTCGGTGCATGTATAATGTACGGGTCATCGGCTTTGCTCAACAATCTCAGATAGGAGGCAGGCCATGGCGTACAACAGCTTCAAGGACAAGGGCGAGGTCATCGCTGCAGTGAGCGGCCACCTCGACCCAGGTCCAGCAGAAGCCACCGTCCAAATCGGCGGCACACAAGACGGCAAAGGATGGTCTTTCTACGGAAAGGCCTGGATCGCAGTCGACTTCACGTACTCCGATGCCACAGAGATCCAGTGCGTGGTTTCGTTCGGTCCCTCATCGACGGAAGTCTATCCGGTGCAGGCGCAGGATGGCTCTTCCCCACCCGACGTCACACTCAGCGACCAGATCTTCAAGAAGGCAGTCACTGGCGACGACACCTGGCTGTTCGAGGTGCCGATGGGAGGTCAGTACATGAAACTGTCCTTCAGCGCCATCTTCGCTGCCGTTTCGCCGAAGACTGACAACGTCGGAGTGCGTGTCCTCGTCGCCGACTAGGGACCGGAGGGGCCATGAGCTGCGATGCAACTACAGTCTTCGACTATGTCGAAGGTGACAACCTTCCGGCTTTGGTATTCCAGTACCTGGACGCCGATGGCGATCCCATCGACATCACCGGGTTCTCGATCGACCTGCACATCGGGTACGACACGCCGAAGACCGTAAACGGCGACCTCTACGACCCGACCAACGGCTACTTCCGCTTCATCTTCAGCGACACCGACCTCGATGAAGTCGGGAAGTGGAACATCGAAGTGCAGATCACCAATGTGGCTGGTCAGAAGCTGACGATCCAGGACATGGGTATCAAAATCAAGGAGCAGATTGCTTGAGCACCTTGATCCAGAAGAATGCTCCCATTGTCCAGATCACGTCTGGAGGGGTGTCCGCGACTGTTCCGAAGCAGACTACCACTGTCCAGATCCGTCCCGACACCAACGTCGTCGAGATCACTGCAGCTGAGCATCAAGTCTCCGCGCAACAGGTCCCAAACGACGAGACCGAAGTCACCATCGAGGCGTCCGCCGGCCAACACGCGGTCGAAATCAGACCGCTCGACTACAGTCCGCGCGTCGTCACTGAAGAAACCCTGGTTGGGTTGTCGACGGAACAACCGCAGGTTGACCTCAGTACAGAAGAGCGTCTCATTAAGCTGCAGCTGGAGCAGTCGTTCACTCCTGGTACGGTCCCGAACATCATCGAGCTTGCCAACTGTTTGGCCAGTGACAACGTCGGGAATGCTGTCTACTGCACGTCAGATAAGACAGGCAGCTACTACAACGTTACCACCGTCGACATCACTGACAGGTCGAAGATGGAGGCGCTTGGTGTCATCATTGAGAAGACCAGCATCACTACCTGCAAGATTCAGATGTTCGGGCTCATCCAGAGCGTCTTCACAGGGCTGACACCAGGCGCGCAGATGGTCATCGGCCTGAACGGAGTACTGACACACCCATCACAGTTACCAGACGAGTTCGTGACGCCGTATTGGTTCCAGGCCATGGGCCAAGCCATCTCGTCAACTGATGTAGTCCTGCACATCAACCCGGTGCCATGCTGGCTACCGTATTAACAGATAAAAAACGGAGCAGAAATGACTAAAAACAAGAAAGACAACGGAAAACAACAAATTCCTTCACCGACGACACCAATTGATGAACTCGATGCGTACAAGTTCGCAGCTTCGGATTCAGACATGAAATTCAGGTTGCAGGCCATGGAGTGTCTCAACGTCAAGAAGGAGAACGAGATCCTGAAGCGCAAAGTATTCGACCTGCAGACTTCGATCAATATACGTGTCCTCGATGACCAACTGCTCGCCGAGAGAGATCAGGTCGAAAAGCTCAACCAGAAGTACAACACCGTGAAGAAAGAGATCGCCGCGAAGTACGGGTTCGATGACCCAAACCGCGTCGCAATTGATGAAGAAAAGGGAACCATCCGGGAGGTCCCGGTTCCCATACCACCAGGAGGATAAGCCGTGGCCGAACGTATTCCAGTTTTCTTCGACAAGGATGGGCAGCTCGGTGGCTACAGCGGCGTAGACCCAACAGCCGACGCCATCACCCTTGCTGGTCTCACCATGAACGGTACCGTTGCCATGGACGGTACCGGCGGCGGTACGCCGTACAAGATCACCGGTTTGGCGTCCGCTACCGCGGACGAGGATGCCCTCGCTTATGGTCAGACCGGTGCTGACCTCGACGGCTTGAACCTGACCAGCGACCTGGTGATGAACACCAATTCCATTACGGGGTTGGGGCCAGGTTCCGCGGGTACAGACGCCGTCAACAAGAACCAGCTCGACAGCGTGGCGGCCGGTGTCGCGTGGAAGCACGCAGTTCAAGTCCTCAAGATGGTGAACGATGCGCTGACCACGGCTCCAACTCTCACCGCTGGTGACGCTGGCAACGCCTACGTCGTCGCAGGCGTTGGGGGTGCCTGGTCGACGTTCGCAATCGGCGACATCGTGGAGTGGAGCGGGACTGCGTGGAACCTGATCCTGGCCAACTCTGGTGCTGAGCCGCCAGATGGCACGTACGTCATCGTCACTGACACCAGCGCAGCCGGTTCGTTCGCGACCAAGGAAGACAACGTCGCGGTCTACAACGCTACCACCAACACGTGGACGTTCACCGTTCCCACGAACGGAGAAGGTCGCACCGTTGCTGGTGACAACAGCATCTACGAGAACCTGGGGTACGTCTGGGACTCCACTCCTGGCGAGTGGGTCATGTTCAACGGTCCTGGACAGGTCGTTGCTGGTGACGGTCTTACCAAGACCTTCAACGTGCTCGACGTCAACGTCAAGGACGGTGTCAAGATCGACGCCGATGCAGTGACACTGGCGCTGCATGCGACCACACCTGGTCTGCAGCTCACGGGGACGACCCCGAACCAGTTGGTGTCTGTCCTTCCGAATACCGCCGCCGGTGTCACGGTCACCTCCTCCGGTGTGGAAGTCAAACTCGAGACAGACGGCGCCATCGAGTTCGACGGGGCCAATGGAGGTCTCGAGATCAACCTCGAGGCAACCAACCCGACCCTGGACATCGTCTCCAACGAACTGGGAGTCAAGTACAGCACGACCGCTGGAGGTCTCGACCAAGACGCCACTGGTCTGAAGGTCAAGGTCGACGGCACAACCGTCACCATCAACGCCTCCGGTCAGCTGGTGGCTTCGGCTGCTCAGGCAGGTATCGTCGAGGATGACTACGAGGTTGGCGAGGCCATTGCCATCGCAGATCCGGTCTACTGGTCGACGACTGCTGACCGCCTGCTCAAGGGCGATGCCGCCAAGGCGGACTGGCCAACCAAGGCTCAGATCTTCGGTGTCGCTGAGACTGCTCAGGGTACCGTTGGTCAGGAAGCGACAATCACGTCTCTTGGCCCGTGCTCGTGCCTCACTGGCGCAACCCCTGGTGACGTGTACTGGCTCGCAGTCGGTGGTGGTCTCACGACCACGATGCCAACTGCGAACAACGCACTCATCCGTCTTGGGTGGGCGATGAACACGACCGATCTGTTCGTCAGCATCTTCGACTACGGTCGTAGCGGCGCGTAGGCTACTGCGGTAGAGGAGTATCGTGCCGACCAAACCAGATGACCTCGACATCGTTCAGGTCATAAAACAAGAGTGGTCGAGCCTCGGGGGCGGGGAGGGGTCGGACTATCCAAGTCCGAACACGCCTCTCTCCGCTTTCGAGGATGCTCCTGAGGTTCCGGCTCTTTTCATCGTCGAAAGTGGACGCCGCAACAAGATCGTTGCAATTTGGACTCACAACGGAGACCTGAAGTTCAGAGACGTAGCTAATCCTGGCACGAACAGTGAAGGCTACACGCTCACGGATCTTCTAGCTAGCAGCAGCGGCATCACCGCCCCCCAGCATCGGGTGCTACCGCAGCTCATCCACTTCATCGATGAGGGTCCGGCTTTTGGTTACGTGTCCGGGGCCACGAAGACGGTGACTGGTGGCCTGTTCCCGACCAAGGTGGAGTGGAAGCGACAAGACGATACGTTGCTGATCGAAAAGACTATCGAGCGCAGCGCCGGTGGAGCAACAAACTTGAAGCCTACGCCCATCGTGTGGAAGCTCTATGACACCGACGGCACCACGGTCCTTGAGACGGTGAGCGACGCCGTCACCTACGATGGCATCCACGAGGCAGGTCGTACGAGGACGATTTCATGAGTGAGTCACCGGCAGCGGTCCAGATAGACTCTTTGGAAGAGGGCGTCTCCGATGTCGGCTACGTGGCTGTGGTCATGAAGCAGACGGTGACCACTGCCAAGGAGTATTTTCTGCTCATCGACTTGGACAACGCCGGCTCGGCCTACAAGCACACGCTCACCGGTACCATACGCGCCGCGCGCTTCGCTGCCTTCATCAATAAGGAGAACGCGAGCGCCAGGTGGCTGGTGCAGATGGGTGTGATTCTGTCCATCGATGGCACCGAGGCCACCATCGCCTGGATTCCCGGTGGGGGTGTGACTACGCTGCGCAATGATGAGTTCATCGACTTCAACGGAGGCGACGCATTTCCAGTCGTCTTCCCCTTCGACGTCGAGTCTGGTGACCTGAAGTACGTGGCTAGCAACGACAAGGAGACGACCTCTGACGTGAACACATCCGGTACGCTAAAGAACGTGGCAGACGCCGACGTCACACCGGCTGTGGGCGATGTGATTCTGCGGGCCGAGAGGTCTTCGGGCATCGGAAACGCGGACATCAACTACACGGCCTGGTATTACACGGTGGCATGATGGCACTCGCAGACACAGAACCGAGGAAGAACGTACTTCTCTATGGGGCCAATGGCGAGCCAATAAGTTCGAATGCTTCTGGACAGGTGGCGATCCAGAATCAGCCGAACATGAATGTGGCGCTTTCCACGCGCGCCACAGCAGCACAGCAGACCGACGGCACGCAGAAGGCCATCATCAGGGGCGGGGCCAAGGGCACGACACCGGCCGCCGACATCACCAGCAGCCACATCGACGACAACCGCCAGGGTATCGACACACGCAACTACGGCACTGGTACCAACGACAGCCAGCAGGTCGAAGGTCTGGCGCCAGACGGCAGTCCGCCCGTCGGAAATCCCGTCTGGTGTGGTGGTTGGGACGGCACGAACGTCGAGGCCCTGGAAACGGTGCCGAGCACGGGACGGTTGCAGACCACCCTCTACAGCCCCGACGGCGACCCGGTCTCGTTCCCCAGCGTCTCGTCGTCGATCAAGAACGACTTCGTCAAGAGCGGTGGCAACGACGACCTGCTCGTCGACGGCGGCGTCACGCCCGTCGTCTTCGAGTACCTGGCCGACGCGACCTACGACATCTCGTTGCAGGAGATCAAGTTCACGCTCGTCGCCAACTCGATCACCTTTGGCAGTGGATACTTCGGCTCCCTCGTCGGCGGCCTGACCAATGGGCTGTATGTTGAGGTGATCTCCAACGGCGTGACCATCGAGGTCTACAACGTGCTAACGAATGAGGGCTTCGTCAACTACGCCAGCCCCGGCGGCTTCGAGTGGATCGTCAGCTCCAAGGACCTGCTGGCCTCCAACTACGTCATCGGCGGCGGCTTGAGGTTGCACGCGGAGTCAGGCGACAAGGTCGTCGTGACCGTGCGCGACGACATCGACGCCGCCGGCGTCTACTTCAAGTGCTTCGTCAAGGGCAACTTGCTGGGAGCGTGACCGATGCCTCTGCCCAAACTCAGTGACGACAGGACCACCTACGTCGGCGGCAGCGACTGGACCCTGGGCCGCGACGCCTTCAAGCGCCATGACAACGCCAGCGAGCAGATGAACATCGACGGTCGCGCCAGTGGTACCACCGAGGTGTTCTGGAACGGCACGGGTGCCGGTGACAGCGGCGGCGACTGGACGGTTTCGGGCACGGGCTCGGAGACCGCCGGCTCGATGCACTCGGGCACCAACGGCTGGGACACGGGTGTCATGGCCGAGAACGACGACGTGTTCTGGGACCACGGTTCCGAGGTCGACGTCGCCGGTGGCTACAGCGAGATCAGGTTCTGGGTCCAACCCAAGGCCTTCCCCAACGGCTCGCGGCCCAAGCTCAAGTGGTTCGATTCGGGAAACAACGCCGTCGGCGACGCCCTGCGCCTGGACGACTACGCCGAGAACATGGACCTGGATGAGTGGCAGCAGATCAACATCCCCATCGACGACTTCAACCTCGACGCCGACGTGCAGAAGCTGAGGCTGGAGTCGCGCAACACCGCCGGCCAGCGCTACTGGCTCGACGACATCGAACTGGTGGCCGCCGACGGTAGTGGTCCCTACCGCTTCGAGTTCGAGGCCCCCGACGCCAACACCGTCTACCACGTGTCCATGATCGTCCTGCTCGTCGGCGCCCCGTCCGACGGCTGGGCCTCGGACGCCTTCGGCGGCATCTCCGGAGGCCTGGGCCAGGGACTCGTGCTCAGGCACCGGGACAAGGACGCTGAGGACATGCTCTGGAGGTTCGTGGTCAAGGACAACATGGGCCTCTTCGGCTACTTCCATCCCCAAGATGACGTCATTTTCGCCGACGACGTCATGGTCGTGGGCTTCATGGTCAAGCCCGGACTCACCAGCATCAAGGTCACCGACCGCCACGTGCTGCAGTTCATCGTCCGCGACGACCTGTCCAGCCTCTCGAACATGAGGGCCTACGTCCACTACGGCGTCGAGGAGGTTGAGGCATGACCGTTGATCTGAGGCAGCACCCAAAGACACCAGACGGCAAAGAGATCATCGCTCCCAGCTTCGTGTACGTCGACCAGAGCGGTCTGATCAAGGGCCATCGCTTCGAGTGCGTGGCCGACTCGACCAACGTCTTCGATTGGCTTTTGCCATTCAGCGTGGCCCTGCAAGGAGTACACGCCATCATCGTCGACAACCAGGACGGTGACTACGGCGAGTTCTCGGTCGTGGATAAGGACGACGTCCTGGGCCTGTTCGCGCTCTACGGTCTGACCGTGGGTGTCGATGTCCTGCGGATCCAGAAGTTCGGAGAGACCGTCTACGTTCCCACGGGCCGCAGCGACATTGGCTACTTCTTCGATAGTGCTTTCCAGATCCCTGCTGGTTTGTACCTGCGCATGGTCTGGGAGTCGACGCACGCGACAGAGGCGCCAACCATCTATCCGGCCTACAAGCTGTACAGGGACTGACATGCCGCGCAAAGTCTACGTCAACGGCAAGCAGAAGAATGAGAACGTGGTGGACCTCGACGCTCACGTCGGCGAGATCAACAAGATGATGGAGGCTTCCAGGGATAGAATTCGTCGTGGTAAATCGGCGAATATTCCAGAAGAACATAGAGGCAAGCTGAAAAGAAAATGAGCCAGACTTCAAATAGGCGTAGACGCAGACGCAGAGGCAACAATCGGTCTCGTCAGCAACAGCAGCACATCACTCAGGAGATGTTCGCGCAGACTCTGAAGGAAGTGATAGCTGAGGTCCAGTCTCCTGCAGCTGCAGAGCCGCGCACACCAAATGGTATGCAGAGCTTTTTCAACACCTGGAAGGGTGTTGGCGCAATCCTCAGTGTGTTGGCCATTCTATTCGGTGCAGCACTGTACATCCTCTCGCTCAAGTACGTTGACGAAGATGACTTCGAGAGGACACAACTCGAACAGAAGTCAGTCGACGACGAGCTGATTCTAAAGCAGCTTGAGCTGAAGAACAAGATCGTCGAAGTGAAGGCCGAATCAGAAGCTAAGACCCAGATGGTCTCTCAGGAACTGGGTTCAAAAATAGAAGCAGTGGAGAAGGAAGAGAAGCACATCAAGGAGGACGTCGGAGAAATCAAGGACAGCGTCAAGGAGATTCAAGAGGACCAGAAGATCCAAAATGAGAACATGACCAGACTCCTGACGAAGTTCAACGTGAAGCCAGCGGAGCAGCCGTCGAAATGACTATGCCCCCACTCCTGAGAGTAGGTAAGAGAGATGGAAGGATTGTTCATCGAGATACTCAAACAGGGATCGACGTCGGGATGTGCTGTGTTAGCAGCACTCTTCGTGCTCTCCCTGTTCGTGATACATCGGTTGTACAAACAACTCATGACATACATCGAAAGGGACAGACTGAAATCAGAAAGGCAGATCAGTAAGTACGTTGAACTGTCAATGGAGTTGAAAACTCTTGCCGAAGACCTAACCAAGAAACTGTATGCGCGGGATGAGCGCAAATCGGGAGATGGTTAGATGGGTCTGCTCTCCAGCATTTTTGGCCTCAGAAGTAGGAAGAAGATCGACCGTCTTCGCAGGGAGAGTGATGGCAACGGCGAAACAGAGTGGCTGAGACACGACCACAACGAGAGGTTCGCCAAGCTGTTCCCCTACGAGACTGTCCAGGAGATACGCAGCAGGGACATGCAGGACAAGCGTATCTACGATGAATTGGAGGAGAGTGTTGAGACCTTGCGCGGGCTGCGCGAGGAACTCAACGGAGACTAGGACGATGAAAAACTTGAACGGAGTTGGCAGCGGGACAGGTGCCAATTACCCTATCATTCTAGGCGCGTTCCAATGCATGATGGATGAAGGTGCCGTATTTGACAGCTGGACTGGCGTGTCTGGCAGTGCCATGGACATGTCCATGCTCGCCAGTGGGTGGGAGCCGAAGGAAGCGCTCAAGATCGCCAAGGAGACCCTACCGATCGACATCATCAGGCCAAGCCTCGTATGGCCTGTCGTCCCCGGTCTCTTCACCCTCGACAAGATGCAGGAAGCTCTCCAGCCAAATGTGGCACTCACCTTCGGCGATACGGAGACCCCACTGACCATCATCGCAACAGATTCCGACACCGAGGAGGAAATCCAGTTCTCCTCTCAGAAGACCCCAGACGTCAAATTGGCACCGGCCACACAGGCATCAACGTCAATTCCATGGATGTTTCACCATGTGGAGATTGACGGCAGACGCCTGACAGATGGCGGAATCGTCCACAACTTCCCAGTGGATCTGCCAAAGTCTCACGCAGTTGGTGTCCGTGTCCTTGGACAGAAGCACGACCCGAAGCCATGGAAGTGGTGGGGCTCGTACTCCTTGAACCATGTCGATGCCATGATGAGGGCCGGTGAGCGCTCGCACGTCAGCAGGGCCATCTGGCAGAAGGCCAAGATCGTCGTCATCGAGTCACCGATCTCTGGCCTCGACTTTCTGAAACTTGACAAGAGCATGGTCAACCGGCTCTACACGGTCGGGTACGAGGCAGTCGAGAAGAAGCTCAAGAACGGCTGGACGTGGGAGCCGCCTGAGCCTGGCAACGGAGAGCGGAGGTAGCCATGGCACTCGTCAGAATCACCATTCCAGTCTCGAACCCAGACGAGGTCATGGAGGACTTCTGCTACATCGAAGTGTGGCGGGCAGAGACAAAGTGGGGCACCTACACCAAGATCAGCACGAGAGCGACAAGGCCTCTTCTGGTCACGGCGACCTACAACTACGACTTCGACGACAACAGCGGAGCCGTTCACTATTGGTACAAGTGGCGCTACTCGAACAGTGCAGAGACTCTGTTCAGCGAGTTCTTTGCACCTGTCCAGGGCTACACGCCGAACGCCACCTACTGCACCCTCGACCACGTTCAGCGCATCATCGGACGCGGCGACAAGAGCAAGAGGATCCGCTTCTCGGATTCCTACAAGAACCTGGGCGTCCCTAGAGGTCAGACGAACACCGGCGATGCAGCTCTAGCTGCTGTCTCAATCGGTCCAAGCTACGCCGGCATCGAGCGCTTCATCATCGAGTTCAGCAGCGACACCGACTTCGAAGTCACCGTCCAGGAGAAGGACAGCCAGGAGAACAGAACCGTTGGAACGGGAACCGTTTCTTCTGATTTCGCTGCCATTGACAGCAGTATCTACATCAACAGTGACGATTGGTCCGGGACGGCTGCTGCAGGCGACAAGATTGGATTTCAGACAGAGAGCCACATGTCGACTGATGACGCCATCGCGTTCATTCAGGATGCTGAAGTCCTGGTCGACATCATCATCGAGGAGAACATCGGGTACCTCGAGCAGAAGGACACTGAGCTGAGGTTCGACCGGGACACGGTGCCGAAGGCAGTCCGGCAGGCGTGTGCACGATTCGCGGCGTTCTTCATCTACACGACAGTGCACAATGAGCAGACCATCCCAGGGCTGCCGAACAACATCAACGACATCACCACAGGCCTCAAGCGCGACAACGACCTCTCCACGTGGCCGAAGCAGGCCATCAGGTACCTGAACGCCTGGATCAAGAAGCAGAACGAGTTCTACGACACCGAGACTGGACAGGCCCTCTCGAGGGGACCGCGTTGGAGTGGCGTCAAACCGATCTTCGATGCCGCTGGCGTCTACGGTGTTGGTGTTGGGCTCCGGCTCCCGGACGTCAACCAGTTCTACGACCGCAGCCAGATGAACTACGATGGTCTCCTGGACTACGACTGGCTGCGCTTCAATGAAGGCGCCTACAGCTACGACACCTGATGTACCAAGTTGACACCAACTTCAATGAATTCGTACGCAAGGTCAGCCAGATGGCTGACACGCTGGAGGTATTCGGCAACAACGTCGTTGGTGACCTGTCAAAGCTGTTCTGGGCCAGGAATCGAAATCTGATTGCTGATTATCTCGAGCACATGATGGGCTTCTTCGAGAAGGTGCCGGTCGCTGAACACTGGTCTCGAGTCAAGTCTGAGCTTCTTGGCGTCACAGACCAAGCAGAGATGGAACACATCCTCGTGGCCAACGGCTTCAGTAGAGAATGGATGTTTCGACTCACTGGTTCAGAGCAGATGTTCAGCGTGGTGAACGACAGCAACTGGTATGCAACCGGGACCATGGAATCGGTCCTGTTCGATGCCATCCATGGCGGCCAGAGCGACACCATCGTACGCGGCAAAGACTATGCCGACCTGTCCATCAATGCAGACGTTTCTGGGCTTCGCGACCTCTATCCGAACATCGTCGATGAGAAGCTCATGGAGCGCAGTGGCGGTTCGATAGGCGTCATGAGGATATTCGTTTGGCAACAAAAGGCACTTTTCGGTAAGCTCGAGAACATCGCTGACGAGCTGTTTGTGCTAGCGGCTGCCAAGGTGCAGAGCAAAGGCAAGTAGACGATGCCAATCCAGGACAGACCGACACAATACCTAATCAAGACGGGCGACTACTTCGATGACGCTGTCGCCAACATCGTCGAGATCATCAAGCGCATGCAGGTGACCGACCCTGGTCAGTATCTGACCTGGATCAAGAGGGTACACGAGGTCTATCCTGCTGATTTGCTTATAGTTCCTGAGACTCCGTGCATCTGTGTGGACTTCGTAGACCACGAAGAGGAGATCCACACGATAGGCAAGAAAAATGTTACCTACGAGTTGCAAATAGGCATTGAGATCTACTACTATCACCAGCAAATCAATGAAGAGCTACGAGAAAAAGAGATAAGAAGCGCTCTCTGGGAGCTTGGCAGGATTCTTCGGCGCAATTCGTTCGTGAACGGGCTCAGTTCGAAAGGCGCCAGGATCGTGTCGAGTGAGGTGCTTAACCGCACTCGATTGAACGGTGTCTACGCAGGGGGACGTGTTCGTTACAACGTCCCCGTTCTGATCCAAGAGCAACGGGGCGACTAACCGCCCCCGAGCAGAGGAGACGCATACATGGGTACCACGGGACAGATTGCGATTGGCGCCCGCGGTGTCTTCGCCTATGGCGAGGAACGCGACTGGGGTCAGCCAATCCCCCCGAATTTTCGTGTCGACTTCAAGACGGAGTCGTTCAACAACGAGATCGGCAACCTGCTGTCCGAGGCCCTGAACCCAAGCCGCGGTACGTCCAAGCGCGTGCCCGGCACCTCGAACATCACCGGCGATGTCGCCATCGAGCAAAACACAGAGGGCTACGGGACGTGGTACAAGCACGCCCTGGGTGACTATGTGACGCTCACGGCGGCCGACGGTGGTATCCGGGCTCAGGTGAACACGGCCTACACGACAGGAGGCGCTGGTCCCCACGAGCTGGTGGTCACAGGGGACGTCACGGGCGTCTTCGAGACCGGCGGCGCCAACTACACCATCGCTGTCGTCTACAAGGACTCCAGCGATGACCTGCAGGCAGTGACGGGTCTGGCCTACACGGCAGCCTTCGCCGCTGGCGAAACCACCTTCACCCTCACCGGTGGCGACCCCGGAGTCTCCATCAACCAGGGCGCCTGGATCATCCAGTCGAACGCGACTGACTGGACCGGCGTCTACTCGCACTACATCGAGTCCGGCCCCACGCTGCCGACCGGCATGACCTTCGAGGTCGGCCGCGACCTGGCGTACTTCATCTACGGCGGATGCAAGTGCAACACCCTCGAGGAGACCTACACCGCGCAGGAGATCCTCCAGGCGACCTTCAGCTGGATCGGTCGCGGGGAGTACAGCGGTGCGGACCTTCTCAGCGCGGCCACGTCGGCCACGACCGAGTTGGACCTCACCAACTACACCCTGGACTACTACAGCGCGAGCCAGAACATCGGCTACGCGTTCGCGGACGACGGTGCCGTCTTCACAGACGAGACCACCGCCGCCAACAACAACACCGCAGACGACGTCACACTGCTTCCGGTTACCCCGGCGGTCGATGACGCCTACTACTTCGGTGCAGACGATGTGTTCCCGGCCATTGAGATCATCATCAGCACTGCCGCGGTGACGGCCAACTGGACGATCACCTGGGAGTACTGGGATGGTACGGCCTGGTCGACTCTCCTGTTCAACAACCAGGAGACTGTTGACCTGGACGAGGCTGCTGGCACCTACGTCAACAGTTTCGACCTTCCGAGCGATTGGGCATCGACCACGGTCAATGCGCAGGCTGCCTATTGGGTCCGCGCACGTGTCTCGGCCTACACGGCAGGTACAGGCCCCATCGGCCAGCGTCTGTATCTCGGCCCCGGCATCATCGGCTTCAACAAGGTCGGTGAAGTGCAGGTCGGCAGTGAGAACGAGATCGCCTACGACGGCACTGAGGTCTCGATCACCGCTGGTACGGCCAAGCTCAAGAACATCACCAACTGGGCGAGCGACTCCGACCATGCGGCCGGTGAGCCCGTCGCGGTGCAGGGCCACTGGGACGACCCAGCTGACCCGCCGACCACCGACCCGCTCAGCTCCTTCCAGGCAGCCGTCTACCTCGATGGCGTGGCCCAGGAAGTGCTGTCTGGCAGCTGGACCCTGAACAACAACCTGTTCGCGGACAAGTTCCAGTTGGGTGACCGGTTCCGCGCCGGCCTCCCCGAGCAGTTGAGGACTGTCGAAGGCGTCCTGAACGTCGAGTTCGACGATGAGATCCTGTACCACAAGTACATCAACGCGACCTCGGCCTACCTCGAGTTCCGTTCGGTGGACGAAGGTGAGGTGATCAACGGCGCCGGCAACGACGTCTACCGTCAGAAGCACGTCCTCTTCCCCAACATCGAGTTCACGGGCACCACGCCTCAGATCGGCGGCCCGGACCAGATCACTCACGACATGAACTTCACGGCTCTTGTCGATCAGGAGAATTCGATGAACGAGGTGGTCGTGATCCTCGTGAACACGGTTGCCACCATCTAGAACCCACCCCTGAGTTGGTCCGGCCCCGTCTTTCGGGGCGGGGTCGGGCTGCTCCTTCTACATGCACCAGCGTGACCGAATTGAAGTCTCAGGCATCAAGCTCCTGGGGGCCTTCGTATTTTTCTTGCCAAGTTTGGCGTGGATGTGGGTATACGATAGGTTGTGGGTAGGCTGTTTTTGGCTTGTCCGCCGCCTACAGGGCCATGGGGGCGGATACATATACAAGCTGGGGTTGAAACTCCGCAAACACGCTCATATAATCGGCCGCAACGTACTGGTGGAGGGCCTCCGGTACGCATCTAACAAAACAGAACAGGAGATCATCATGAAGGCAATCGACACCAAGACACCTCACACATTCGTGCCAAAGTGCGACCAAGGGCTGCCGCCTGAGGAGCAGACCAAGTTCATGGTCACCTACATCGACGCCTACTTCGAGGCGAAGCTCTCCGACGACGTCTACCAGGTCAAGGGCATGGGCACCGGCCGCAAGGAGACGATCAAGAGCGGCACGCAGCAGAACGAGGTGCTCAAGCGATGCCTCAAGGGGTGGGAGAACTTTGTGGGCGAGGACAGCGAGCCCGTCGAGTTCAACGCAGGCGAAAAGGATGAGGACAAGATGTCCAACATCAACAAGATCCCGCCTGCCGTCCGCAAGGAGATCGCCCAGCACATCAAGGGCGAGTCTGAGGCCGAAGAGGGGGAATAACGAGGGCGCGGGACATTGTAAGGTTCCGCCACTTCCTCGCGTCCGGTAACGACCCAGAGCACCGCCAGAAGAGCTGGTCGTGTGAGCACTGCATGGAGCAGCCGAAGCTCCAGCTGGAGCGGAGGTGTCCCTTCTTGCCTCCTGAGGAGCTGACCGATGTCGAAGAGTCGGTCAAGAAATCCAGTACAAATAAATACAAGATTCAGTTTAGTAAAAATAAGAAGGTAGCTCCTAAGAAAGAAGAGCCGGTTGAGGAAGAGAAAGAAAAGCCGATCCTCGTTGACGGGAAGCACTCTTTCTATAGCTGTCCGACTGCGCTATTCTTGAGTGAACGCGGACTCGTAACGCTCGTCGACCTGATCCAGTGGTCAGAAGACATGAGCGCACCATTGATTGACGGAGGGCTCCTCAACCACACGAAGTTCTACTTCCAGTTGAGGCAAGCCGTTGTAGGGGAACAACGTTCGATCGAAAAGGAGGAGCACGAACGGGCCAAGCAGAAAACAGATAAAAACAGCAATATAAAAACCGGTTCCAAGCCCGCCCGCGCACCAAAACGAACGCCCCGCCGCAGAAGGTGACAGTAGATGCCTGCTGAGCGGACGATTCGGTTCAATGTCGAGATCAGGCGCGTCGGTGGCGCGACCTTCCAGAAGTTGGTTGGCGAGATGCGCCAGTTCGCGAATGCGGCTGGTCGCTTTGCTTCATCGATCAATCGCCTACAAAACGTCAACGCGTCGAAAGCAGCTTTTGACAACCTGACGAAGGCCGTTGAAGGTACCCTCACCGCAATCGCCAACGTCAAGAACATCGACGTTACTCCGGCCGTCAAACAGTTCGAGATGATCCGTCGCACAGTAGGCGATACGAACGCGCAGATGCAGCTCATGAAGCAGTTGATCGATGAGGTCAACGCCATCAAGAGCCGTGTAGGAGCTGGCCGGGCAGCGACTGAAGAAGAGAACGAGGCACGCCGCGTCAAGAGGACGGCCGATGCCATGCGCCTCAAGATCAATGAGGCACGAGAGCTAGTACAAGCGGAGCTGGCTCGTTCGCGGGCGTCGAGGGGGTCGGAGTCAGCCGACGTAGCGTCTGCAAAAGCGCTCCGTGCACACGCTACGGAGCTGGAACGCGCCCGCGCCAAGGGTGTGGCTGCGGTCAAAGAGCTTGAGCGGCTGAGCCAAGAGCACGAGAAGCTTGGGGTCAACGTCACCAAGACTGCCGGCCTGTTCAATCAGGCAGCGGCCGGTCTGGACAAGGAAGCTCAGAGCGCAAGGACTGCTGCGGCTGCTATTGAGAAGAACGCCGCAGCCCAGAAGAAACAGGCCCAAGAGCAGCAGCGTGCCGCCGTGGCCACGAAATCTCTATCGGCTGGCTTCGACAACATCGTCAAGCAGCAGTTGCGTTTCTTTGCTTCGTCTATCCTGGTCTTCGGTGCAATCACCAACATCAGGCGAGCCTTCGAATCACTCCTCGAGTTGCAGGACCGGACTGCTAAGGCCTTCGCGGTCTCGCGTTCCGAAGTCATCCTCCTCGAAGAGCGTTTCAATAGTCTCCGAGAAGCCATCGTAGACTTCTCGTCGCAGACTGGCCAGAGCGTCAAAGACGTCAGTGAGATCCTGTTCCAGTTCGGTAGCGCCGGTCTCCAAGCAGAGGAGTCACTGGCCGCTCTCGAGTCAACGCTGAACTTGATCATTGCAACCGATGCTGACGTCACGTCTACGACCAAGACCGTAGCAGCCACGTACAGGCTCCTCGGCGGCAGTGTCGCTGGCACCGGCACAAAGCTGGAAGCATTCGCAAGGATCAATGACGTCCTCGCGGCCACCTATCGCAACAATCAGGTCGAGCTGAACGAACTGAACCAAGGTCTCAAGTTCGCGCTCCCTGTCGCTAAACAGCTGGGCCTGTCTCTGGAAGAGACGACCGGTATCCTGGCTACGCTGCAGAACAACTTCATCCGTGCTGGTGAAGCCGGCCGTTCAATGCGTTCCATCTTCGCTCGCATTACTTCGCAGCAGGCCGAGTTCCAGCGTGCTTTTGGTATCGCTTTCGACCCTGAGAAGCCGCTCGACTTCTTGGATCTGATCCGACAAATCAACATACGTCTCGGCAATGGTCAGCTCACGGCTAACCAGGTCGGTACAGTGTTCGAGCGCTTGGGTCTGCGTGGTGCGAACTCATTCTTGATCCTCACGCAAAAGACGGGCGACTTGAACGAGACCATCAGGAAGTTGCAAGAGGAGTCGCAGGGTGCTGCCGAAGCAATGGCAGACACGCGCGTCGATGAGCTGTCACGTCAGTTCTCAATTTTCAAGAACATCCTCCTAGAGGTTGCTCGCGAAGCCCTTCAGCCGATTGCTCTCTTTCTTGGCGCCATCATCAAGATCATGCAAGCCATGCGGGAGGCACTCAGGGATAATGCAATTGGTGATTTTCTTGCCATCGTGCTGAAACTGGCGACAGCACTTTTGGCTTTGAAAGTCGTCATGCTGGCGGTGAACTTGGTGACCGGTCTACTCGCCGGCACTACTGCTGGTGCAGCGCTCGGCATTACTGCTATGACCGGCACCACGTTGACGTTGACTGGTGCACTCGGCGGCTTGCGTTTGGCTTTGGTAGCAGTGCAGTTGCAGATGCACGCTCTGTGGTTGACGAACCCTTATCTTCTGGTCATAGGGCTTATTATTGCTGCTATTGCTGCAGCTACTGCAGCGTACTTAATCTTCAGCAAAACAGTTGCTGAAAGTGTTGAAGCGAGTCGCGAAGCCATCAAGGAGATGACTACTGAGATAAACGAGCGGCAGAAACAGATCGACTCAATCAAAAACACACGCAGAGAACTTGAACTTCTTCAACAACAAGTTGACAACGGTGCGTTGAGTACTGACGAAGCTGCTATCGCAATCGGAAACGTTGCTGGCAAGTATGGAGATCTAGCTGAGGCAGCAATAGCAGCCGGTGGTGATCTGGCTGTCTTTAATGACAAAGTTGGTGTGCAGCTTCGTATCTTAGAACAACTTCAGAAACAAGACGAACAAGAGAGAGAAAGCGAGTTCAAGAAATCTCTTGACGATGTCTTGTCTACAATTCAGCAAGCAAACAAGGACATACGTAAATTTGGTCCTGAGGTTGCTAGATTCAACAAATCGATCAGCGCTACTACAGACGTACAGCAATTGAGGGCGCTTAGATCCGCAAGTTATGAAGCCAGAGCAGCTCTAAAAGATGCAAAAGAAGAATCTTCTGAAGTATTTAAACAGTGGAAGCTGCTCATAAAAGAGTCGCCACGACTTGCAATCAAATTCTCTGAAGCTTCAAATCAAGCCAGATCGTTATTCACATCATTGGGTCTTGTCAAAGAAGAGGCTCTTACAACTGCAGATGCATTCAGTACAACCGTAAATGCCATGGAGAAGGTAAAGGCTCTACGGTTCGGGCAAGAGATTTCAGGTATTACAGTCACGATGCAATCGTTGGCAGACGCCGCTAAGAGTCTGCAGATTTTCAGTCTATTCAAATTCGACGTCATCATCGATGACACTGAGTTACAAGCACTTCGTGATTCTATAGCCAGACTCGAAGGCGACTTTGAAGACACACTCGACAAAGTCACAGGAGCTACAGCTACTTTCGCAGAAGATTTGCCAAGCCTCATCGTTAATCCGCAAGAAGTCGAGAGAGCCGGCACAATCTTCGCCAACACATTGGTCAGCAACATCCAGACCGCCGTCAACAAGAACCGCAACATTTTGCGCTCATCATTCATCAACCAGAAGGAAGCCATAGAACTGTCGCGCAGGGTGTCGTTCATTAGGCAATACGATCTTGGTTTGGTCGAAAAGACTGCTGCCACTGAAGAACAAAGAGCCCAGGCCGTTGCAGGTCTCGCGACGCTGCAAAGTACGATCATTGAGCGTCTCAGACAACAGCTGAAGCTACGTGCGAATGGTATCACTGACCAGGTAAGGCTCAATGAGATCACGAGAGAAAACGCGGCAGCGCTTGGACGCGTAGAGCAACTGTTCGGTAATATCAACGAACTCAACCACACATTGCTGTTCACACAGTTGGCAAGTGTGCAGGCTTTGTTTGACATCACGAAATTCCTTGGTGCCCTGAACAAGTCCGAGAGAATTGCGTCTGTTGCTAGCCTCAGTCGCTTGGGCAACGTCAAGAGAGAGATCAGTCTCACCAGTCAACGCAAGAATTTGATCAAAGATGAACTTGATATCCAAAAGGAAAGCCTCAAGAACATCAGCGCTTCTAGCGACACAAGCGAAAAGGCTCGTGCGGTAGCAGTTACCCAGCAGGAACAGGTAAACAACGTACTGAAGGCTGGTGCCAAACAACGCATTGACCATCTGAATGCAGAGCAAGAACTCATCAAGGCAACCATTCAGACGCTGGGAATAAATCGTCGTTCGAGTCAGCTTGGTGACAAGAGTCTCAACACTGCAAGGGCTCAGCTTGGTGTCGCCGTTGACACAGTGAACGCTTTTGAAGAAAGAAAGCGTAGAGCTGCAGAACTACACGTTGTCCTGGAAGACATCGAAATCCTCTCTCTGAGGGAAGCTCAGAACAACGAAGCGATACTCAAAGCTACTGAGAAGTTGATCGCGGCATCACGCAGTCGTTCGAATGCCATCAGAGACGCAATAGACAAGACTGAATTGCTTCAGTCTGGCAACAGCAAACTCACGGCAAACCTGCAAAAGCAGAGAAGGCTCATCGAAGAAATCGGCAGTCGCGAACAGAGAATTGCAAAAGACAAAGAAAAAGGCGTCAGGCTTGATTCACAAAGTTTCACTGTTCGTGCCAAAGCAGCAGCCGCAGAAGCAGAACTTCTCGATGACCGTAGAGAACTGCTTGAACTCAGCATCCAGGAGTCGAATGTCAGGTTCGGTATCCTGCGCACCATAGCTACAGAAGCCGCTGCTTTCTCCGGCATCACTGACAAGGCGCTGAAGATCCTTGGCATTGAGAAGACGACACAAGGAATAGAGAACAGACGTCTTGGAGTCCAACTCAAGTTCATCGCCGGCCTGACGAGATTCCTGGCGCTTCAGCGTGAGATAGATTCGCAGCGCAGGGACTCAGAAGCGCTGTCAACCGAACAGCAATTGCGTCTGACCGCTGCTGCAAAGGACCAGTATGGTTTAGCAGTTGCAATCTTCGAAGTTGAGAAGAAGAATCTCAAAGACAACTTGACAAAAGAAGTCAAGCTCAACCAGCAGCTACTCGATATCTACGAGCGTCAGTACCAGGCCATCGCTACAAACGCTAGCGAGGTGAACGACATACTGTCTGGTTTCGTCACACAACAGTTCGACACTGGACCGTTCAGTTCGCTGCTCTACTTCTCCGATGAGCTGAAGCTGACCTGGACAGAGATCTCTCGCATTGGTCCGCAAGGTGTCGCCAAAGAGTTGTTCGCTCAACTCCGCAGAGGCGAAGTAGATGTCGACAACATAGGTGGTGCGTTCGGCGATGCGCTTCGCTTGCTGAAGGAGTACAACGACCAGCAGAAGGCTTTGATCGAACTTCAGAACGACATCAAGACGGCTAGATTCGACAATGCTCTGGAGTTGATCTCTACAGCAATCGACACCGGAAATCTTGGACTTGCCAACACGCTGTACAAGCAGATGGCAGACAATGTCGAGCAGCTTGACCCGATCGAGCAGACGCTTGACCCGGGCGTTGTGTCCGGGCGACTGGCAGCTCTCAAGGTCATCGCAGAAGGCATCAAAGAGAACTTCGGTGCATCGAAAGACGAGATCACAAGAAGTGTCGAACGGCTCAGCAAAGTACAGGAGATCATCAATTCACTGAATCGACAGACCAACGAGTTCAGTAGGGCTCTAGCTGAGGGTCAGTTCACTGACGAATTTGCCAATCAGTTGACAGACAGCGTGAACAAGTTGTCGCGGATAGTTGGTCTAGAAACCGACTACGCTACTGCTTTGAAAACAGCTGCAGCCGCCATACCCGTTGAGAAGATGGCTGACCTTGAAAAGGTCACGCTTGCTACCAACGACCAGATTGAGCGTATGTCCGAATCGCTGCTTGAGGTCATAGACCCAATGCGCGACGTAGCATCTGAGCTGCGTGACATCGCCAACAAGCTGGACGGTCTTGACGGTACTGAGATCAGAGTAGTGGTTGAGGGTCTCGGCATCGTTCCTGCCGTCATCAAGAAGTACCAGACAGGTGGTATGGTTCCTGGCGTTGGCGAGGGCGACATCATTCCAGCGCTTCTCGAGCCAGGCGAGTTCGTCATACCGCGCTCTGCCGTTGAAGCATTCGGCGTCTCGTTCTTTGAGAACTTCAGGAACCCTGACGCCATTCATCGTGCACAAGCCATCAAGGGTATTCTTGGGTACAAGCACGGTGGTCCTGTTGGCTACCAGACTGGTGGATTGGCAATTTCAGGTACTAGTGAAGCCATATTGAGAGAGTCGTTGGTACCGTCGCTTCTTGATGATTTGAAAAATGGTACCTATCTTAACGTAGAAAAGCTTGGTCTTATTGAGCAAGCAATGGCTGAATTACTACGTGTCTGGAGTGGCAATGAAATACCTCCAGATTTCAAACTTAGTCAAGAAGACAAAGCACGTCTTGATGACTTGATAACAAAAAATAGCGAGGTCGCTAAAGCATTTGAACAGCTGGAATTCTTCGCGAAGGAAAGTTCTTATATTGAGACTCAAGATCCGCGCACCAAAGAACAATTTGAAGAGGACAAAAAGAGAGATACTCTACTAGCTTCCATAGCATCCAAAGTTGATTTAGCAGATGAAAAGCGACAAGAACTTTCTAAGCTGTCAATCGATGAGCTTATTAAGTTTAATACAGCGATGGAAGAACTAGTTGCGCATACAAAAGCAGACGAATCGAAAAGAGAAGCTCTTGTTGATAGAATCGTTGCCGCAGGTGGTCCCACTAGTGAGCAATATGAGAAATTCAGTACTGATTTGTTGGAAGGAATTGCAAAGGGATTTGAAAAAGAGAGAAAAGAAGAAATTGTAGCAGCCATTCCGAAAGAAGACATCGGACCAGGTAGAAGGGAAGAGTTACTCGGCCTGTCAATTGAAAGACTTGAGGATGTTGCTGCGACATTCAAAGAACTTTCTAAAATAGAGATTGCTGAAGAATCTAAAGAAATTCTGCAGCAAGATACCATCCGAATCACGTTCTCATACGAGGAAGGCTACGAAAAACTTCGTTCTGATCTGGCTAATCTGTCTCCTACAAAGGTCGAGATAGAAGCAGATGAAGATTCTGTTGCAGCTTTCATAGACAAAATAAGCAAGATCGAATCAACTGCACTTGTTGGTCTTGGAGGAACCGGCGCTGCTGCTGGTTTCCAGGCTGGCGGTACAGTCCCAGGGTCAGGCCTTGGCGACATCATCCCAGCGCTTCTCGAGCCCGGTGAGTTCGTCATCCCTCGAGGTGTTGTTGGTGCGCTGGGCACTGGCTTCTTCAATCAGTTCTTGCAGCCAGAGTTCATCCAAGAACTGGCTTCGTTGAACAGGAAGCGCGACCGCGGAGAACTTGGCTTCTTCGACTTCATCAACGCGACAGACGACGTGAGAGCCAATGTACGTGGCTTCAAGCACGGCGGACCTGTTGGCTATCGCTCTGGCGGTGTTGCCAGGTACCAATTCGGAGGTGCCGCTTCTGGTTCTGCAGTCGACTTGATTAGAGCCATCGACATCTTCAGAAACGATCTCATCTTCGAACTGCGTAGCGGTGTAATCAGGAACCTTGAGAAGCTCATCGAGATCGGTACCAAGATACTCGATGTGCGGCCAGCTAGTGCTGAAATCGAAATCAAGCCTGAAACGGTTGATACATTCGTAGACGTAGCAGATACCGGCGCAGACTTTGCCAGCGTTATGGTAGAGGCCGACAAGAACACGGAAGCCACTTCAGATTCCGTGAAGCAGCTCAATGCAGAGACGTCCAAGGGACAGAGCATAGTAGCGAAAGCTTCAGAAGAGCGAGCGAAGGCGCAAGAGACTGCAGAGAGAAACCAGAAGAAGGCCATCGAACTGCAGAAGAAGTTTGGCCTCACTGGACAGAGCGCACTCAGTGATGTGAGCGCGGCTATGAACGCTTTCAAGCGTCACGTGAGCCAGGCAAATTCTACTACGAACAAGTTTGCCTCGGACCTCCTGAATGCGTTCGGCGCCAGGTTAGTTAGGGCGATCCAAAAGATCAGCGACATCATCTCTGAGACCTTCATATCTGCGATCCCAGCAGCCTTCGATTTCTTCGTTGGCGACTTCTTGACTTCTCTTGGTGAGATAGTCTCGAAGAACGATGAGGCCGTAGACAAGATAGTCGATTCGTATCTGAAGAGCAGAGGAGACCTGGTAGAGCAGCTCAAGAGAAATGAGATCTCCTACTTCGACTACTTCAACCGTCTGGAAGATCTCAACGCTGACACGAACGCCAGCCTTGCAGAAGGCACAGAGAACGTCGCCGAAGAAATGGACAAGGTTCTCGGCGATTTCATCCAAGATTTCTTCGGGCGTTTCACTGACGTCCTGGGCGACTTGACGAATAAGTTCTTCGAGTTCACGAGTGAAGTCGGGCAGTCCATGCAGGGGCTCGCTCTGAATTTCTTCGACTTGTTCGGACAGCTCGGTGGGGCTGCAGGCCAGCTCATCGGAGGCCTCGTCGGCGGTGGGGGTGCCGTTGGCGGCGCAGCCGCTGGTGCATTCGGCGCTGGAGCTGCAGGTGGAGTGGCCGGCGGACCGGCCGGTGCAGTCGTGGGTGTGGCCGCTGGTGCCATCATCGGTGGTGTCGTTGGTGAGGCTCTGAAGAGCCTGGTGCCAATCGCCGGGGCCATCTTCGAGGCCTTCAACACCGTGGTCAACACCATCATTCAGGCCGCACTGAGCATCATCCCGGTCATCGTGCAGCTGGGTCTGATGGGCCAGGATGAGATCGAGGCCCTGGCTACTGCGATCCAGGAAGAGCTGCCGGTTGCCATCCAGCGCTTCATCGACAATTTCGCCTCCAACCTCGAGACCGTGACCGCTCTCCTGGTACAGGAACTACCTGGAATTGTTGATGATTTCATCAGAGCATTCGAGGAGGCGGTACCAGCGATCGGAGATGCCCTCATCACGCTGGGGCCGGTCTTCGTCGAGCAATTCGCCAAGTTCATCGTCGCAGCAGCAGCTACGTTACCGGCACTTTTTGACGATATCGGCGAGTCCATAGGGGCTACCCTCCAGGCGCTCCTCCAGACAGGCCTCATCGACCAGATCGGGCCGATCGTGAGCAGCCTCCTGGACGCCCTTCTGAGCGTCTTCAACAACGTGGGTATCCCGCTCGCCACAGCATTCGCCGAAGCCGCTCCAGGCGTCGTCACGGCCCTCGTAGGGGCCATCCTGGCGGCAGCCCCGGAGCTGGCTACTGCCGGCTTCGAGATCATCAGCATCGTGGCCTCAACCCTGGCAGATCCAGCCGTACTGCAGGAAATCGGTACGGCCATCATGGACAGCTTCAAGAACTTCATCGGCGGCTTCGCCGGAGGCGACCTTGAAGTGCCAGGGATCGAGAACTTGTTCGGCGTCCTGTTCGGTGCCCTGGAATCGATTTCCAGCGTGCTGCCGGTAGTCGTTGGCCTAATGACCAGCATGGCGTCAATATCAGGCTCTCTCATAACCGTCTTCGATGAGGTCGTGACAGTAGCTTTCATACCGATGTTGAACAGCGTGTTGCCACTGTTCGATACCTTCGTCCAGTTGCTGACGCTTTTCACGCCGATGGTTGCAGTGTTGGGTCAAGTTGCTACTGCGGTCGGTGGTCTCCTGAACGCGTTCTCTGGTCCGTTTGCCGAGTTCATCGCGCTCGTGCAAGGTGGCATCTTCGACCTCATATCGGAGCTAGTTGATGTCTTGTCCATGTTCAGTGGTTCAGCACAAGATGTGCTGGGTGTTTTCGTCAACGCCATAAAACAACTGACACCACTCGTCAGTGTGCTGGCTAGCGCCATCTTCGGAAGCTTGAGTGAAGTTGTAGGGGTAGTCTTTGAAATCCTCAGCGCTGCCATAACCGTTATCGGCGGCGTTGCTACGGTTGCTGTTTCGTTGATATCGGTATTCACCTCAATAATAAATATACTGGTGCAGCTAATACCGTTCTTCACAGTCCTCATCGAAGCAGTGTTGAAGCCGTTCGTCAGAATCATCACTATTCTGGTTACCATCATCAACTTAGTGGTGAAGTCGTTTTCCAAGCTCGCGTCTACGTTCTTCAGAGTGTTCGGAGGCGTGATAGACGTTATCGCGAAAGCTCTTGTCCCAGTCCTGCAAATCGTTGCAGACGTTTTGCTCCTGATGTTGCCAGTACTAGAGGCTCTTACACCGGTCATAGAGATTCTGATCACTATCGGGTTGCTTCCTCTGATCGGCGTGATTCTATTGTTGCTCGCACCTCTACTCTTACTTGTGGTTATATTTGAAGCGGTGAACTACATCATCGGACAAGCGGCTCTGTTCCTTGGTGTGATCAATGATGCCATGTTGGTGTGGACAAGATGGTTGGATCTTGCCAGCCAAGAAATACATGAGGGCGCCCGCATAATCGAGGATGCTCTCAGTACTGCAACGCATGCGGTTGAAAAGTTCCTTCTGCCATTGAGGTACTTGGAAATCGTACTCAAGGCGATCGAACACGCTCTGTGGGGCGGTAGCCTCATTCCAGCCCTCGAGGCCCTGTGGTCCGTCATCGAAACCGTCACTGGCTTCGTGAACGAGCTGGCCGCAACTCTCCAGACCGGACTCGTCACGGCTCTGTCCGCCGTGTTCCAGCTCATCTCTGACTTCCTGAACAGCATCCCAGGCTTGGAACAAGTATCAGAAGCCACGTCCAGCTTCGGTGAGGCCGCGGTCGAGACTGCTCAGAATGTCAACCAAGCAGCTGGAGACGCAGCTGGTGGCAATGTTCCGACCGTTGCCAACATCGGTGGTCAGGGTAGCGGCCTTCTGGGATTCGGCGGCGTCCTCCACGATGGCGGCATCTTTGGGAAGAGCGATGACCTGAGTCGCATACAGAACCTGCGAGCCAACGAAGGCATCGCCGTACTGCAGCACGGCGAGGGTGTTCTGACTGCGCAAGGCGTTGCAGCAGCTGGCGGACCGGCAGGTATAGCCGCTCTGAACTCAGGAGCCAATCTGTTCGGCGCACCGCAAGGTGAGGCTGGTGGCAACTATGGTTCTTCTGGTGTGACGCAAGTCGGCAATCAGAACATAACCAACGAAGAGAACTTTGACATTGAAGTGAAGTTCGAAAACTGTAGCTTCAATGGTGAAGACGTTGCCGAGGTAGTGGAAGAGAACATCGTCACGAAGCTGAGAGACAAAGACGGTGACTTCTACAACGAGATAACCAAAAAAGGTAAGAACGGGGATATCCCAGGTATAAGACGCAAATGACGATCCCAACCCCAATACTTCGTTGGCCTCTTGATGATGGCACTTGGCGTAGCGGCGGCGACAGCACGTTCGACTACGCACGCGAAACCATTACCGACGCTCAGGATGAAGGGACTCCGGCTACTGGTTCCGGAACCATGCTCAGAGCCTGCCCTGGTGCCCTGGTCCAGGGCATGCGTCCGAAAAATGGAGCGAGCGTCTGGTTGAGTTGTAGTGGCTCTCTACAGGGCTTTACGACCGAAAGTTTTTCCTACGGCTTTTATCTACGCGTAACGATGACAGATGGCGCACCGGCTACGGAAGACGTGATGGCGATGTGGCATCCCAGTACGTCTTCCGCGCGGCACTACAAAATACAAAAAATCAGCGAGACAAATCGATACAAACTTAGATTTGCATACTGGAACGGATCGACCACCACTACAGTCATTGACTCAGATTGGATTGATACTGATCGATTTGAGTGGCACTACTTTGTTCTGCGTAGGTCCACTACGTACTATACCTGGTTTATTGACGGGGTTTCTGCCGGCAACACGTCTACTGGACCAGCCACTCTGCTAGGTTCGGGCGGTAGTTTCTACATTTTCAGCGACGGGTCGTCAACCGACGCCATGACCTACGGCGCGCTGGAGATGCTTGAGGTCTGGGACGAGCCTCTTGACGCCGCCGAGGTCCAGGAGCTGGCCGATCGCGCAAAGGAGCTGGATGAGTACCAACACAGGCAGGCGGTTCCGGGCCGAGGTGCGCTGATACTATCGCGGATGGATGGGGATGGGACCGCGATTACAAATGTCGCTCCCGACAGAACCTCGCGTTCGCCGTCGGCAACCTCCATGACCACGCGTGCGGCCCCATCAAATATTCCGGGCTCCTACATGCGCGAGTTCAACGGTTCCAGCAGCTACGTCTCCTACGGGACGACGGGCGCAAACATCCAGCGACCTACAGTCATTGGATGGTGGATTGTTGACGACGACGACATTGGTGCAACCGACCAGGTCTTGGTCAGTCGCTACGACGACTCCCCCAACGAAGGTTACAAGCTCTACATCGAGAACAACACGCTCTATTGGGTCGTGGTCGAGGACACGGACCAGGAACTTGTCTGCGAATGCGATCTACTCGGCGGTGGCACGGCTGCCGGTGAGTTGGAGCATGGTCCATTTTTGATCATGGCTACGTGCAATGACTACAAAGTCAGCCTATTCGTAAACGGTCATTTGGCAGATGCGCGGGACGTGAATTCTACTCCCCTGGTGGTGGACTACGACCAAACAGATACGCCTGTAACTCTTGGTCGTGCGGCGAGATCATCGGCCGAATTCTTCGACGGTGCGGTTGCCGATTTTCTTCTCGCCGACGAACCCATACCGTGCTGGGAGCAGTGGTCGCTGTGGACGGCTTTCAAAAACCCGGCTGCCGGATTGTTGACCACGGCCACGCTCGGCAATCCGGTTGCCGTCTACAACTACAACGAGACCGGAGAAACGGCGTCGGTGGTCAAGGACAGCGTCGGCAATCATGACGGTGCGGTGACAGGTACCGTGGACCTGGTCAACGTTGCGATCTCGGACAAGGGACGAGCACACGACGGCAGCACGTCAAACTACATCACCATCTCCCATCACGCCGACTTCAGTGTCGATCAGGACTTTTCATGGGTGAGCTGGGTGCAGTTCAACGACGTCAGCACTCTGCAAACGTTGATTTCGAAAGGGGATCTGACAACGGGCCCGACAGCCTCGTTACAGCTGCAAAGCTCAAGCGACGTGGCCATGAAAATCAGTACCGACAGCTCCAACTACCTACTTGTCGTCGGCAAACCGCTTACAAACGAGCTGGTTGTGGCCGATAGGCTGTACATGATCACGGTCACGTTTTCGCAGGCCGATGGAAAAATCCGGCTCTTTTTCGATGACCACCCGGCTGTAGTGACCACGGAATCAGAAACCGGATCATATACCGGTGGCGATAATACTAAAGCCGTACAGCAGGGCGTTGCCTACGACACACCTCTTTATCCACTCGATGCCGACATGTTGGCATGGGCCTGGTACCCGAGAGTGTTAGAACCCGTCGAAGTGTTCAACCTTTATAGGGCCGCGAACCTGAAGGTGCGTGCGTAATGGCCAAACTAACGCCACCGGTTCACGAGTGGGCCTTTGACGGTTCCAGTCCTTTTGCTGACCTGGGCACATCACAATCCAAACCAGCTCTCACCTCTTACGGAACGCTGGACAACGAGCCTGGGATCTTCGCCGATGGTAAGTCGGCCGCCAACGGTACATCAGGTGCCAGTCTCGCGTCAGCCCCTTCGGAGTTTGACCCTCTGGGTCTCAACTTCACCATGCGGGCATTGGTGAGATGTGACAAGATCACGTCTTCTGGTGGGTCGTCATACTACTATATCTGGAGATATGAATATAGTCCCTTCGGCTACGCTTTTGGAATGTATTTTACATCGACTGGCGATTACGCAGGCGGTTTTGTCGTTATCGGCGGCACTGTTTATTCTGTGGTTGCCGGTAGCAGCCGCTCGGTGGGCGTGGGTATGGGGTTCCTAGACATGGTCATGGTCCGAGATCATGCACTCCTGAGCGTCTATATCAATGGCTGCCTTGTTGGTGAGAACAATACACTGCCAGCGTCCACAGACGTAGACAATCCGGGTGGTGCACCACGGATGCTTGAAGTTCCTGCTGGTACGACAGCATACTTGGGAGACGGCTGCCTGAATCTCGTGCAGCACTATGACTACAGCATGACACCGGATCAGGTCATGCGGTTGTTTAACGATCCAGAACCAGTAGTAACTGCAACGAGTCCAGAACCTAGCGCGGACCCAGATACCGAATTTTATTTCGACGTCGTTTCGGCCGCCACTGGCGTCGGCATCGACTATTCTACGTGCACTGTATATGTCTCAATTAATGGCTATGAACAACTAGCATATGACGGATCGACCGACAGTTTTATGGGTATCTACACTGGTACTAATTCACTGCGGTCTGCGATTACAAACGGTTTTCGATTTAACTTCGATACGACGCAAGATATTGGACCAAGTAAATCTGTAGTCGTCAGATTGTCGGTTGCCGATAATCGTGGCAACTGGCTCACTGACTACGAGTGGTCGTTCACTACTGCGGCTAGACTTGCGCGTTTCATACATCAGTACCAGCCTGGCATTATCAGACAGACTATGGGGCTCTGGCGCATGGACAGCCCGAACTTAGGCACTGTCTATAACGTAGAACAGATTAATGGTTCGAATCATGATTTAACTGAGGTGAATACGTCTATTATCGCTGTGTCAGACGATAAACTCGACTTCAAACGTGCTCGTAGACTTAATGGTACAAGTGCTTACATAACCATGAGCTATCTCAGCGCATTCGATATAAATCAGTTCACGATCAATATGCTGATTCGAATCAACAGCGTTACGGCCGGCGAACACGGTTTGGTAACTCGTACTAGTAATTGGGGAGGCACACCTTTAGATCAAGGGTTCGCGTGGTGGCTGGCTCGTGAGCAAAACGAACTGACAGGAGCTTGGGAAACTAGGATGTATTGGGGTGGCGGGAGACCCTATGCATCGCCGGATCAATTCCATACTGCCAGGTCTGGAGATATTTCGCATTTACTACCGTTAGGTAAATGGATTAATTTATTCGCTTGGTTTCATGGCGGGAGTAACGATCCAGATATTACACAAGGTCCTAGATTATATATCGACGGACAAGGCGTCGGAGTTGCGACATTAGTAGAAGGTTCGGCATGGACATACTGGGGTTCTGTAGATGCTGGCAGCCCTGACATCTACATAGGAAGGACTCCTGGTGGTGATTACCTACACGCCGACATTGCCGAAATCGAATGGAACAGTGAACACCTTCCATACTACACTCGCAAATATGCGATGCAAAGATCGTTTGACACCGCGCGTCTTTCAAAGAAGCCAGTTGTAGACTCTGACCATGTGGCGCTATACATTTTTGATAACGATTCCACCCCTGGCGTCTTAGGGTCTACGGTCGAAGACGAGACCGGTAACCATGACGGTGTAGTTGAGATTGCCAGTTTAGCAGTAGTCAGGAGCCCATGTCGTGCTGAGGGTACGCCGACAACAAATTATGACATTGGCCTCGCTAAAACCAGTGGCTCAAACTTCAGAAGAATAAAAGTCTCGCACCACGCAGATTTTGACGACTTAACAGATGGTTTGACAATCGAGCTAGCGATTACTCCATACGCTGGTGGCGGCGTACTCCTGAGCAAGTATGACGGTATCTTGGGGGGTATTCAGCTGGCAGTTGGCTCTTTTATTCCTGACTTGCTTTTAACCATAGAAGACAAAGCCGGGGAAACGCTAAGTCTACAGTATGATCTCAGGAACACCGGTGGTGCTGCATACGCTAACTTGTTCCGCAAACTTGCTATTGTCTATGACCCAACGACCAAACACCTTTATGTCGCCGAGGGCGGTAGCGTGTATTATGATGCTGAAGATACTAATGCCAGTTTTAATCACAATAACTACGGTTCTGGCACAGACTTGTACCTGTTTACAGACCCAGACTCTGTCGACCCTGCTGATGGTTGGAAAGGTGTCATCCACTACCTGAGCTGGGTGAAGCGTGTCAAACCCCTTAACGAGATCTTCAACGATCAGCGTGGGACAACTTTCTAATGAGTCTCGTCAACCATCTCAAACTAGATGAGACCAGCGGTAATTTCGCCGATAGCGTTGGAAGTCTTGTTGGCGTTAGAGATCCAGCTGGTTGGGTTAGCAGTGTTCCAGGATTCTTGGAGCCAGGGGACCGTTGTCCTATCTTCTCTCTGGGTGGCTCCTACGCTTCGCGCATTTTGTGCGGTGACACGATTTGGGAAGGCAGCGGAGACCAGTCTATTACTTGCTGGTTCAGGTTCTTTGGTTTGGCATCCACCAGCTATTTTTTCAACAAGCCTAGTTCTTTTTCGATGTATTTTCTTGATGCCAACAACGTAAGATTTATTGTCCTTGGCAGCTCCGGCATCAATGAAAACATTCTAATCAATGCCACGCCTTTGGAGACAGCGGGTTGGCATCATGTCGCCGTCGTCAAACGGGGTAGTGTGTACGAGGCGTGGATTGACGGCATATTGGTGTTCTCCAAGTTCGGTCCATCTTCACTGGTCTCTAATACAGAGAATTTCGCTATCGGCAATCACGGCGGTGGGAGCGCTATCACCTATGGCAATGATGTCTACACGGGTGTCAACGACTTCAAGTACTGGGACCACGCACTTTTTGAATCTGAACTTGTTGCGTTGGCATGGGGTGAAGTAGACACAACCGCTCCATATCTAGATAATTTGAATCCAGTTTCTGACGAAATTGAAGTTCCAGTTGGCGATGATATATATCTTGAGATCAAAGACGCAAGCTCTGACGTCGACAACACAACAATAGAAATATATGTTGATTTAGGTAGCGGTTATCAAAAAGCATACGATTATTCCGGAGGATTCTATCCAGGATTTGACGGGTCTTCTAGTTCGATCATAGAAGATGCGACAGGAAACAAATACTACAAAGTAACAATAGACCCAACTACGAATTTCACAGAAGGCAACTCTATAATAGTACGTGTCATTGCGGACGATTCTGAAGGCAACTCGCTCGATACTACGTATCAATTCAAAGCTGCTGACTATCCATTTATCGGTGCTTTGTCCCCGGCACCTGGTTTTGGATACGCTGACGCCAATACGCCAATAAGTTTCGTTTTGGATGACGGTACATCTGGTGTCGACAACACTACTATAGATGCATCGATCGACGGCGTTGATGCGATCATAAACGGTGTATTTCAATCTGGCTACGTCGGTTCAATCGTATCCATAAGCTCGACTGCTTATCGTATAACGATACAGCCACTTTCAAATCTTTCTGCTGGCGACAGGTCCGTATCTGTATATTGCGAAGATCAATATGCGAATCCTTTCAGTTATACGTATTCATTCACAGTAAAATACAAAGTAACCGGTAGGAAACAGTTCGTCATTGGTAAGTCGATATCTGAGATAGGTTCAGTAAGCTCATACTTCAAGCCGTCCATCGGCAACGTGCGAGCCGGCAGCAAAGGCAACACTTCGCTGAATGTAGAGAGTGATGACATCGCAGCAGTAGGAACAGACTACGAAATCAGGACAGTTACTGCTGGCAGGTTCGACACAAAACTGAATGCTGTGAGGGAAAGTGTCGAGCAGTTGGGTTCTGGCCAATTAGAATTCACAGATGAAACGACATTCAAAGGTAGCTTCACGCCGCCTGAAGTAGTGGTCGATGATGGCACGAATGTTTTCGGTATCGATAGAACCTTCAGCAAGCTGATCCATTCAACGTATGACGCCGGCTACACAGTGACAGATATATCTCTGTGTGACAGGAATGATGAGTCGCTGTTCGTCTTGTTCTTGGATTCAGACGGCACAAAAGACACACTCATTACATCTGTTCCGAAGCTGGGAAAGACAGACAGCAACCCAGTCACAAGAATTGACGTGTCTGGCATCGATCCTGATACAGCTGTAAGGATAGACGACAACAAGTATCTAATCGCACAGGCATTCGATTCAAGTCCTGAAAGAATCGAGTTCACTGTAATAGATGAGAACTGTGCCGTTCTAGAAACTTTGAACCCGTTCTATTTGCCAGAGCTTGTCAACGGAGATGGCCCAAACAATCTTGATATGTACGCCGACATGCAAGGCAACGTATACATTGTATTCGACTACAATCTCGATGGAAACGGACGCAATACAACTGTTGGCTTCTTGATCTCGAATGACAACGGCAACAATTGGCGTTGGGCGTACGAGCCAGGTACAAATACTTTCTCCAACATAGGCGACCCGCTGTCTGAGGTAGGTTTTGACCCAACGCACGTCACGTACGGTGTCGGCTATTCAAATCCGAGGATTCACTACGACACAGTAAACGACCAATTCGTTTTGACAGTACAGGGAGGCCAGACTACTGGTGCGCCGTCGATAGGTATGAGATTTGTGACATTGTATTCCGATGATTTTCTTACATGGAGAAGGTTGAACTTCCCCGTCTTCAAGGAAAATGTTGCAGAAACCGCCAATGCAGATACCTCGATTGTGTCAACGTATCCAATAAGGATGGTTAGATTCGGTGGCAAGTACTTCGGCATTCAATCGAATATAACAAGTGGTCAGTTCGCTTGTTTGTTCCAGGACGAGAATGACCTGTATGGTATGCGCCGTGGCGCGTTCTGGGTAGAAACTGTTGGTGCCTCTGGCAACGGCGCACGCATTTACAGGTCAGACGTCAAAGAAGTTGACGGCATCCTCTATCTTGCGAGTTCGTTCTACGGAGGTGGATACCTTACTGGATATGCCATTCACGTCTTGGGTTCGCCTACCAATCTACCTGACAGGACACAATACTCTTGCGCATACATAGGTACTACCGCTGATGCAGATCCGGAATATGGCTGGACAAAAAATAGCTCAGGGTCACCGACCTATGTCGTTGGAGACGATGGTCTCACAATCACTGCAGCTTCCGGTGAGACAGCTTACTATAGCCGTACTGACAAAGACGCATCAGAACACAGGTTCAAGAACAAATTCATCATCAAGCCAGTTACTGACAGCGGAGTCGCTACTAGTACTTGTCAGATGTCGCAGTATTTCATTAGGACAACAGATGCGAACTACAAGTGCAATGTCAGAGTCATTGTCGGTTCTGACGGGGTCAGGATAGTCGACCTGAACGGTGCTACCGACATAACGCACGCGACATCTATCACAGACTTTGTCGAAGTAATGTTCGCTTTCGAAGGCACAAGCGCAACCACTGGGAAGGTCAGAGTTTATCTGAACGATGGATACGCAAAGAATCAAGACGAGTGGGAGCAGATAGCTGACTTCACAGCAACTGGTGTATACAATGTGGCGAACCAATACATCTATTTTGGCTTGCCACTCACGACTACCGGTGCTTCTGTAGCAATCTGGAAGGCGTTCTACTACGCAGATTTGACAGACAACAACGACATCGCTTTCACAATTGAGGACGAACTCACTACTTATTCTTCACCAGCTGATGAAGCAGAGTTGGATCCGCTTCCTTTGAAAGAAGAAGGCGTACCACATCTGACGATCGACAATTTGATGCTGACGTGGAGAGGCACTGACGCATTCGAAGGGGACAAGTGGAATTTCTCTTCAACGACTGACTTCGGCGCCATCAACGCCATGTCAAAGGTGCCGTGCTACGTGTGGCGCTCTGGCTTTGATACGGCTTCTGGGTTGCCGGGAGCACCATCCGACCAAACAATACTTCTTGACGCAGACGATAACGAAATCGGCATGTTCGTATTCGACACCGCCATATTCTACAACACCAACACAAGGTACATAAGGCTTCAGGCCAACGACACCGACGTCTGGACATCACCTTCTGTAGATGAGACCGTCGACTTCACAAAAGAGACTGGTACGATTGACGGAGACTGGATCAGAAACGACTCTGACCTTTTGAACATACGATGCACCGACAAGGAGTGGGATCCAGGTGAGCTTGCTGGCCACTACATCATGCTCGAGGAGATATACGAGGAGCACAAGACTACACCTGCAAACGACAACCACTACCGCAATGTTGCGTTCAAGATCCTGGACAATGGATTCGACAACATCATCATCAGCACAAAGGGACTGGTCGCAGATGAACTGGGTACAGACGTGCCAGCAAACTATGACCCGATGAAGGTTCTGGACGGTGATGATTTCGTTATTTACTACAACAGGATGTCTCACAACATAGCAGACTTGAAGGCGTACAAGTACGTTCGTGTGTTGGTAACTGAGTCGGAACTGTACAGCGATTCATGGGGCGCCTCCAACCAACCAAATCTGCCGAACGAGCGCTCGTGGCAGATAGGTGAGTTTGATGTTGGCGAGAGGATAGAGCTGACTGACGACACAGATTACGGATACACTGAAGAAGACAACGCGAACGTTAACGTCACAAAAGAAGACGATGGACGTTCAACTATTGTCAGGAAAGGCCAAAGCGCAAAGAAGTTCACACTCAAGTACGGTCTCAATGAAGACCGAGACAATGAGATTCTTGACAGGTTGTTCAACTCGATCAGCGAAACAGATAACCCATTCTGGTACATCACTGACTATGATGAGAACCCTGCAGCAGTATATCTTGTGACTTCACTTACTGGACTCTCATCTAGCAGATTCTTGCCAGAGAGACAGAACGATAGTATTGTCCTGGAAGAGATAACGTGCTGATATGTCGACCGGCATAAAAATAGGCTTCTTCCACGACTACAACATTGCCTTCGGCAGTGTGCTGAGCGAGTCCGATCCTTCAGCTAAGTACAATATAGCTGTCGAAGCAATCACTACATCAAGTGGCAATTCAGCTGAGCTATCCATAGTCGGCGTTGACGACGCCAAATCTCTGGACACAACCAATGGCATGACTATCAAGTCAATCAACACTGGACCGTTGGTAGACAAACACGGTAACTACCGCCATCCAGTTGACGTCCCGGACCCATCACTTGGCGTGGCAAGGATAACGATAGAAGACCACGAAGACACGAGCGACGAGAAGTCCAGAGATGAGTACTGGGCTCAGTGTCGTTACGGAATAATCCCTGCAGCTGCAGCTGGTGCAGAGCTAGTACAGGTCGGCCATTCTGATGGCACTGTGTTGATGAGAGCGACCTCTCGCATATACAACACGACGTACAAGCGTGTCTACGTGTCCACAAGGTCAGAGAGCACGCAGGCGTGGGGTGCATACGTTACAGTAGATACTGTATCGCGCATATATAGCGGTTCAAACTATATCGAAGTCTACCCGGCATTCGTTACTATACCAAACCTCGGTACGCTGCTGTTCTATTTTGGGCTGCAAGAAGATGCGTCGACATCGGGCTACAAGAACCAATATGTCTACGTGTCAATCACAAAGGATCACGGAACCACCTGGGAGAGATACGGACAGTTCATCATTGAACCGTTCTATGGCGACGTGTCGCAGCCTCTCGATGAAACGCTTCCATATGCGTATGAGACAAGTGCAGTACTGAAGGCCACCTTCTACAACAACAAACTAGTTGTTGGGATGATGCTTCATGGAACTGAAGAAGCGATTCATACACAGACGATTGGTACTGGTACTACTAGCCTGGATACTTTCACTGATACGTTGGATATCCCTACTGGTAAATCAATCAAACCATATTCTGTAGTGGCCAAGAATGGCTCAACGATAAAGGCCACCGATGATGGGGCAGGTGTCATATCTGGTTCCAACGTCACTGGTACGGTCGATTACGATAGCGGCGACATAACAGTTGAAGAAACCGGAGCCACACCTGGCGAATGGACAACAGGTGAAGACTGCGATGTCGAATTTGAAGACGATGGCATCCACTCTTACAGAATACTGAACCTCGTCATCTCAGAGGATCTTGGCAAGAGCTGGACTACTGTCCCGCAAGAGTTTGTGTCGTCGTCAATTGAAGGGCAGATTCCCGGCGAAGCATATCTCTTTGGCGATCCGGTCATTGCGTCGGATACCTTCAGCCCCAACAGTGCGGCGTCTAACTTTGGTTTGGGATACGACCCACAGGGAGACAAGTTCGTTCTTGTTTTGAAGAGCACTGGTTCGTATCAAGAGCTGTCCAGTCGTCGTTCACAACATTACGTCAACATTTCTAAGCTCTATTTCTACTACAACGTGAAGGATGATCTACTGGATTGGGAAGCGTCAATTGTAGATACGACATCGTACAAATTGATCGACCAATTCACAAAGTCTTCTCTCGCTGAAAAGTACGAGATATTTGATTATGCTGGCGCAACAAACCCACCATCAGATTGGAATGTGTCTGGTGGCGTTTTAGAAGAACCAAGCAACATAAATGGTCCTGGTTATTTCAGTGGGCAAGCTAAAGGTGGTACGCAGATCATTTGGTTGCAAGACGACCCTACTATGAATCGTACTGTCGGCGTACGGGTCGAGCTTAATACGACAGACGTTGACGATTTTGGTATCGGGTTCTGCAGACAAGACAGCGACAATTTCTATGCTATTGATTTCGACTGTACGAACAATGCACAAGCAAGTGGCGGCACAGTTGACGTTTCTGTCAAGCGCGTACTGGCAGGAGTTGAAACTCTGATCGGTTCCACTGCCACGGTTCAGTTTGTCAAGAACACGTGGGGTACGTGCATTGTTCTGTTCAGTGGAGAAGATGAGATAAAAGTATATTTCAATGAAGATTTGATCATAACAACAAACGACAACAATCTACGTTTAGGGAAAGTGTTTCTTTTTTCCAACGGCCAGCAAACAGCGTCCTTCGACAACCTTGGTCTCATGACGGGACGCAATACTGTACAGCTTGTTGGCTCGACGCTTCCTGGTTACGATCCGCCTAGACAGATACCATACGAGGATGCGGTTAGAATCGGTTCGAACATCGACTTGACCGTTGATCAATTCAACCAAGCATGGATTTCTGCAGACGTATCTGCGTTGAGTCTTGGAAACAATTTCTTCTCTCACGGAATGGTGTTGCAAAAATACAGATTCGTGAGAGACATCGAACGTGTAGAAGGACAGTTTCTGGCAAAGGAGATACGCAAGGTTTATCTCGCAGATTACGAAGAGTACCAACAGGATGTTGGCAACGAGCTATCACTTCTTGAGTATGGGATATTCGTTACACATTATGGAGTGTCAGACCGATTCAGAACGATGTTGGACTCTCTTGTGTGGCACAAAGACGACCCGACCTTCTTTGTAAGGCGCCACAATTATGAAGGAGAATTGTTCGGTCTCATACAGAGGGACAAGTCAATAGCTCTGGTAGGTAGTGAAAGCAACAACTATTCTAACAGAACACTGTTCGCAAATTTCAATGCTTGTTGGCATGCGTTCAATTTTGATGCTAGGCCACAAACATCTGGCTTTGAAGTAGATGGCGGTTTCACGTACACAATTGTCAGCGACTACACGCTTCGGGTAACTGAAGACAACGTCGGTTACTTCATGCAGGAGTACGACTTCACTGCTGGTACAGTAAATACGAATGCATCTAGGTCTATACCTGTAAGATTCTTCGATTACAAAACCAGAGGTATGACTGCATTCTTGTCGACGAGAAGCTACCTAAGTAATCTGGCTGGCACTGCAAGAACAGTATTCGAATGCACGATGCCATACATAATCGCTGGCGGCTCTGTAACGAGCAACGAAGTAAGGTTCCGTATACGATTTGTTGAGGAAACAAGTATCGGTGCTAACGACGCCAAGATTGAAGTCGAATACTACGTACAGGGCACTGGCTGGTTGTTCGCAGACAGAATCTCAAGCATCAACCTGCAGCTATGGTGGGAATTCGCCATATTTGTCTATCCAGTAGACCTTGCACCGAACCTCAGTAACCGTCCTGAACTTTCGATATTCGGTAGACCAGAAGGTACGACAGACTGGTATGCAATATCTCAATCGCACAACCTTCAAGAGTACGCGACACCTGGCAACACACTGGGACAGGTCAAGCTTGGCTGCTTCGATGGCACTGGGGGCACACCTAGCCAACAAGAATTCAAGATGTTCGCCTATGGCGACTCATGCTTGGTCGACCCGTACTTGCACAGAGTGATCGGAGAAAGTCTGCAAAACGGTGAGCCAGTACGCACGCCTAAGGGTGTCACATACTCCTTCGGCAACGGTATCAGCTTCAAGGGCAACGAGTGGAAGCTCACCGACGAAAGCACGAGGTCGTACCCAAAAGAAAACATACTGGAGAGTCCATCTTCTCTCTGGAAATCTGTTGACGATTCAGCTGATAAAAGCATCGTCATAGATGCTGGTCACGACCTCGAATACGACACAGTCATACTGTATGGCGCAAACTGCAAGAACATCATCTTCGATGCGAACACTAGCGACAGCTGGCCATCAAGTAGTCCTCTGACGCTGGACATGACAGAGCATGACCACCTCGAGTACGAGAAGCTGACTGCATCTGACAAAACACACATCATCCATTTCACTGGGTTGGTGCCAGATTTTGTTCAGGACGGCCTGAAGGGTCGTGCCTTCATCAGTGAGACCAATTCTGTTGGCAGCTATCGCGTTGTATCGAACGACAGAAGATACATCGTGTACGAGAGAAGCGCGGACGCTGTGACGATACCGCAAACGTCATCTGACTTCATAGACGTACTGTCTGACAGAATCGCGATCAGATTCAGCACGAAGCGCAGACATCGTTACTTCCGTCTGACCTTTGACAAAGGCTCGTTCACGTATCCTACTCCAGAAGGCTACTTCCAACTTGGCAGTCTTGGAATAGGAATGTTCGACGAGTTCCAATGGAATCCAGAGTATCCAGAGGAAAAAGAGAGAACAAGGAACAGCTCTATAGTGAGGCTGGACGGCGGCGCAATAAAGACCAAGAAGAGAGGGCCCACGACTCTGAAGCGCACGTTGAATTTCAACGCAATCGACATGAACGTTGCTGGCTTCAAAGACCAAATCTACAACATGTGGAAGCATGCTAGAGGCAAGACAGTATACTACGTTCCGAATATTGAAGAGTTCAATGGTTCGGGGTATACGTACACGTTCGATGTCGTCGCGTGCCGTGAACAGCCGTCAATCGGAGTGCCAAAGAATGGTGGCTACTTGACTAGCATCTCCCTGACGTTCGAGGAAGATCCGACATGACAAAGGATTATGGAGACGTCAGAGTACTGCTGAACATCGACCTCACCGACAGAAGCTACAGGTATTCTGATAGAGCAGGTCTGGCACACAAGTTCTCTACATCAACTGACGGCAGAGTGATCGTAGAAGACGACGTCGTGCTGTACAAGGGTGCGATAGTAAACAGGAACAGCATCAGCAATTCAATCAGTGTGAAGGGCAACAGGCCCAGTGTCGGTAACGTAAATATCGAACTGTTCAATGAAGACGATCTGCATCTAGGCAACTCTCCAGTCGCTCTTGAGTCTGGTATAGCTTCTCTATACCTTGTCAGGGGCAACATGTATGACGAGGTGCTTGCTTCTATCACGGGCCGCATCGACGGTTTGAAGTGGGATTGGTCAAAGATCTCGTTCAGAATTCTTACTGAAGATGAGAACACGTTCCGCAACGTGCCAACAATCATTTTCAACGAGCGCACATTCCAGACGAGGGTGATGCTTGGTAACCCAGAGATCACGCCGTCTAGTTCTATGTCGATGCGCCTCGTAGCATGGAATCACGTGGCTACTCTCGATAGCCAGTATGCTAAATATGTGAACCACCCAGCACTGGCTGGCCACACTGACGACTATTGGGTCGGTGCAAGAGTCGATGTAGTTGACGCAGAAGGAGAGCTTGCAGACCCTGAAAGTGACAACTTCGCCATTGGCGAGTTTGCTATAGCAGTCGATTCTGAAGACGACTGGGTTCGTCTTCCAACCGTGCTGGACAGATACTTCCTCTACACGATGATAGATGACAACCTCAGACTCAACACTGCCCCTGTTAGTGCGCCGTATGAGATGAGAGATGTCATCAACAACACGATGAAGAATGTCATCAACAGTGCGACGGTAGACTTGCAAGATGGTGGGTTCGAGATACCAATAGCAACATCTCCATGGTTCTACTCGACATGGAGCTGGGACAGCGTCAACAAGAGAGCTTTTACTAGCGGTACTGGTACTAGCTTCTTGAGACAGAATGTCTCCACCAATCCAGCGTTCAACATGGTCGTTGGAGTAAAGTACAAGCTGAAGTTCGAGGTCGTGTCGTTTTCAAGCACGTCAGGAACCTCGTTCTTGAGGGTATCGCTCGGTGCAGGTACCAACTCAGGAACCGACATCAATGCTGCTGGCTGGTACGAGCTGGAGCTGGAAGGTGGAACCGGTCCAGAGGTTGGTTTCTACGATTCAGTTGGCGACATAAGTTGTGCCATCGACAACGTGTCCATCGAACCGCGTAGCTCCGCTACTCTCATGGTGACAAGGCGTCCGGCTCCTGAGAATGCAGACAGTATTGGCAGGCCGCTCCCAATCGTGTACGGCGCTGTCGATAAAATGTGGGCGGTGTGGGCTATCTCATCGAAGAGTACTCGGCAGAACTCACTGTCAGCCGGTGACGACGTTTACGTCATCGCAGGCCACAAGATATACGACAAGTCTCCCAGCGAGATACTCGTATATTACGGACTTGATGAGAACGCCAACAGCATGCTGGTGAAACCTGGCATCATAGACTATGTCCCAAACCCGCTGCCAAAAAGCATCTCAGAGATAGACCGTTGGCATGAATCAGGATACGACCTACGTGACCCTGCTGACCCAACCAAGAACACTACGCCTCTGCACAAGCTTGTCGAGATCACTACCAACGACGGCGAAGTCGTTACTGCGGTGAAGCTACGCGGTGACGAATATGATGGGTGGTTCACAACCAACGACGGCGACATGCCGATAATCAATGGAAAGCCACAGTTCCCGATCAGGTATGGACTCGGCAGCAGCAAGGTGTATGTGTCGTTCAGAGGACACTACGACATCGATGGTTCAATAACAGGGACGCCAGAAGGGCTGATAGAGCACCCGATAGACATCATCAAGCACTTCTTGCTTAACTACACGAACATCGATGGCGACACTACCAAGATAGATGACCAGTCGTTCGCTGATGCGAAGTCTAGACTGCAGGATTGGAAGCTTGGTGTCGCGATAACAGACGTCGTCAATGGCGAAGAAATCATAGAGAGGATCGCCAAACAGTCGAAGAGCACTTGGTTGTGGAAAGACGGCAAAATCCACATGAAAGTATTCGACCTGGACAACAAGACTCCATCATTCAAGCTGGAAGAAAAGAAGCACTTCACTGGCAAACAGTCCTGGAGTAGACCGCCACTGTCTGAGGTGTACAACGACTTTACTTTCAAGTACGCCTACAACGGCATCACAGACAAATATGATGGCGTCATCAGGCGCAACAAGAGCAACGACCAGCCGTGCAGAGACAGCTACGCCGTCTACAACACTGTCAGGTCGTACGAAGAGATTCTTCTTCCTGATGTAGTTGACTCGTTCACAGCGAACAAGATAGCCGACCATTACGTGGCTATGCTGGCTCTCGCTAGAACCACCTTCAAGACTGGCTTGAGACTTGACGAAGATACGTACGGGCTCGCACCTGGCGATGTGGTAGATGTAACGTTGTCAGACGGCACAGAGACCACGTATCTGACTCTGTCGATAGCAGCCGACAGGCAGAAATTGCAATCAGTCTTTCTTGAGCTGATTTGATCCACAACAGGAGGGTAAGATGAAGAAGTTCACGATGTACATGTGCGTCCTGATGGTCGCATTATCCATGGCCTGCTGCACGAAGAAGGCAAAGCCACCAGAGAAGCCGTCCGAGGCTGCCGAACCCGCACTACCGGAAGATGCTGGTGCAGTCGAGGACGCAACAACAAAGGTCAAGGTGACGGTCGAGGTGAAGAAGGAAGAAAAGGTCGAGGAAAAGACCAAGTAGCTACTGGAACCTGTCCCACGGTTGACGCGCTTCGCTTCCCTCGTCATGCGCGAAGTCAGCACCCTCGAACTTCCAGGTCAATGCGTTGATCATTTCGTAGCGTAGTGCTGTCCTGTTAGGGGGAGCCTTCCATGTGACGTGGATCTGCCACTGGTTCTCAGTGATGCCCTCGAGCAGTCTGCCAGTTGACGGGTCGGTGACACCACCATTCGCACCCTTCGGTGGGTACAGGTGGATCGACATCTCGGCGACATGTTCTTTGGCTTTGTTGATGTCCAGCAACTGCGCATTGTGAAGACCTCTGAGTAGGTCTTCGATCTGACTTTCAATCTCGCCTGCGTAAGGGCTAATGCCATCATGCAAATAGATGGCAGTCCCGTAGGACAGTTGCATCGCAGGACGACCATTTAGGTACGCCCTGTACATCAGGATGCCGATGCCAAGGATAGAACAGAGGAAGAAGAGACCTGCGACGATGAATGCTGTCACTGTTCACCTACCGTATCTAGCATGGCTTGCACTTGCCTGATCAGCTCAGACCTTGCTTCTATAATACCCGCCAGCCTCACTACTCTTGCTAGAAAATGGCTACTCAAACATGTCGGAGATGGCAGTTGCCACTTGGTCGTCCTTGTCTTCCAAGTGTTGACAGTCGCCGCAGATGCCGTACCAGTACTCGGTGTTGGGCGGATCAGATTCGGTGTGTTTTCCAATGGCGCCGATCGTGTAATTGCAAAGCAAACAGCGATCAACGGTGTTGATTGCTTCATCTATGGAAACATCGGTTGCTTCGATAGCTTTTGTACCCATTTCAACTCTCCTCTCCAGCCTGCATTAGGATACTCTCGAGCTACCATATCTTCGCTAAAAAGTGACTACAAGTGATCGCTGGTGATCGGTTGGCAATTCTATGCATATAGATTTATCTGACTGAAAAATTGACATGGTTTGTGCATAGATTAGGTACCTATAATTGAACATATCTACCTAGTTTTCAGTATCTGCATGAAATCTAGTTTTTAATGTGCAAAAATAGGCAAGCGTCGTCGGTGCCTATAGGTACCTACACGCGATTTTTTGGCCATAATTCGATTTCTCTTGCTTACTACGTAAACAATCCGTTGGCGTAATTAGGCAAACGCGTAAATGGTCGCCATCACTGAGCCACGAAGAAAGATCATTTTACCGTTGACAGATTTTCCAAAACCCCCCCGTATACCCCCCCACGGGGGGTGACGGTTCCCGTTGGGCCCACACAGAACCACCACCAGACTTCGACCAGCACTACATCGAGAAAGAAATCGGCGGCGCGACAGCGACGCCTGACCGACCCCGCAGGCAGCGAACCTTGTGAGCGCCGAGGGGGCGGGAGGTGAGGCCGGTGTAGGCACGACGGCCATCACCTATTTCGACCAAGATGGTCTCGAGTATCGCCCGACGGGCCTCAATGGAGTGGTGCGTCCTCCCAAAAGGCCATGCGCCTCTCGAGTTCCTGAAGCCTTCTCCAAATTCTTCGCTCCAGCGCCAAGACAATACGCGCCCGCGTTACCGACAATGGAGTACTGTAACTGAAAAAGGTCAGCGAAAGGTACTGGTTGCCGAGGTATATAGTGGGGCGAGGTGGGTTTGAGCACGTACACGATCGAGGTCGGTGCCGCGCGCAGCCGGGTAGTTGAGAAGCTGCCCAGGGTCGTCCACAAGGCCGTGGACAAGGTCACCTCGTACCCGGTGAAGGGCGCCTGGCACATGGGGCTCCACCCGGGCATCGACAGGGTCTGCCTGTTCACGAAGGGGCGCCAGAGCTTCCCCAGCGGCCTCTTGACACGCATCCTCGAAGTGTTCGAGGAGTACGGCTGCAAGGCCAACGTCAAGGACAGGAGAGAGACCGCGGTCATCTCTGACGTGCAGGTTCTCGAGCGCTTGAAGGCCCTCCCGATCCAGCTCCGCTACTATCAGGTGGATGGCGTCATTGCCGGCGTCGCCAACCCCTACGGCCTCTTCTGGTGGCCGACGGGGAGCGGTAAGACCACGCTCATCTCTGCCCTCATCCTCTGCTACGACCTGCCGACCCTGGTCCTGACCCACCGCAAGGAGCTGATGTACCAGCTGCAGCGCGGCATCTCGGGGATGACGGGTGAGGAGGTGGGCATCATCGGTGACGGCCACTGGAAGCCGGCGAAGTGGACCGTGGGCATCGTCAGCAGCCTCATCCGCAAGGACGAGCTGCTGGCAGAAAGAGCTGAAAGGTTTTTAGGCAATATTAGGTACCTAATGTGCGATGAAGTGCACCATTTGGCAGCCACCACGTGGGTGAAGATTGCCAAGGCGTGCGCCCAGACTCAGGCCAGACACGGCTTCAGCGGCACCTGCTTCCGCACCGACAACGCTGACCTGCACCTCCTCGCGCACACCGGCGACGTGATCAGCCACTTCACTACCACGTACATGATCGAGCAGGGCTGGCTGTCGAGGCCCCTCATCTACATGCCGCAGATGGACTCCCTGGACCGGGTCAAGTCCGACCACTGGGGCACTGTCGAGCGCGTGCTGGTGACTGAGAACTCCCTGCGCAACACCAAGGGCTGCAGCTTCATCGCCACCCAGTACGAGAAGGGCGAGCAAGTGCTGGCGATGGTGCGGCTGGTGAAGCACGGGCGCCTGATACGACAGATGCTGTCGCGTGACTACGGAGTCGACAACAAGGACATGCGGTACATGACCGGCTCCGAGCCAACGAGTGCTCGTGAGAAGGCGCTCGAGGACTTCCGCGTCGGCAACTTCCCGATTTTGATCGGTACCTCCATCTACAACGAGGGTGTAGACTTGCCTCGCGTGTGCGCGGCGATCAACTTCGCCGGGGGCGACAGCGACATCGCAACCACGCAGAGACTCGGGAGGGTGCTCAGGAAGATACCGCCTGACGGTCAGTCAGACGTTGACCCGCATGTTGAGCAGCGGGTGAAGTACATGGACTTCTTCGACACGACACACAAATGGCTGAGGAGGCACAGCAGACACAGAAGAAGTGTATATGAGGGTGAGAAAGCCTTCATCTTGAAACAGGAGTACGAGAGTGACGACGCATAAAGTTGCCAAGATCGACATAAAGAAGTCGACTACTCGTGCCGGTTGTGTAGACCTCGGCAAGATTAGGGAACTGCGTGCAAATCGCAAGAAGAAGCGCAGCGACGGCATCAAGAAGATCAACGAGCAGAAGAACCTCATCGTCTCCCTGTTTCAGAAGGCGTACGAAGAGATTGTCGGCGGAACCTTCCAGTTGAGGAACAGGACTTCGTTCAGCAGCTGGAAGGACAAGAACGGCACCGTCTACAAAAAGAAACACGCCACTGACAAACAGAGGCTGTGGGACGCGTATAGGTATGCTACGGACCACAACGGCGCTGAGCTAGAGAACATGGGAGCCTACTTCCATCACGCCGTGGAAGAGGCGCAGCGAAGGTACAAGGTGAAGTCGCCTCGGCAGATCTTCGGGTACGTCGTGAACCAGGGCGTCATCGAGTCGTGGTTCATGGACAAGAGCAGGAAGAGAGTGCTGGCGAAAGAGAACGAACAGATCGAAGCGCGGGCAGAGGAGCATGCTAAGCTTTTCGACCGGTGACGAACAGCGCACGCTCGCTATCGAGCACATGGCGTTGGACTACAGGCAGAAGATCGTTGGGCGCTGCAAGAGGTGTGGCGGCACTGGCCGTACCTTGACGTCGTACGATGACGACGCCCTCTCAGTGGAGACCGTCGACTGTCGCTGCATGCGGCTGTTCAAACGATACCTCGAGATGATGATCGCCGGTGTCCCGCTGGCTCTCATCGAGGACGTCACCAGGCAGAAGCTGATCGAGCGCAAGGTAGTCGAGATAGACCTCGCGACTGGCGACAAGATGCCGCCGGTCGACTTCATTGCTGAGCACGTCAGGCCATACGTCAAGAAGAAGCACACGGTGTTGTCGCGCGGGTACAGCTACCTGTTCATCGGCACCAACAGCACTGGCAAGACGTACGCCGCCTGCAAGATCCTTGACTACTATCTGAGGGCTGGTCACACGGGGCACTACATCAAGTTCCGCGCCCTCATGAAGTTGATCAACAAGTCCATCACCGAGAAGGGTCCAGAGAGGAAGAAGTGGGAGGCGCTCTGCAACGAAGTGCGCGGGGTAGACCTGCTCATCATCGATGAGCTTGGCAAAGAGACTGGCTCGAGGGACCACATCGCAGGCGAGATCGAGGAGATCTTGAAGGACAGAGACGCTGCGAGGATGCCGGTCATCACCATCAGCAACATCGATTATGACGACATCGTGGAGACGTATACACGAAACATCGTTGGCGCCTTCATGAGGAACTACCGCGCGCTCATCTTCGACCCGAAGAACGACATGCGGAAGAACGCTCGGGAGCAATGGTACAAGTAGATGGCTGACCTTGCTGCAGAACGGGAGATCATACTCGGTGTCCTGCATAGCCAGGAATTCCTGGAGAAGGCCGTCGAGAGCGGCCTGCACGGCAAGGACTTCGACAAGCCCATCTTCTCCTGGATCTATCGGAAGGCCTACGCATACTTCAGGCACCCAGAATACGGTGGGCGCGCACCCAGCAAGAAGATTCTTCTCAGGATCCTGTCCAACGACAAGTATGTCGACGATGAAACAGCCACCAGATACGCAAGGCTGATCAAGGCGCTCTACAAGAGGAAGCCGGACAACCTAGACTTCTGGTTCAGTGAGCTGAACAAGTTCACCGCGACTTCCAAGTTCATCTCGCACCTGGCAACAGCAGCTGAAGCGGTCGAGGGTCACCACAACATAGACTCGGTGGTCGACACCCTGGCCAACAACCTGCAGCGTCTCCAGACCAAGAAAGAAGCTGAGTGGGAGGAGAGCGACTACCTGGATGGCTTCGAAGAGAGGCAGCGCGTCAGGAAAGAGGAAGCCGAGAATCCACAGAGCACGCTCAAGCTGAAGTTTGGGATCAAGGAGCTTGACCGCCAGATACCTCGTGGTGTGACGCCAGGGATGGCGGTCTCCATGAGCGCGAAGACAGGCGTCGGGAAGTCGATCAGCTGCGTGCACGTCGGCAAGCAGGCGCTCTGGCAAGACCTGAACGTCACTCACATCATCACAGAGAACGCGCTGGCACAGATTGAAGGCCGCTACGATGCCAGTTTCACCGGCGTCATGTACGACATGATGCAGATGTACAACTACGGCGGCAAGAACAAGCGCTTCCTGATACAGGCAGAGCGCAACTTCCACATGCTGCGCAACGCAGTGAAGACACGCCTGAAGATCTTCAAGTGCACCCCGAACAAGACCAACGTCGCCACCCTGGAGCGCATCCTCGACCACCTCGAGAAGGATGAGGGCCACGAGACCCATGTCCTCTTGGTTGACTCTCCAGAGCTGATGATTCCTGTCTCGAGGTTCCAGGAGTACAGGTTGCAGAAGGCAGCGGTCTACTGGGAGCTGAAGTCGCTGCTCCTCGAGCGCAAGATGATCGGGTTCGTCACGAGTCAGCTGAAGGCCTCGACAGACGACCACCCGACACCTGAGGACATGAGCGAGGCGTACGATAAGGCACGTCTCCTCGACCTGATGTTGGTGCTCGTGAGGACGACGAAGCAGAGGCTGACCGGTGAAGCTAGCCTCTCCATCGTCAAGGCCAGAGACAGCAACATGGACGGGATGCCTATCACATTGAGGCCAGACTTCAGCAGGATGTTGTTCGATGTCCGCTAGCGGTAAGAAACTTTCGTCGGTGCGACCTCGTGCTGTCTTGACGTGGCTGGAGCGTGAGTTCGCTGCCACCAACGTAGGCTACAGCAGAGAAGAGTACGTCTTCCCGTGCCCGTTCTGTGACCCGCAGAAGAAGCACAAGGATGGCTACATCTTCAACATCGACAAGAAGGTCGGCAACTGCTGGCGTGGCCACAGCCCCAAGTGCGACAAGGGGCACAACATCTTCGTCCTGGTCGGTCTCTACTATGGCATCGATGAAGAGAGAGCCGAGAGCTACGTCGAGAACAACTTCTCAGACAACGACACCCTGAAACACGTCAAGAGGCTGCTCCAGCAGACCGAGCCGATTCGCACCTTCGATACTGACGTTGAGACCGTCAGCATAGACATGCCAGAGGAGGCCGAACCAATTCGCAGGGACGGTGACCCGGACGTGGTGAACGCCTACAAGTGGCTCACCATCGTGCGCCGGATGCCGGAGTCGGTAATCGAGTCTCTGGGGCCAAAATATATGGGCAAGAAGGTAGGTGGTAGATGGGTGAGATATAGGGATCGCGTGTTCTTCCCGGTCACGTCGATCGGCAGCCGAGCGTGGCTGGCGTACAGGGTCGGTGGAGACCCCACTGGGAAGCGCCCGAAGACCCTCAACCCACCTGGCAAGGCGCTGAGTAAGATGCTGTTTTTGTACGACTATTACGTCGGCAGCAAGAAACCGATGCTCATCACGGAGGGTATCTTTGATGCTCTCCGGCTCTTCCTATATGGTGCCAACGCTACCTGCGTCTTCGGTACGAATCTGAGCGACGAACAGCTCGCTTTGCTCAACGATTCCGGCTGCGAAGAGGCTGTCATCTGCCTTGACTCTGGGACGGAGGACCGCGTTTCGAAGATGGCGAAGCGGCTGCAGCAGGGCTTCCTCGGTGCCGTCAAGGTCATGTCTCTCGAGGAATTCGAGGACAAGGATCCTGACGAGCTGACCTTTGATGAGTACGAGCGTCTCTATGACGCCCGCAGACCATACAAAAGATCACGAACGGCTCTCTCTGACATCCGGCTCAGACTCGAGCACGCGAAGGGGTAAACAATGGGTGGCAAGAAGAAGACTGAGAAGAAAGAGGCGAAGGCTGACGTCCAGACACCGGAGGAGTCGCTTGCTAACCCCAACGACTGCTACGGGAAGTACTACAGCCCGAACGCCCCTGAGTGTCAGGCGGATCGCTGCGGATGGGTGATAGACTGTCCCATCGAGATGGAGCGGCTCCGCAAGGAGAAGGCAGGCGAGGTCGAGGAGCCGGCGCCGGCCCCGGAGCCTGAGGAGCCAAAGAAGCTGGAGGACCACCCCGAGACTGGCACGAAGTGTTCAGACTGTGGGGAGCCCCAGTACGAGACAGAGAGCGGCCCCGTCTGCAAGAACGGCCATGGTGGGGCGTCCTCAGAGGACGGCGATGACCTCGGAGAGCTGGACGGGGAAGAACTCGGCGAAGACGAGCTGGGTGACGACCTCGACCTCGATGACCTGGACACCGGCGACGCTGACGCAGACGCCGATCCTGAGGTCGATGGTGGAGGGGATGCCGCTGCCGACGATGCCGATGAGCTGGGTGCCGCCGACGACGAGCTGGGCGACGAGCTGGGCGACGACTTGGACAGCGAACTGGACGACCTGACCGACGAAGAGCTGGCAGAGCTGGAAGATGACAGCTTGGACGATCCAGCCAGTGATGCCGGCGACGATGGTCTGGGCGACGAACTCGGCGATGATGAGCTGGGCGACGAGCTTGGCGAAGACGAGCTGGGTGACGACGAGCTTGGCGATGAGCTTGGCGACGGCGAACCCGCATCAGACGCCGATGAGACACCCGCAGATGAAGGCGCCGACGACGGTGACCTGACCGATGAGGAGCTGCTGGCGTCCCTCAGCGATGAGGAGCTGGCGGAACTCGAAGATGACGGCGAGCCTGCAGCCGAGGAGGCAGGCGATGGGGCGGACGCCGAGGCAACTTCAGAGGATGACGGCGATCCAGATGGTCTGGACGACCTCGACCTGGATGACCTCGACGACCTGACCGACGAAGAACTGGACGCACTCGATGACGACGACGATCCAGATGATCTCGACCTGGACGACCTCGATGATGACGACCTGGGAGAGCTAGAGCTGGACGACGACGAGCTGGGCGAGCTTGATGACTGAACGCAAGAAGAGAAAGACGAGGAGCGACAAAACCCAGAGGTACGGAAAAACGGTCATACCGAAAGGGTTCAAGCTCCTCGTCGTGTTGCTCGAGAAAATCACTGAGGTGAACCACAAGGAAACTGTGAGCGTCTTCAGTGATCATCTCGGTCCATTGGTTTCGATCACGAGGCAGGGCTCTAGCAACAAGCTCCTGTCTCTGGTCCTGAACAAGAGCAGGGGGTGGAAGCCTCAAACGAGTACCGAAGGCATCGAAGTGGCAAAGTGGCACACCGGTGACGTTCGCGTGCTGATACCGAACAACACAGATGCCATGAAGAGAGCAGCTGCCCTGTGTCAGGAGTGGATGTTCGCGAAGAGAACGCACGTTCCAGACCGAACCGTGAAGGGCAAAGAGAAGAAGTAGTGGGAGAGTTCGCCCATCTACATGTGCACACCGAATACTCCATCCTCAAGGGGGTCGGAGAGGTCTCGCGGTGGTACGAGGTGGCGACGGAACGCTCGATCACTTCCATTGCGATCACGGAAGACGGCAACATGGCTTCGGCCATGGCGTCGTACATGGCTGCCAAGGACAACGACGACAAGGTCAAGTGCATCTTCGGTACTCAGATTGATGTCGTGGACGACGTCTCAACGGACATCCGCGGCGAACCAATCGTACTGCTGGCGCAGACAGAGCGCGGCTACAAGAACCTGCTCTACCTGCACAAGTATGGTTGGTCGAAGGGGCTCAACACAAAGTTTGGGCGCCCCAGGGTCAGTTGGCCAGCCCTGAAGAAGTGGAACGCCGACGTCTACGCGCTCACTGGTTCACTCACCGGCCCCATTGCAGTGTCATCTGAGGCCGGCTACGTCCCGGCGCTGAAGGTGGCCAAGAGGCTGCACAAGATCTACGGTGACAACCTCAGGTTCGAGGTGCAGTTATCAGACGATCCCAGACAGCCGGCGTATAACAGAGTCCTGTTGCGCCTGTCGAAACAGCTGGGCGTCAAGTGTGTCTTGACTAGCGACTGCCACTACCACAGTCCGAACCGAGCGAAGCTTGCAGACGTGCTGCCCAAGATAGCTCCCGGTGGCCACAAGAGGGTAGACCTACAGCCAGTTGATAGGACGAAGTGGCTGATGGGTATCGAAGACCTCGAGCGTCAGCGAGCCAGCAAGCACTCGTACGTCACGCAGCTCATGTTCGATGAGCTAGTCCACAACACCTTGGAGTGCGCAGCCAACTGCAATGTTGAGCTGGAGATAGGCAAGCACAGCCTGCCAGTGTACGACCGAACGTCTCACGAGCTGAACACCGACGACATGAAAAACAACGCGGACCTGTTCCTGGCGATTGCCAAGGAAGGTTTCCGCGAGCGCATCGGGAGGAACAAGAAGAAGAGGAAGCGCATCGACGAGTACCGCAAGCGTTTCAAGTACGAATATGGCGTCATCAAGAAAGCCAACTTCATCGACTACTTCCTCATCGTTGAAGACATCATTCGGTGGTGCCGCAACAATGACATCGCAGTCGGTGCGGCCAGAGGTAGTGTTGCTGGTTCTCTGGTCGCCTACTGCATGAAGATCACCGACATCGATCCGTTCGAGTTCGACTTGATGTTCGAGCGCTTTTTGAACCCTACTCGTATCTCTGGCGAGCGCGCCAAGAGTGCCGACGCTCTCCCAGACATTGACCTAGACTTCGAGAAGGTGCGGCGTCCTGACGTCAAGCAGTACTTGGTGGACAAGTATGGAGCCGATAGGGTCTGCACCATCACCACCTATCAGACGATGAAGCTGAAGAGCTTGATACGCGACCTGCATCGAGCCTTCGGCGGCGATCTACCGGTTGATGAAGACAGCGTGGCGTTGTTCGACATCAGGAAATTGAACAAGCTTTGTTCGTCGCTGGAAGACGAGAAGATAGAAGATCTCAAACAAGCGAAGAAGAAGTCGAAGCTGTTCAAGAGTTTCTATGCTGACTACCCGTACTTTGTAGACTACTACTGCGAAGGTCTTGAGGACCAAGTCAAGGCCCCATCACGCCACGCCGCAGCAGTTCTCATCACACCCACGAAGCTGACTGACTGGGTGCCTATCAGGTCGCAGAACGTCCAGGACGAGGGGCGTGTCACCGTCACGCAGTGGGAGGACATCTACTGTGAGCGTCGTGGCTTGTTGAAGCTGGACGTCCTTGGCATCAAGACCTTGAACGTCTTCAAGACCTGCGCGCGGCTCGTAGAAGAGAGGCATGACAAACAGATCGTGCTGGCGACTGACAAGATCAACCTGCATGAACACGAGGTGCTGGCTGAATTCAATAAGGGCGCCACAGAGGGCGTTTTCCAGTTCAACAGTAGGCTCCAGAGTTCATTCCTCTCACGCCTTGACCACGTAGTGCTTGAGGACCTGATTACGGCGAACGCCGTGTTGCGTCCTGGTCCGATGGATGCCGATGCCCACAACAAGTTCATCGATCTGAAGGCAGGTAATATGACGCCTGAGTACGACCATGCGATGCTCGAGGAGTATCTGCACAGGACGTACGGCCTCTACATCTACCAGGAAGACGTCATGCGCACAGCGAACGTCCTCGGGCAGCTCAGCCTGTCTGAGGCCGACGTCATGCGCACTGCCATGAAGAAGCACGACAAGGCCATGATGGACGAGTTCCGCGCCAAGTTCATAGACGGCGCAGTGAAGAACGGCCTCGATGCCATGCGTGCGATAGGCGTGTGGGAGAAGCTGCTGGCGTTCTTCGCTTACGGTTTCAATAGGTGCCTTGTAGGCGACACGTTGGTGCTCACTGCTTCTGGCGAGTACGTCAGGATCAGCACCTTATACAAGCGACACTGCGCCGGAGCGGAGATTTGGCTCAAGAGCTGGGACAAGGAAAGCGGCACAGTCGTCGACCACAAGGTCGGTGCAGTCTACAAGAACGGGAAGAGGAACGTTGCCAGGTTGTCGTTGAGGTCTGGCAACTCTGTGACGCTGACGTCGAGACATGGCGTTGCGACCAAGAGAGGCTTCAGGATCGCCAAGGATCTGCGTGCTGATGACGATATCCTGTTTCTGCCAGACGGTAGTGACAGTCTCGATGCCAGCGTCATGAAGCTCGACAGGTGTCACTACGATGACAACGTCCCGGTGACCACCTACGACATCTCCATGGCAGGAGAGCCAAGAAACTACTTCGCCAACGGCTTCCTAGTCCACAACTCGCACAGTGCCAGCTATGCAGTGACTGGCTACTACTGCCAGTGGCTGAAGGTGCATTACCCGCTCGAGTTCTGGGCGGCTACCCTTGAACATGCTCACGTTGATGAGAAGAAGAACGAGAACATTTGGACGTTCAGGAAACACATCCAGCAGATCGGTATCGAGTTCGAGCCACCTGCAGCTACCAGACCTACAGCAGAGTTCAGCATCGAGGGCGATAGGATCGCGTGGCCCGTGAAGGCCATCAAAGGTATCGGTGTCAAGACAGCTGACGCGATAGCGACGTCATGCAAGGAGTCGAGCCCGAAGACGCTGCGCGAGTTCTTCGACTGCGTGCCGAAACGCAACGTGAACAAGAAAGCCTTCGACCTCATGATAGCTGCCGGCGCCATGGACTGCTTTGGCAAACCACACGAAGTTGCCGAGGAGTACTACCGCAGCTTGCGGAAGGACAAGGAAGTCCCTGAGAAGTTCAGAGAGTCTCCGAGCAATACGGAGCACTGGACGATGATGAAGGAGGCGGCGCTTGGCTATATGAGCGAGCCCCTCAGGGTCAGGTATTCGAGCTGGTTCCACGAGCAGGTCTCGAGTATGGCTGCCGTGGCACGTGCCCCTGACGGTGAGGTCATGATAGCCGGCGGCATGGTGCGGAGGGTCCATCCCCACCCAGGCCGGAACGGCGGCATGATGTACTTTATTGACGTAGAGGACAAGGATGGCAGCTTCCTCCTGTTCGTCAGCCCCAAGTTCTCCGATCGCAACGAGGTGTATGTAAGAGTAGGCGACCTTGTGGAAGTAGTAGGCAGGAAGGGTACCAGCAACAGAAACGAGCCAGAGATCGTGCTGGATGGCGGTAGCAATTCAGAGATGGCTGTCATGCACAGGGAATGATACGTGGCCAGAATAGATAGGCGCCGCAGTATATCAAAGTGACGCCATTGGAGTGCCCATGAGCCCACGGAAGAAAAGCAAAGGGACTGTCCATCTGCTGAAAAATGTTGCGGAAAAAGCGGATGTCGACCAGCGTGAGGCACAGGCTTTGGTGCGTGCCATGGTCCGTATGCTTGAGAAGATGCCTATTGGTGACCAATTGCGCATAACAGGTCTCGGTGTCTTCACGAAGGTGAGGGTGGAAGCGCACGCCGCCAAGAACCCGATGACCGGCGAGCCCATCGAGGTTCCGGCCAAGAACAAGGTGCGGTTCAGGGTCGCGGGCCCCTTGAAGGATTGCTAGATGCCTACCGAGGCTCAGACAAAACAGCTGAGGGAGCTGCTGCAGTACACGGGAGAACGCGGCGGCCAAGCTCTGGTCATCGACATGTACCAGAGCCTCAAGTACGCCCTCGATCTCGACCAGAGCGAGGAAGAGACCCTGCTCGGCTACATGGCAAGCGGTCGCCTCGAGGCTGATGCCTTCGAAGACCTGGAGGACGCAGAGATTGAGCTGAAAGAGCTGCGAGGCAACCTGGATGAGTACGCTCGTGAGATGGAAGTGCTCAACAGGCCGACCGATTCGAAGGTCAAGGCGTGGATCGATCGCAACGAGGCCTACATAGCGAAGGCCAAGGCCGTGGCGTCGCTGAGGAAGCACCACAAGATCCTGTGGCACTTCAACAGGGCATACGAGAAGAAACTGGATGCACTGCCTAGCAGGTCAGCCAGAAGCAGAGATAAAAGTGAAGCTCCAATTCGGCGTCCAAAACCGCGCCGGCAAGAGCAAGACTAATCGGAGGATTCGATGGCGGTTCGTGGTGTTGACCTCGGGAAGACTGGCAAGAAGTACGCCGACCACCAGGCTGCGAAGGATCGTACACGGTCCTCGACCTTCAGCGTGAAGGGCGGTGCCACGGCGTACATCTACCTGTGCCCCCCACACGAGAACATGGAAGGCGTCCCCTTCGTGGAGCGTCTCTACCACCAGAGAGACATCCCCAAAGGGAAGACCGGCAACTTCTCTCTCCCGTGCATGCGCGACAGCTTCGACGAGGATCCGGCGAAGTGCCCTGGCTGCCGGAAGATGAAGGGCTTCCGCAAGAAGAAGCAGAACGATGGCGACAAGTGGGACACGCTGGCCCGCAAGCACTCGCCGCGACGCAAGCCAGTGTCCCAGGTGATCGACCTGACTTCCATCCTGGATGCGGACGGTCAGTGGCCGGAAGGCATCGCCATCAAGGACTGCTTCCTCAACCACGGTCAGGTGGATGGCTGCGACGACTGCGAGCTGGTCACTGCCTGCACCAAGGGTATCTCCCGGTGGTACATGCCGGTCAGGGCCTGGGAGCAATTCGGCGACCACTTCACCGACTTCGGCGACATCACCAACCCAGGTGAGGCGTGCCCTGTCAGGGTTAGGCGCACTGGCAGCGGTGTCAGGGACACCCGCTATGCGACCTCGGTGGTGGTCAACTCCAAGTTCGAGATGCCGGCCGACGTCGTGGACAGGCTCGATGAGGGCATTCAGGATCTGACGGCCATCGATCCCAAGCCGGAGGAGAAGGCAGACGAGCTGAACGCCCGTTTCCAGGCCTTCTTTGACCTGACCGACCTGGATGATGACGGGGATGGTGGGGGCAGCTCGGGCGGTTCTGGGGACTCTGACAAGGTCGAGCAGGACGAGCCCAAGCGGCAGCCCAAGGAGAAGCCCAAGCTGAGCCGGGAGGAGCGCATCCGCCGGTTGAAGGCCAAGAAGAAGGCCGAGAAAGAGGCCGCGCAGAAGGCAGGTCTCCGCGACAAACTGCAGTCCGAGGCCAAGGCCGGGAAGCACGACAAGGCCAAGAAGTAGATGGCCAGAGCTTCCAAGAAGAAGGGCGACGATGCCGGGGTTCTCGAGAGGCTGAAGGACATCGGATTCATATGCCTCTCGGACCCCGACTTGTCGTTCGCCGTTCGCAAGTGCCTGCCGACCGATATCGCTGCCTTCGATGTCATCTGTGCAAGGGACAGGCATGGCGTCTATGGCCTACCATTCGGGCGCCAGATAGAGATCGGTGGCAAACCAGACAGCGGCAAGACCACTTTCCTGCTGATGATAGCTGCGGCTGCGCAGCGGCAGGGATACATGGTCCTTTGGATCGAGACCGAGCACACCCTCTCAGTTGACCGCGCCAAGGCGGTCGGCGCTGACATCGACAAGTTCATGCTGGCTACGCCTGACTACCTCGAGCGAGGGTTGGCGCAGATGCGTGAGGCTGTCGTGTTGATGCCAGAGCATGACAGCCCTGACTTCGATGAGAAGCAGGGGCTCGTGGTGCTGTTCGATTCCCTGGCGGCCACTCCTACCAAGGCAGAGCTGAACGGCACTGAGGACGACAGCCACGTTGCTGAGTTCGCTCGGAAGATGGCTGCCTTCCAGCGCAGGATGCTGAAGCGCATCAGCACCAGGAACGTCCTGGTGGTCTACAGCAACCAACCCAAGGCGAAGATCGGTGTTGCATTTGGTCGTCGCTCAGACATGTACGGCGGCGTCGCCATCAAGCACCATTGCAGCCTGCGCTTCGATGTCAAGTATGTCGGTAAGATCAAGGGCGACGACAACGAGATCTCCGGCATCAGGATGAACATCGAGAACACCAAGAACAAGTGCGCTCTTCCGTTCCGCAAGGTGGAAGAGCTGCCGCTGTATTTCGACAAAGGCTTCGACTACGTGCAGGCTCTCCTGATGGCGCTTGTGTCAACCGGGGTGGCTACGAAGAAGGGGCCTTGGTACAGCATACCAATGCTGAAGGACAAGCAGCTGAGACAGACCGACGTCGTCAAGATGTTGGACAGCGAACCAGAGCTGTACGAGAAGCTGCGGGCGGCAATCAATGAGTCATGATGGCAATCCCTTTGGGCATGACAACCCGTTCTCGGACGGTGTCTGTGCTGAATATGCGAACACCATCATCACGTATTCGATCATGCTTGTTCACCGAGAGATTGAGATACGCAGCCCTTGCGTCGAGGTGGCTCGAGAGAGGTTCCAGAAGTTCGAGGAAAGGCTGTCTGCCATGGCGGCGCAGCACATTGCAGAGTTGTCCAGGCTGAGCGATACGATCGTCAATACGGCTCCTGATGGCACTGTACCGGCGAGCAACTAGGGTGTCAGATGGCGGCTCCTGTTATCACAAGTGCCGACTGGCATCTCAGCAATGACGATCCGTATGCTGAATACGATAAGGCAGGCGTCAGCAACTTCCTGAAGCTGAAGTGTCTTCTACTCAAGAAGCTGATAGCTCACATCATCGCCCTGAAGGGCTACTTAGTAGTTGCTGGCGACCTCTTGGACAGTCGCACCCCTGACAACAACACACTGTACTACTCGTCCAGGGCCGTTGCAGGGATGGCAGACATCGAGTTTGTCCTGCTGCTCGAGGGCAACCATGGGTTCGATGCAAGGAACAGCAACATCGGAGTCATCTCGCACTGGGAGCACTTTGTACCAGACAACGTGCACATCGTCACTACTCCACAGAAGATAGAGCGCAGCCCGTATGACTTCTATTGCATTCCAGCGGTTGCGGACATCACTGACTCGTTCGCAAGTATCGCCAAGGATTTCATAGGCTCCATCAAGAAGAGCAGGACGTCTGTCCTGGTGGCGCACGGTCCAATCAGCGGCGCCCTGTTCGATACCGGTACCTCATCCAATGAAGGCATCAAGATGGACGCAGTGCTGGAGGCGTCCAAGTACTTCGACCACGTCGTATTCGGTGACTTTCATAGGTATCAGACAATTGCTGACAACATCTGGTATTGCGGTTCGCCGATGCAGGTCAGTCTGAGAGACAAGGGACAGCGCAAGGGCTACCAGATCTTCGATGACACCAGCGCAGGCCACGAATTCCACGCGTTGCCAGGCCCAAGGTTCTACGATCTAGAGTGGGATCTCGACGGTAAGATGCCGTCTGTCCTGGAGCGCCCAGCTGACTACAAGAAGAAGCTGAAGAAGGCGGTCGTTATCGTGCGCCTGAAAGGCAGTGCGTCTGCACGGTCTAGCGTGGACATCGACGGCCACATCAAGTCGTTGAAGGAAAATGGTGCGATGCGTGTCGTGCCTAGATGGATAGACAAGAAGTCCAAGAGGAAGGCGTCTGGTATCAATCCTACCAGTGCCATCGAGGAAATGATCAGCAAGTATGTCGGTGCGAATCCATCTGAAGATGTTGATTCAGAGAGACTTGTGCACGCCGGCATCTCCTACACGAGGCAGTGAGAATGACCAACACGATCAAGATAGCGCCGTATTTCGTCTCCAGTGAAGAAGACTTGGAGACGGAGATAGAGTGGATCAAACGTGACGCTGTCATCAAGAACGTCGACGGCAAGTCTATCTTTGAACAGAGAGACGTTGAGTTCCCTCGGTTCTGGTCAGACACTGCTGTGTCCATCACAGCGGACAAGTACTTCAAGGGTATCGGAGGTACTGCGGAGCGCGAGCACAGCCTCAAGCAGCTTGCTGCGCGTGTGGTCAACACGATAACGGAGCACGGTCTGACGGAGGGCTACTTCGATGAGGAGTCTGCCTACTCTTTCTCTCTCGACCTGAAGTGGCTCATCTTCCACCAGTACTACTCTTTCAACTCTCCGGTCTACTTCAACGTGGGTATCGATGAGACGCCACAGGTGTCTGCTTGTTTCATCCAGAGCGTTGAAGACGATATGGATTCCATCCTGCAGCTCGCAGTCAACGAGGGTAGGATTTTCAAGAACGGTTCCGGTACTGGTACCAACTTCTCGAGGCTGCGCGGGCGTGATGAGCGCCTGTCTGGGGGCGGCCTGGCCAGCGGTCCAGTCTCGTTCATGAAGGGCCTCGACGCTTCTGCTGGTGTCATCAAGAGCGGCGGTAAGACCAGACGTGCGGCGAAGATGGTGATCCTGGACGTGTCGCACCCGGACGTGAGGTACTTCATCAGGAGCAAGCTCGTCGAAGAGGAGAAGGCCAGAGCCCTGAAGATGGCTGGCTACAGTGATTCATTCGACGACGAGAACGGTGCCTACTCTTCTGTGGCCTTTCAGAATGAGAACCATAGTGTGCGCGTCAACGCAGCTTTCATGCGGGCCGTTGAGGAAGACGGTGATTGGGACCTCTACTACTTGAAGAACGGCAGCCACAAGGAGTCCGTGAAGGCTCGAGAGATCCTGCGCGAGATGGCAGAGGCAATCCACTACTGTGGCGATCCTGGTATCCTGTACAGCGACAACATCAACAAGTACAACACCATTCCGAACTCCGGTGAGATCCGTGCTAGCAATCCATGTCTGCATGGCGACACTTTGATTCAGACGTCAAAGGGTCTGATTCCAATTCGGGATTTGGCTGATAAGGAATTTGAAATTGTCAGTTCTACTGGCGATTGTTACCAGCGCGCGAAGGGTATTTATAGTGGTAGAAAAAGTACCGTCAAGGTCACATTGTCCAATGGTCTCGAGCTTATCGTTACATCTGACCATCGTTTGGCAAGCGATGGCGATATCAGCAAAAAAGGTGTCATAGGAGAAGAATTCTGTGGTGTTTTTCATTCAGCTGCCGGCATGCAAGGCGCTACCGTTCGCCTGTCTTTGAATAATATTATTTTCACTGGAAAAGATATTGGTCTGACTGAGAATGAGGCAGTACTGCTTGGGTATGGGCTCGGTGATGGGACGCCGAATAGAAAACAGGTACTTTGGAATGGCGGTTCAACGATTCATCCAGCTAGGATTTATCTACGCACAGATGGCGATGATGATGAAGTCGGTGAGTTGTTCAAGAAAACTTTTCGAGATTGTCATGACATTATAGATGACAAACATTCTATATCGTCAAGACTGTACGGTTCTTTGTGGGATGCACATTCCATAGGTGGGAGAACATACGAGCGGTCAATTAGTCAGTGCATCTTAGAGGCTGGCTCCTATGTTGTTGCTTCTTTTTTGAGAGGATTATTCTCTGCGAATGGTTCTGTTCTAGAGAAGTACAACAAAGTGCAGCTGAAGACATCTAGTAAGCTTTTGGCACAGCAGGTTGTGCAGTGTTTGGCCATGCTTGGAATCAGGTCAAACATCGGAACCAATAGGGCCACAAGTGTTGAATTTGATAACGGCGTCTACGAATGTCGTGAGTCATACAATGTCACAGTATCTAATGCTTATCTGAAAAGGTTCGCATCGCACATTGGTTTTGTTCAGAGCAGCAAAACTGAAAAGCTGCATAACTGTGTTGATGGAGACAGCGCATCGAAGCTTTACAACAAGACGTATGTAAAGGCTGTCGAACCATACGGTGAGCACCATGTCTACGATTTCGCGGTGCTCGATGCCGACAATGGAACTGAGCATTGTGGTGGTGCTGGCGGCATTGTCGTCCACAATTGCGGCGAGTACTTGGATATCGACGATTCGGCGTGCAACCTCGGCTCTTTCAACCTCATCAGGTTCGTGAGCCATGTCAATGGCAAGTGGGTGTTCGATCACGAGACGTTCAGGAAGGCTGTGAGGATCGCGACCATCGCCCAAGAGATCCTCGTCGGCATGGCCAAGTACCCGACTGAGAAGATCGCCGCGAATGCTCTTGACCATCGTCAGCTTGGGTGTGGCTTTGCCAATCTAGGTGCTCTGTTGATGTACTGCGGCTATCCGTATGACTCTTCAGAAGGAAGAACGCTCGCCGGCTGTGTCGCTTCGATGCTCACCGGTACCGTCTACTCCACCAGTGCAGAGATCGCCAGGGTCAAGGGGCCGTTCGCAAAGTACGAAGACAACAAGCAGTCGCTGCTGTCTGTCATTGGTCTACACAAGGCTAGCGCTGAGACTCTTGGCGACAACCTGGTGCGTCACAACAAGCGCATCGAACAATTCGATCTGCTCAAGAGGGTCTGCGCGGCAGTATGGAGGAAGGCCACTATCCTCGGGAAGAAGTACGGCTACAGAAACTCCAAGGCGAGCGTGCTGGCGCCCACGGGTACCATCGGTTTCTTCATGGACTGCGACACCACAGGTGCAGAACCTGAGCTGTCTCTCATCAAGACGAAGAGCATGGTTGGCGGCGGTGCGATCACTATCGTCAACAACAGTGTGCTGAACGCACTCGAGAATCTAGGGTACAAAGATGAGGATAGGGAGGCTATTGCAGAGCACATCGACAAGTACGGAACCGTGGATGGGTGCGAGCAGTTGAACAGCAAGCACGTGTCGATCTTTGACTGTGCATTCGGCAGCGGCGGCGCCGATGCACGTACCATCGCACCCATGGGTCATGTCAAGATGCTCGAGGCCATACAGCCTCACATCTCTGGTGGGATCTCCAAGACCATCAACTTGCCAGAGAGTACGACGGCGGATGAGATCGACAGGTTGCTGATCAATGCCTGGAAGATGGGTGTCAAAGCGATGACCATCTACAGGGACAGGTCGAAGGTGTCACAGCCATTGCAGACCGTGAAGCAGCAGGTTGTGGTACCGGCCGTGGAGATAGGTAAGAAGAGGAAGTTGCCAAGCGAGAGGGATGCGAAGACGCATGGTTTCACGATCGCCGGCCACAAGTTCTTCTTGGTTACTGGTCTCTACCCTGACGGCAGCGTTGGTGAGATCTTCATCACCGCTTCCAAGTCTGGCTCTACACTGAGAGGTCTGTTCGATTGCCTGGGCATCTCTGTGTCACTCGGCTTGCAGCACGGTGTTCCTCTCACATCGTATATCGAGAAGTTCGCGCACGTCAGATTCGAGCCTTCTGGATTCACTGACAACCAGAACATCAAGCTCGTCAAGAGCATCCCCGACTACATCTTCAGGTATTTGGCCATGAGGTACGTGAAGGACTTCGATGTAGGGGAAGGCGCCGTAGGTGGGGCCTTGGTGGCAGACACCATGGAGAATGAGGAACCAGCTGATGCTATGGCATCGGATGCGCCGCCCTGTTTGCGGTGCGGCTCCATTATGGTGCGCAGTGGAACCTGTTTCAAGTGTGCTGGGTGTGGCGACACTAGCGGGTGCAGCTAGAACAAACAACAGACAAGGTAGATAGATAAGAGGTAGCGTGATGACAGATATCTATGCACAGGATTGGCGAAAGTTGCCGGTCGTTGTCTTCGATACGGAGACTACTGGTCTTCAGGCGAAGACTGAACGTATCGTCGAGATCGGTATCGTCGTGTTCATGGACGGTGAGCCCATCAAGGTGTTCAACCGTCTGGTGAATCCTCAGAAGAAGATCCCCAAGGCGGCTGAGAAGGTGCATGGCATCAGCGACGACAAGGTGTCCAACAAGAAGTTGTTCACAGAGATCGCCAAGTCGTTGCGGTCGTACTTCAACAAAAAGGGCGTCATCTGGTGTGCCTTCAACGATTCCTTCGATCGAGCGTTCCTAGCAGAGGAGTACAAGCGCTCTGGTGTCTACGTCGAGGTGAGGCCTACGATCGATCCCCTTATCTGGGCGAGGTTCATGTGGAAAGGCATGCAGAACAAGTTGGACAATGTGGCTCAGCGCCTGCGTGTAGACGTGCCCACTGAAGTGCTGGTTAAGCACAAGATGAACAACCTCCGTCACCGTGCAGTCTACGACGCCATGCTGACCGGCTACTGCCTGTACGCTATGCAGGAGAGGCTCCCGCTCACTCTGCGGCAGACCCTCTACGTGCAGGACTACCTGTACCGCCTGCAAGCACTGGAGAACCCGCGGTTCTTTTCGAGGAACCCTGAACCGACGATGCCGCCGGAACATGGCGGTGGCGGGGATGAATGAGAAAAAACCAAGGCGTAGAGGACAGTGCGACTACGCACCACGGCCATGCCCGTGGGTGTCGTGCAGACAGCACTTGTATATGGACGTGTTCAAGGTCAAAGACCGTTACGACGGTCCAGAGGAAATGCCTGCCGGTGGCAGTTGCGCGCTTGACCTAGCAGATCTTGGCGGCATGACACTTGAGGAAGTGGGTGCACATCTGAACGTCAGCAGGGAGAGAATACGCCAGATAGAAGAGAACGCGTTGAGGAAGATGAGACACAAAAAATGATGCGCTTCCGTTCCATTCAGATCCACAACTTCGTGTCACACGAGCACACGGAGATGTCGCTGGGTGAGAATGAGAGTGCTTTCATTGCTGGTGAGAACAGAGATGCTGACCTCATAGGCAGCAATGGTTCCGGTAAGTCACTTATCTATGATGCCCTGTATTGGTGCCTTTACGACAAGACCGTCAGAGGCTTTAAGAAGGATGCGGTCATAGGCGACACAGACGCCCACACTTGGGTGACTACCAAGTGGTTGGATGACGACGGGCGAGTCGTTGAGGTGACTCGATACCGTAAGCATCCAAAGATGAAGAATGGCGTCTCAGTATTCATCGACGGTGAGGATGCCAGCAAGATAACTGTTGCAGGTGTCACCGGTAACAATGTCCTCATCAAACGTCTGTTCGGTATGGATGATGTGGCGTTCCTATATTCAGTTGTCTTCTCGAAGAGCAGAGGCAGTCTGTGCGACGAGAAAGAGGCTGGACGTTGGGATCTGCTGTCCCACATCCTGGGTCTCGACAGAGTAGACGTTGCCCTGAAGGCTGCGAAGGCTCACAGAAAAGAGCTAGAGACGTTACTCCACAGGATAGATGTCAAGCTGGCTACCTTGAAAGCTTCGAGGAAGGAGACAGTCAGCAACATCAAGGAATTGAAGAGAGCTGTCCAGACTGCTGCCAAGCTAGAAAAGTCGGCGCTACAGGAAGCGAAGAAGCTAGACGAGATACGCTTGGAGGATCTGCAGGAAACGCAGGCTGATAGGGAGGTCACGCGTGGCAGGATTGAGTCGCTAGAAGCTGCAGTGGCACGCTCCGATGAGCTGTGCCGCATAGCGCAGGAGATGACTCGGGAGGCCAGGAAGCTAGATTCAGTGCGCAGTGAAGCCGAGACAACCTTCAGCGTCCACAACGCCAGGTGTACTACCCTGAAGAATGCTCTGGTAGCCGCCAAGGAACATGAGGCCACCGACTGCCCAACGTGTGGACAGTACGTCGAGCCAGCGCACGTGAGACAACGTCTGTACGTCATCAAGCAGGAGCTTGCACAGGCGAAGACACTCAGGCGTGCAGCTGCTGCCAATCTGAAGAGAAAGCGTGCCGCCCATAGCAAAGCAGTCACAGAGGCGGCGTCAGCGCAGGCGAATACTGACAACGGTGAGATTCTGGCTTCTCTGGATACCGAGAGGTCGAAGGCGTCTCTGTTGGACAAGCGCATCCAAGAGCTGCAGAAGCCGATTGAGCACCAGAAGATAGATGTCAGTGCGCAGGTAGCTAGGCTCAAGAAGCTCGGCGCCAAGAACAAAGAGCTGAAAGCCAAGATAGACGACCTCACAGCCAGACAAGAGAAGACACGTAAGACGTATGCTGCGTCTGACTACTGGGTCAAGGGATTCGGTAGGAAGGGGCTGAAGGCGTACGTCCTCAATGACGTCCTGGATGCCCTCGAGGGTAAGGCCAACGAGTACCTGGAGATTCTGTCTGGCGGTTTCATGACACTGTCATGGACTGGTGGTGACGATGACGAGCGTGTACAGGACAAGCTGTCGCTGTATGTCTCTACGGCGAACCGTGCGTCACGAGAGTACCACTACTGCTCGGAGGGTGAGAAGGCACGCGTGTGGCTGTCTATGGAGCTGGCGCTCAACGAGATAGCTAGGGGCACTGTCGACATTAGTTTGATAGACGAGTGCTTTGATGGCCTGGACAAGCAGGGCCTCATACGTGCGGTGAGGCTAGTTGGTGGCGAAGGTAAGAAGAGAAGGATCATGTGCATCTCACATCGCTCTGGTGTTGAGGAATTCTTTACGCGTAAGTTCAAGGTTGTCATGGACGGCGGCGCGTCGAGAGTGGAGTAGAAGATGGGCAATCCAACGATGGCCGACCTCTTGACTGCTTTGAATGTTTTGCAAGAGGAGTACGACAAGATACGCGCAGCATATGAGGAGGATGTGAAACAGTCGACTCTGATGGCGCGCACGCTAGTCACTATCATGAGAAGGTTTGGCGGTTCACTCGTGCTGAGGAAAGACAAGGTCAACGAGGTCGGTTCCAAGTACGTTGTGAACATCACCGAAGAAGACAACATGTTCATTTTCAAGCTCATTCCTACCGAGGAGTTCTTAACCGGACTGGCAAAGCAACAAGAAGCAGCAGAGAAGAAGAAGCAAGATGAAGAAGCAGCCAAAGCCAAAGAGGACTCCGAGACCGAACCAGCTTGAGTGCAAAGCCTGCCGGCTGCACGAGAGTAGGACCCAGGTCGTACGCTCCGATGGTCACATCGGCAGGTGCGATGTTGCGCTCATCGGTGAAGCTCCGGGCGAGCAGGAGGATGCGGAAGGCCGTGTCTTCATCGGTCGCACTGGCAAGCTGCTGCGTCGTGAGGTGGAGAAGCAGACCGGGATGATCGCCGGCACTACGTTTCCGATGCTCAATTGTGTCAGCTGTAGGCCACCCAGCAATCGCAACCCGACCAAGAAAGAGCTGGCAGCGTGCCTGCCGTGGCTGAAGCTCAATCTCTGTACCATCAAACCGCAGTTCATCTTGCTGGTTGGTACTGTTGCGGCGCAGCAGTTCCTCAAGAAGTCCTTCGTGAAAGAGCGCGGGATCATGCTCACTGTAGACAATGCGTTGCCTATCTGGCAGGAGCTGTTGCCTACTACTAGCTATTTCCACATCTATCACCCAAGTTATATAGTCAGGCAACATAGCCAGAGCGTCGACATGCTTTGGCGAGGCGATATTGCGACGTTTGGCGAGGAGGTCAACGACCATGCCAGTCTTTGACTATCGATGCACAGGATGCAAAGAGGTCTTCGAAGCGATCAACACGAGGCCTGAGGACGATGACGAGTGCCCAAAGTGTGGTGCCAAGGCCGTGAGGATTCACCATTCTACACAGCACCTGAAAAAGCCGTACTATGTGCCGCCACCCAAGGCTACACGGAAATTCGGTGACTCGAAGCGCACCCCGCACAAGCGCGATAGGTGGTAGGGATGCCAAAGAAGGTCACGAAGGTAGCCGAACAGCGTGAGCATCTGATCGAGAACATCGATTTCTTCATCGATTCAGTCAAACAGTTCTCGGATCGCAAGTACATCGTCGGCATAGACCCGTCGCTTACCAACACTGCCGTGGCCGTGACGACGCCTACCACCAAGAAGGTGCTGTTGTTCAACTCACCTGCTGCTGCGAAAGACACAAGTCTGAGCCAGACACACAGGATAGCCATCACGCGTGCCTATCTACGCAAGCTGTTCAAGAAGTTCCCAGCTCGGCTGGTGATGCTCGAGGGCTATGCCTACGCATCAGCCATGGTACGCGAGTTGATGGGCGAAGTAGGCAACTCCATCAGGCTTGGCGTGTTCTGGGACAATCCAGACTTGGTGGGGCCTGTGGTCATTGTGACGCCGCAGCAATTGAAAAAGTACATCCTTGGGAAGGGAAGGGGTACATCTAAGGGTAAAGAGAAGATCATGATGAAAGTCCTGCAAGACTTTCGTATCGAGACCGACAACAACAACGAGGCAGATGCTGCTGTCCTCGCCGTGATAGGGCGCGACCTGTACAACGTTATGATGGATCCGAAGCTGGTGGCTCCCAGGAGGGACAAGGAAGCCATGGAGTTCATCAAGAGCGGCCACAAGTCCAGGGACGTGACGCAGTTCCGTTGGGAAGTACTGTGTTCGCTACTGACCAGCAGGTGCGACGATTCGATCTTCGATTTCTTCAACCGGAGAAAGTACGAGGCTAGTAGGGACGTCAAATGAGGCGCACACCGAAACCAGCGCGCAGAGTGAAGCCGATGCGTCGTCCGAAAATGGCACGTCGTCCGAAGCCGTTGAAGCGCAAGCTGACGTACATGAGGACGGTGCAGTTCGACTTGTTGGCACAGCTTTCCGACAAGCAGAAGAACGCAGCCACTGCCTACGTGCAGCAGTACGCTGACATCAAGGCGAGGTTCATTGCAGCCGGCAGGAGCATGAACATTCCGTGTCCCAAGCTTGGTGGAAACTCGAAGGTCTCGATAGAGAAGTGCTTCTGTGCCTGTGAAGAGAACTGTGGATGTCTCGACGCTGATGTGATAAAGGCTGACGGCGAGTCATTGGCAGATTTCATGGAAGATTTCATCCGTTTCCAGCGTCTGGTGAATCTCTTGTGTGGTGTGTTGGAGGGCGACACAGAAGATGAGGCTGACGAGGGACCAAATACGCAAGCAGCTTGAAGGTGAGCTGCGCCTCTGTCAGTCGATTCTTTTGATTTCGTACAGAGATGCTGTCGATGAGTACAAAGGCGAAGGCATTCCTGGGGCGATTGCCTGGTTCGAAAGTGATGACGAATACGTGTACTCATTCGTTCACATCATCGGTTGCCTGTATGGTGTCGATAGTTGTGTCAAGCCATACCGTCAACGGTTCCTCGCTTCAGCAGAGCGTGGGGTCAAGATGTCTTTGCCACGAGTCAAACGGAGAATGAATCGTGTCTGCCAGAAAAAACAGGACGAACCTGGCGAAGACCTGCAAGAAGTTTGAAGGCGTCGGCGGGATGGGTGGTAAGAAGCTCATCATCCAGCGCGGCAACCATGATGTCGTTTTCAACCTTCCAGGCGAGAAGCTGAAAGACTGGCGTGGCGTCAAGACATCAGAGATGGCGATGGATCACGAGGGGCGACGCATCCTGAAGTGGGTGTTGACTATTGACGTGGACGCCAAAGCGAAGAAGATCATCGAAGAGCAGGTCAGTGACTCGGTGATATTGTTCTGATGACTGACACGCACCCAACCCTGATGAGCACACACGACGAGTGGGAGACACCGCAGTGGCTCTTTGACGAGCTGAATGCTGAGTTCAGGTTCAAGCTCGACCCGTGCTCCAGGGGTGGCAACAACAAGTGCGAGAATCACTTCGACGCTGCCAAGGTCGATGGCCTCGAGCAGGACTGGTGGCCGTACCGCAGCGTCTTCATGAACCCGCCGTACGGTAGAGCTATCGGGCACTGGATCGAGAAGGCCTACAAGGAGAGTCTACACGGCTGTACGGTTGTGTGTCTCATCCCGGCCAGGACGGATACCAAGTACTGGCACAAGTACTGTACGAAGGGTGAGGTTCGCTACCTTGAGGGGCGTCTCAAGTTCAGGGGCTACAGCAAGAAGCACAACGAAGTGATTGACGATGTCCCTGCGACCTTCCCGAGCGCCATCGTCATCTTCAGGGCACCACAGCGTGGTAAGCTGAAGCGTATCATCAGAATACCTAGACCAGCACACCGCTGTCCAATCTGCGGCAAGTATGCGTTCAAGCTGGTAACTGCGTGGGGCTGGCTGTGCACAAATTGCAAAGCAACGATACAGCCGGGTCACTGACCGAAGAGCGCGTGCGCTGCATCGACTGTGGGATGCGCAAAGAATGCAAGCGCGTGAGGGTCAACAAGTTCGCTCGGAAGCCCTGCGACTCCTACTATCCTGACACTGTAAAGCAGAGCAACCTGAATGCGCGCAAAGCCGATGAGTTCTGAAGAACACGGGCTCGCGTTATAGGGCGTGGCAACTCATCCGTACTTCGTTGGTGATCTTTCGGCGCGCCTTGGCCACCATCGAATAGGTCAGGCCCAGGTGCTGCGCCACGTGGCTGCTGTTCAGCCTGACGTTCTTGGGCGCTCTCTCGATGTCGCCCACCTTCTTTTTTCGTAGGCTGCTGATCCAGTCCTCCCTTGAGACTTGGCAGAGGTCGGCGGTGGGCTCGGCCAGTGCCTTGAATACCCTTCTCGCCGTCGGAGACAGCTTCTTAGCGACGATCTCCACCAGGTCCAGGTACTCTATCGTCTGAGCCGGTTGCGGGCAGGAGAACGGATTACAGGGCTCCATCTCCAAGGAGTCCCAGCTCAGCTCCATCACAGCCTTTCCGTTGCTCATCATTGGGCAACGGCTTTGCCTAAGGTTGTAGGCGGCGATGTTGTAGAGCTTGTTGCGAGCGACTGTGAGCGCCCACGTTTTGTAGCTGGATTTTTTGGCATCGAATTGGTGACGCTTTGCATAGATATGTGCAAGCGCCTCCTGCACCAGGTCATCGTCATCTATGAACGGAGGCCGGTAGATGTAGTGTGCCTCCCTCCTCACCAACGGCCTCAGCTCCCTCAGTGTTTTGTCAATATTTTTGTGTGAAAAAGGACACTTCTCCCCTTCGCTCGGCACATGCCGGGCCCCGCCCTGTCTGCTCATTTTTGATCTCCTGCGGTCTTGGAGATCATTTTCTACGCTGGTTATTCGTGCTGTTGCAAGGGAAAAATTCCTTGCCTATTCTTGCCTGTAGAATCCACTTTAACTTTGGAACAAAAGCCTAGAAGAACACGTACGGTGCGCGTTTGAGCTATCCGCTCATGTGCTCGCGCTCGTAGATCTCCATCGCGATCTTGAACAGATCGTCGGTGTCCTGGCACTCCGGGTGAGCCTTGACTGCGGCCTCGGCGCACTCAACTGCCACCTTCCTGGAGATCTTGTAGACCTTCATCAGGTTGATTAGCTCGATGATGCGCTCATCCTTGATCTCGTCGTCCTTGTCCTGGTTCGGCGCTGGCTGCTCGAATGCGTAGCCGGTCCCGACGATTCGATCCATGCGCAGCATGCCGGCGTTGTCCTTGGCGCCGGGCTTCTCAGCGTCCGGGATGGCGACCATGGCATGGTTGACGGCTGCTTCGATGCCGGTGAAGCCGCTCTCTGGTCCGTAGTCGATCCTCTGCAGCGTGCCTCTGGCTTCCCCGTCGATCTTCATGCGACCGTAGACGCGCACGCGTGTGATTGTCTCCGTGTTGTCGTCCGTGAAGAATCCACCCTGGTCGTAGGTGGTCAATGTGCTGGTGACGACAGACCATTTGTCCGGGTCGTGCATGAAACCCAGTTGCTGGATGCCATGCTCCTCGCCATACTGGCGTAGCTTCTCCTCGAGCATGGGCAGGAATTCCTGCACTATGAAGCCGTCCTGCAGCTTGCGGTGTCTCTCTCTACGTTGTGCGTCGGTGGCCATGGTTCTCCCCTTCCTTGGCGCTACGCAGTGGTGTCGGCCTTGGTCATCTCCACGACGGTGGTGTGCTTGACCGCGCCGGCCTTGGTGTTGTCGGCCTTGGCACGCTCCCAGGCGCCACGCATCTGGTCGGCGTAAGCACCCAGGGCTTGAGCGGCGTCCGGGTACTCCTCGGTCGCCTTGTTCTGCCAATAGTCGATGGCGCTCTTGGCGCTCTCTGCGATGGCCTTCCAGCTTGGGGTCGACCTACCGCCGGTCTTCTTGGAGTAGATGTTGACCACCCACTTGCCGAACGTGTGCAGGCCAGCACCCAACATCTCAGAGACCTTGGCCTCGACTGCTGGCATCCTGCTGTTGATGTCGGCCAGCTCGGTCTGCAGGCGCTCCTGCTCTTTGCGGAGGTCGAGCAGTTGCTTGACGGCGGCCTTCTTCTCATCCTTCTTGGTGCGCGCTGCCATGGTCTACTCCTGCCCCTCGTCGACGTTCTCGGGCTCGGCCTCGGTCTCCTCCGGCACGTCGTCGACCGGCTCATCCTCCGGTGGCTTGGCGACCGGCACGGCGTTGAGCCTGCTCACGGCCATCATCAGGGCAGCGGTCACGTTGGAGCGGCTGTTTGCCACAGGCAGCGTGAGGATCACGTCGTTGCCCTGCTTTGCCATGATCTGGAAGTCTTGGACCTCTGTGACGGGCTCGAACACGATCTCGGGTGTCTCCGTCTTCGCTGCCACGCGCTGTTTCAGCTCGCGTCTGCGCCGTTGGTCGTACCAGAACACCGACGTCCATGCACGTTTGGTGCCGAACTTCTTGTTGAGGCGCTTGGTGATGCGTTCCCAGTTGGGCTTGCTGTCGCCGTTCTCCCGAGCGCGCTTCTTCTCGTCCTTGATCAACGCCTTGAGGTAGCGCTTCTCCTCGGGCGACCAGCGCTGGCTGGGCGCACGCTTGACGGCGCTCTTTTTCTTCTTTGCGCCTTTTGTGCTCTTTGACGCACTGTCGGAGGCAGCGTTTGTAGCTGATCCTGCATTGCCATTCATGATAGTCCTCCCTGCAGTTTTGATACTCTTTTTTACAGTCGAGCGCGCAATCGAGAACCGTGCTCCTCTTGTCTTCGCTGCCACCGTCCGGCGTAGCTGCTACCACGAGCATGGCAATCAAGAGCGTCTGCATCGTTACCACACGTGCTTGGCGACGTAGTCTGGATCGCCGACCGTGGCCGACACAGACCAGTCCATGTTTCGACCGGTGATGTCCTGAGCACCACGTAGGTGCCCCTTCTTCATCGGCTCCCAGTCGCTATCAATGTCCGTGCAGATTTCCAAGCAGTCACCCAGGAGGCGCCACGCGCGCTTGCCCGTCTCGCCGTTCCGGGTGGTCAGGAAGGTGCCCAGGTTGCAGCTGGCCTTGACGGCAGCTTTCAGTGTGGGAAACTCCCTGACATCGCTTGGATTTTCTGTGCTCAAAAACATGTCGTCCATCTCTCTACCTTCACTATACCAACGGGCGACGCTAGGTTTACTAGCAAATTTCTAGGTAATTATGTGCACAGATTTGTTGATCTGTGCAGCAACGCTTACACAGTAAGCTTACGCTGTAAGCTGGGCCTCGATCATGCCGAATGCGCGCTGCTTCATAGTGGCACTCGAACCGAACCAGACGCTGGCCAGCCGGCCCTCGTCGCCACCTCGAGCAGTGCGGTGGTGGTCAGTGTACTCGGCCACGGCGTTGAAGGCGGCCCAGGCCGTGCCCCGGAAGGGAGCGATGCCGGCGCCGTCCTCGTACAGCTCCAGCATCTTGTCGCGGCTGTTCTTGGCCTTGGTGCTGGTCACCTCTTCACCGTCCACGATCTTGCTCGGGAACAGGCCGGCGGCCAGGGCCTCCATCTGCACTTGGGTGAAGGGTGCCTTGGCCATGCGCTCGGCGGCCTCGGCGAAGGCGTCGAAGTACTTGTGAGCGAACCCCAGGGCCTCTCTGGCCTCCTGGATCTTGGCCTTGTACCCGGAGGTGTGCCGGATGCGGAAGGCCACCTTGGCGTTCTGCAGGGCCGCCTGCAGCGTGTTGGCGCAGACCACCCTGACCGGGGTGTAGAGGAAGGCGACGGAGCCGGTGCCGTCGTGCCGGGCGTGCAGGAGCAGATACTGCTCGACCGCATCCTTGCCGGCGATGTTGAGTGTCTCATTGAGCTGGGCGAGCATCCACACCAGGCGCCCATTCTGCAGGCTGCCGGCGGTGTGGTATTTGGCTTCTTTGCTGCCAACGACGGCGTCCATGAGGGCGAACTGCTCCTCGTTCTGGATGCAGTGGTAGCGGCTGGTGGCCACGCCCAGGGGCTCGTTGGTGTCGACCCTGACGATGGCCTTGTGGCTCGGCACCTGGATGACGCTGCGGGCGTCGGTGGTGAAGAGGTCGCGCTTCTCGACCTCCCAGTTGAGGTCGGCCGCCAGCAGGGCTTCGTGGGCCGTCGCTGCCCCGAGCACCTCAGTGCCGAGGCCGTGCCAGGGTCGCTTGCCGACATACATCATGTTGTCGTTTGCCATGATCTCGTGTGCCATTTCGTCCTCCTCTTATAGATGTGAGGGTTCCAGACGGTCCCCGTTAGTCGATGACGCTGACCAGCAGGTCGGCGAAGATCCGGTCGCAGGCATCCCGGTGGTCGACGGTGCCGTCGCGGCCGTAGTAGTGGGCCAGCTCGTGCACGACGGCAATGACCACCTGGCGACGGTCGGTCAGGATCTTGCGAGCGATGCGCACCCGGGCCTCGTCGCCGGGCTCGGTCGCCTCCTGGAAAGTGGCCAGAACACCCTCGCCGTAGAAGTCGACGACGTCCAGGCTGGCCTTCTCGCCGGTCTTCTCTGCGATCTCCATGGCGAACATGAACCCCAGGGCCTCGTCTTCGTTGAGGTCGTCGAAGGAGTAGGTGGCCTTGGTGTCGGTGGCGATGCTGCTCTTGCGGCTCTCGTAGTCGCCCTTGACGCGCTCGATGGCGGTCTTGAGGTTCTCACCGACTGCCACGCCTTTCATGCCGTAGTGGGCAGCCTCGGCGCTCTGAGCAGTGTCCTTGACGGCGACTGCGTTCTCGCCGTGGGTCTCCTCGAAGTGCTCGACCAGCTTGGCGCTGACCTCGGTGGTGGTGTGGCCCATCTGCGCCACGGCCTGGCTCTCCTCGAATCCATCCTCCATCATGAGGTTGTAGGCGTCCTCGATCTTGATCAGGTCGCGCTCGACGGCCTTGTTGATCACGCGGGCGATCTCGTACTTGAGGTCCCATGGGTCGGCCAGGCGCCGGTCGCGGTCCACGCGCACGTTCCAGAGGTTGTAGCCGTAGAAGTGACGGCCGGGCAGCTTGCCGACGAAGATACCCTTGACGTAGAGCAGGCCCACGTCGTCGTCGCCGGTCAGGATCTGGTTGAGGCCGACCTCGATCGCTTCCTTCTTCTTCCGCTTGTCGGCCAGGAACAGGCACCGCTCCCGGATGCTCTCCCAGTCGTTGGCGCTCAGGCCGATGACGTCGATCTGGATCTGCTCCCTGTAGGTGACCGGGCTGCAGCTGACCATGAGCAGGTCGCTGTCGAAGGTGTCGGAGTGGTCGACCTTGGGTATCCACTGCTCCTCGCCGGAGCGGCAGCGCACGGTGTAGCCGGCCCGGCTCAGGACCAGCATGGCCAGCTTCAGGCCCTCGCCAAACTCGCCGCGCTGGTCGTCGCGCCCGGCCTTGGTGGTGGTGCCCAGCAGGAGGTGGCTGCGGTCGAGGGTGGTGCCGGTGGTGGTGACGCGCAGCATGGGCTGCTGCGTGTTCGTGACGTACTCGACCTTCATCTCGCAGCCGATGTCGTCTGCGTCCTTGGCGTTCTGGATCAGCTCGCGGATCCCCTCCCACACGCCCCAGTTGCGGACGTAGTCGGGATTGATGGTCAGCTCGATGGTGGTGCGCTTCTTCATCTGGTTCTCCCCTTGCTGTTGAGCCCTAAGAATAGCAAACCTTGTTTTATTTTGTAAATACCTTTTTTTATTCTCTAGCACTTTTCTAGCGACCACCGAAACTGTCCGTATCTTCTAGTTATTTCCAATTCGCGAATCGAGAATGAATCTGTGATCAGCCGTTTTTATTCTCAGGATCGTCTTTGTTTAGGAAGTCGAGCAGATCATCCACGTAGAATGTGATCGTCTTCCTGCGGAGGTTCGTATGGTGCCATCCCTTCTCCAGACCGAGGGCGGCCACGCCAGCAGGATGCTGCCGCAGCGCATCAGCTGCTTCAGGATGGAGGCGGCGCCGTAGACGGAACCGTCGACGATACACGCCCGACCGATGCGCTTGGTGTACAGGTTGTTCTGCGAGACGTAGCCCACGATCTCGTCAAAGCGGTTGACGAAGCAGACCAGCAGCTGGTCCTGGGGGCGGCGGTCGAGGATGGGGTTGTACACGGCGTCCTCCTAGTCCACGTACTGGTAGGCGAGCGGGCACGGTGCCGAGGTGCTGACGCTGTCCTGGGGCTCATACTCAGGTGCGTCGTGGTAGACGTTGTCGGGCTCGGGGAGGGGCTCGGCCGCACCCTGGTAGCTGTGCATGATCATCTCGTCCCACTCGGCCTCGACCTCGTCGAGCTGGTGCACCAGCGTCTTCTCGATGTCACGCCAGATCGTGGGCGCGTCGGCACCGGTCAGCACCAGTGCTCGGCAGATCGCGATCGATGCCCGGTAGGCGTCGCGCATGTCGTCGGCCACCCAGCCACCCAGGCTGATGGTGGCGACTCCCTTCTGCCCCTTCCTGCTGAAAGCTCGGACGCCGGCCACCTCGAGGTCGACCTCGGCCACGCTGCCGTGCTGCAGGCGCATGCACACGATGTCACCACGGTGCGCCTCGTTGTGCTGGGTCACCTGGATGGCGGCCCGGGTGCGCTCCCACGGTGGGATCAGGTTGCAGTTGTGCTTCTGTCCCACCACCTTGGCGCCGTCGATTGCGTAGAAGGCGCGCACCAGCGGCAGCAGGCCCAACGGGTAGGCGGTGGGGCCGGCGACGGTGCGGGCTCCGAATCGCAGGGTCACTGGCTTGCGCTGTCGGTTCTCCACCGGCAGGTCGTAGACTTCTGCGCTCACGACTCACCTCCTGGCAGACTGGTGTCGGCGTCGAACACGCTAGGCGCTCGCAGGGCGAGGAACGCCAGCTCACCGCCCAGCTTGCTGATGGCGTTGTAGTAGGCCTCGCTCAGGTGGTTGGATTCGTACTCGTGGGCAAACTCGTGCAGGAGCACGTCCAGCACCTGGTCGAGGTGCGACTGCCAGAGGTGGAACCAGGAGCGCCCCAGGGACCGCAGGTTGAGGTCGAGGCAGCCGCGGCCGTAGGCTGCAGCGAAGGCGTTGCTGGTGTCGACGATGCGCACTTGCAGGTCGTGGCGCCCCAGCAGCTCGTCACCCAGCCGCTTGGCCAGCGCCACTACCTGGTGCATCCCCGGTGACCACTCGCTCTCGGGCACCAGCTTGACCTGTGGTGCGCTTGGGTCGTCGGAGTAGGGCTTGGGGGTGGGCCGGATCTTCCCGGCCGGCACAGCGGCTTCTGTGCGCTTGATGTTCTCCCAAGCGTCACGGCTGAAGGCACCGCCGTGGATCAGGGTGTAGCCCTCTGACGCCAGCTTGTTGTTGGCCTCGGGGTCGCTCGGGTCGTAGATCGCCTTGTTCTCACCGTAGCGGGCGGTGAGGGCGTCGGAGACTGCCTGCTCGTCGACCTCCGGGTGCTCGAGGGCATCGCCCACCCACTGCTGCACTGCGTCGTCTGTGGTCAGGCGCTGGTGCATGGCGTTGAGGGTGTGGGCCCGCAGCGTGCGCAGGTAGCTTGGCGGCACGTTGTCCCGGTCCATGTTGACCGGCACTTTCTGCAGCACGTTGACGTGCCAGCGGTCGCCTGTCTCGACCACCGGGATCCCCATTTCGTAGATGGTGCCGACCTCGCCGGGCTCGGGCTCGTAGACCTCGACGTCGGTCTGGCGTGTGGTGCGCTTGAGGTTGCCCTCGTCGTCGGAGATCACTGTCTGCAGTCCCGTGCGAAACTCGCCGACGGGGCTGCGCACTGGCAGCTCTGTGTTGTTGATCGTGGTGGTGATGAGTGCCGGCGGGATCAGCAGGTGCAGCGCCTCTATGACGTCGTGCATCTCTTTGCGGGTCATGCGCACCTTGGCCCAGAACTGTGAGCCTGACTCGCGCTTGTGCCTGGTGGTGTGGCGCCGGCCGTCCTTGTGGAAGACGACGGTGCCCTTGGTGCTGCTGATCTCTGCCTCGTTGCAGAGCGCCAGCACCAGCTTCTCGCCGAGATTGAATCTCCCGCGCTTGGTGGGGTCGCCCTTCTTCACTGACTCGGCGAAGAGGGTGTAGGCGTGGCTCAGGTCGGCGAACCCGTTGGGGTCCTCGTCCTCGACCACGAGCCTGACCTGCGGCTTGTTGTCGTAGGGCTCGATCGTGACGTGCACGCTGCCGGTCTCGGTGTCCCAGGCGTTCTGGATCAGCTCGTAGAGCAGGAAGGCTTTGCCCCTGCGCTCGATCAGCTTGGCGAGTCCCTCGCGGTCGACTTCAAACCAGGACATGGCGACCTCCTATGGCTCCATCGCTGCGTCTGCTGCTTCCTTGAGGGCCTCGGTGGCCAGCTCGGTGATCTCCTTCTCGCGGCCGGGGAAGATCTCGTCGGGCACCTCGGCGTCGCGGTCGTCGTCCCAGTAGACGTTCTCGACCAGGATGTCGGTGCCAAAGATGCCGACGCTGGGATCCTCTTCCTCGACGTAGTACTCGCACTCGAGGTCGCGCTCGGTGCCGTCCTCCAGCTCGAGAGTGATCGTGATGGAGGGCGCGTAGTAGGTGTCGTTCATGTGTTCTCCCCTTTCACACCTATTATCGCATATTGTTGCCTATTGGTGCCTTTTTATTTCATAGCGATATCACCGTCTTGCAACTTTATGATGCGTTGCGTCGTTACCTATCCTTGCCTACGGGTGCGATCGTGTACCAAACGAACTGGCGGCACTCCCTGCAGTCCATGGCGTAGATCGGGCCGTCGTCGGTCTGGGCCTCGAGGATCCGCTTGCGGCCTGCCGTGTTGCACTCGGGGCACGTGCAGGACGCCTCACACAGGTTTGTCACGCGCAGACGTTCGCCGGTGATGGGGTGACGCACCCAGTCTGGCTTGCCGCTGTGGTACAGCAGTGTGCCGCGTTGTCCGAAATGATCGGACACGTTGTCCACTCTGTCGCCCAGGGTGCCAGGATGCTTGTTGACAAAGATCGTTTCGTCGTCGTTCATCTCTACCTCTACCTCCACCTCAACTCGAACGTGAGTCCGTCGTCGCTGACGCTGTAGACCATGCAGTGGTGCGGCAGGCGCCGGTAACCGTCCGGGTGTCGGTTCCAGCTGAACACACCTTCGAGCAGTGCGAGGTGCAGTTCACTGCCCTCGACGATCACCCAGTGGCAACTGTCCCAGGCGCACTTGCGGTACCCGAGACCAGCGCGCACGTCGATATCGGACTGAAAGGTCCAGCGTCGATAGGTCATGTGCCTGACCATCGGACGCCCGCTGTCGTCCTCGCCGAGGTCTTTCTCTTCATTGGTCGAGACTGTCTTGGTGCGCTCGAGTTTCACGTCGACCTCCTACCAGTGTCCGGTTTTGAGCTTGCGGTCGTGGCATGTCGGACATGCACGCATGCCAGTGTCCTTGTCACAGTCCATGACTTCGACGCAGCCTGGGCGCCACTCGTGGCAGCACCAGCAGTGCTCGAGTCCGTGGGTGCGCTGCAGCTGCATCCATGCCATGACAGCGGCCTGCTTTGGCTCGTGTGACAGCCTGTGCGTTTGATGTTCGTGGTGGTCGACGAGATATAACATGCCGTTGTTCTCATCGATGATCCAACGCGCTCCGTCCTCATGCTGTACGGTGCCCAGCTGTGTACCGAGCCTGGTTCGAGACGTGCGGCTGCAGGCAACGAAGCACTGACCAAGGGATGGCAGCGCTTCGTACCACACTGGGTAGCGTGCGTTCAGGTGTGTCTCTGGTATGGCGTCACAGGCCTTGCAGATAGTGCCGCAGTACGGTGTCAGCATTTCTTCTGGGGTCAGGACAGCACCACAGATCGGGCAGCGTTTCATTACTTCACCCTGTCCAGCTTGCCTGCAATCTCCTGCAGGCGGTCGGTATGGTAGCCGTCCATGTTGCTGTCGCACGGTGCGACGTTGCGCAGGTTCTCTGCCACCTCACGCAGAAAGTCTGCGTCGGTCGTTTCTTCTGGGTTGGCTTCGCATTCTGTCAGTACCTCGTCGTCACAGAAGAGGACACCGGGAGCGGCGACAGAGGAGAAGTACTCGGCGCCGCACTCGCAGGTGTACACGGTGACGAAGCGCTCGGTGTGCAGTGGCGTCCTGATCGCACTCTGTCCGTCGTCGAAAGTGTGACTGCCGTGCAGCAGTGACTTGTCTCTGATCTCTGGCATCACAGCCTCTCCACATTCAGCTCGTTGAACAGATAGTCAGCGCACTCGGCCCGGTCGCTGATGATCCGCAGCAGCGTCTTCTCGTCGATGCGCCCAGGTCCAAACAGGACCAGCCACGCCTGGTTGACAGAGGACCACAGACAGGTGATGGAGCCAGTGTAGCTGCCGGTGAGCTTGCGTTGTGTCCTCACCTTCATGGCATCACCTTCCCCACGGTCGCAGTCCAGCCATCGACAAAATTGCGGCGCAGGTACTTGACCCATGCCACGGCGCAGCCGTAGCTGCTGCAGTTCTTCTGGCCGTTGCGCCAGCTGACACACCACGGGCCGCCGTAGTAGTCGGGCGAGAAGACCAGCTCGGCGACACCTTGGGCGAGAAGTCTGATGTGGCTCTCCATCTGCTAGCCCTCGGTGCCGGTCGCCTGGAGGATGTCCTCGGCGTCCTGCTCGGTGGTGGTGGGCAGCAGCAGGTGCGTGTTGCCCTTGAAGGTGCAGCGGCCCTTGACCGGGACCCTGGGCAGCGCGTCGATCTTCTCGTCGACGGCGGCCAGGGCCTTGTCGAGGCCGAGATCCTCGATCAGCTGCTCGCGGGCACCGGCGGCGATCTCCTTGTCGGCGTCGCTGCCGGTCCAGTCCACCAGCACCTCGGCCGCGGCCTGCTCGATCACGGCCATGGCCTGCTCGCGGGTGCAGCCGGCGTACTTGAGGACGAGCGCCAGGAACGCCTTGGTGAGGACGTTGCTGGTCGGCTTCTTCTCGGTGTCCTCGGCCACCTTGAGCAGACCAGTGACCTGCACGGCCACGTCGACCGGGTACTCGCCCGGGGTCAGCTGCTCGCGGGCAGCCTTGACGATCTTGGTGGTGACGGCCTTGGAAACGGCGACGGTCTCTTGCGGCTTGGCGTTCATCTTGTTCTCCCCTTTGTTTCGCGTCTAACCTAACGACGCCTAGTATCGGCAATTTCTGACAAAAAGTCTACGAGATATTTTTTCTCCAAGCAATTCCACGGTCTTAGACCCTGATCGATCAGGCAGGCACTGGCAGCTGCTGGTGATCTTACAGCGCCCTGGCTGCGGTAACGCACTGCTGCTGTAACCTTTTGTGATCGTTGGCACATTCTCGTTCATTGAAGCAGATCCAAGGGTGGTCTGCAGGATACCGCGCCAGGGGCTCCAGGAGGCCGTCTGCTTGCCTATCTCTTGCCTATCCGTACCTATAGGCAGGGGGCTCGAGGTGACCAACAGAAGGGCTCCCAGGGCCTCTGGCGGGTGGTAGCTCATGCCGTCAGTTTCTCATCAAAAAGCGACATTTCTTGTCGTTTGCCGTGCAGCTCCAGCTTGCGTGATGCCGGCACATACGGCTTGTCCTCTGGTCCGATGATCGTGTGCGGCACACGCCACCGCATGACAGCGATCCATTCGTCCGGTTCTTTGCGCGACATGCGCCGTTGGTGCAGTAGGTCCTCGACCCAGGCCGGCGGTGCGGTGGTAGTCCAGATCTGGTACTGGTTGCCGCGCTTCGTCACGCGCTGTAGCTCGCGCGTTGTCTTCTCATCGAGTGGCAACTTGCCGCGTCGAATCTTGTGTCGGTAGTGTGACTCGCGGTCGAAGCGGTGACTGTACTCGGCGCGCTGGCGCACACCGCAGCGCTCCTCGTCGTCAACGTCGGGCACTGTCTGTGGCTGCAGGCGCACCTGGTAGTACTGCGGCGGGCGCTTGCGCAGCTGCGGCGAACCATTGACCGCCTTCACACGCTTGGCCCAGTCGTGCTTGTGTGCGAGGCCGTTGCGGCGAGTGACGACGGAGCGCACGTCCTCGAGCATCCTGACCAGGTAGGCGATCACGTGTGCTTCGCTGTGCATGTCGTCGGTCTGTCCGGTGACCCACTGACCGCGCAGTCTGACGGGCAGCCAGAACGATGAGACTAGGCTCCACATACCCTCTGTTGACTCGTCGACGACCACCATCAGCCTGAGTATGTCGCTCGACGTCACCAGGTAGCCGCTCGTTACGATCCTGTGTCCCTCGTCTGCAATCTTCTTTGCGATCTGTGCAATTTCCAGCCCTCTATTCGAGACCAGATCGTTGTCCCAGTTCTCCACCATGTCGATCATGGTCTGCAGCGTCTCGTCATTCACGTAGATGCCAGGACCGAGGCCGATATACATGGCCTCGAATGGCAGCTCGCTCCAGTCGTGCGTTGGCCAGTCAGTGTCGACGATAGAGCAGAAGATGTCCGAGACCACGTCGGGGTCGAATTCATAGACACGTGCCGCTGCGATCTGCGGGTAGATGCGCTGTGCGTCCTTGTGGATCGCTTCGTACTTTGAATCCTTTGACAGCGTCCTCGCCACGCCGAGGTGCATCAGGTAGGAGTCAATCGTCCACGTGTGGATCCACTCGTCGCGCGTGCAGTCAACGACTCCGTCGTCCTTCCACCTGTACTCGCGGTCCAGCATGTCCCCTCCTACGGCCAGCAGACCCACACGGGGCGGTTGGCGGGGCTGATCTTCGATCGCTCGACCTTGCGGAAGCGGCGCTCCAGCATGCGGCGCATCTCGTCGGTGGTGATATCGCACTTGCGCGGCTCGTCGGGGTAGTTGACGACGGCGAACGCCCACACGACGCCATCGACGGCAGCCCTGATCTCTGTGATCGTGCCAGTGATCGCGCGCCGGCTGGCCAGCGTGTTGAGCACGTTGCTGGCGTACACAACGTCGTATGTGCGCTTCAGTGCGTCTGCGTCGTGGCGCTCGGGATCGAAGTTGGCGCCCATCTCGTAGGCCGTGACGTGCAGGCCTTCGTCCCAGCGCAGCATGCCAGCGTGGGTCGCATGCTTGCCCGCGCCGTAGTCCAGGATCTTCTTGCGCGTGCGGCCGGGTTCCATGCGCAGCATGTCGCGCACCAGCTTGGGCACCAGCGCCTTGGCGCCGACTGCGCCGCCGCTGCGGCTGGTGGCGTTGGCGATCTCGATCTCTTTCTTGGTGAGCTTGACCATCGTTTTCCCCTTTGCTTCTGAAGACGGCTGCGGCTTGCGTTTTCTGATAATCCTTTGAGAGTCAAGGGGTGGCCCCGTTAGGAGCCACCCCTCACCCCAGCTACTGGTCGTCGAGCAGGGCCTCGAGGACCCCACGCTCCACGGTCTCGTTGCTGGCCTCGACTCCGAGCCCGTCGATCGCTGCGTCGATCACCCTGAGCTTGGCGTCGACCATGTCGGCCAGGTAGGTATCGATGCTGCGGGCCATGTCCAGGTACTCGACCGACACCGGCCGCTCCTGGCCGATGCGGTGCAGCCTGTCCTCGCTCTGGCTGTGGTCGGCCGGGCGCCAGGTGCGCTCGACGTAGACGGCGTGGCTGCAGCGCTCCTGCAGGCCGTCGATGCCGGCGCCGGCTGCGAGGATGCTGGCGACCAGGACCCTGGCCTCGCCGCTGCGCATGCTGTCCACAGCGTCCTGGCGGCTCTGTGCTGGCGTTCCACCGTCGATCCGCACCGTGGGGTACCCCGCTTCCTCGATGGCGCCCTGCAGGCCATCCAGGGCCGCCTGGTGGTGGGCCCAGACGATGCACTGCTCGCCGGTGCTCTCGAGCCAGCTGGTGACGTGCTCGACGGCCATGGCCAGCTTGGCGTGGAGGGCCAGCTGGCGCAGCCCGGTCAGGCGCGTGATGGCCTCGGCGCGCAGGTGCTTGGCCAGGACGTCGGAGCCCTTGGACTGCGCCCAGTCCTTGAAGCTGCGGGCGGCGGCGTCGTACTCGGCGCGGGCCTTGTCCTCGACGTCCAGCTCGGTGACCCAGCGGCGCTTGGCAGGCAGATCCTTGAGGACGTCGATCTTGCGGCGGCGCACCATGTAGTGGCCGATGATCTGCCGGTGCAGCTCGTCGAGGTTGCTGTTGCCGGAGAAGTCCCAGGCGTAGCGGCCACGCCCGACGTGCTTACGCTGGGGGTCGCAAAAGTCCATGGCGTAGTTCATGAACGAGGACCAGGTCTGCGGATCGACGACGTGCAGCAGGTGCCACAACTCGCGGGGCCGGTTGAGCATGGGCGTACCGGTCAGCAGCACCTTGTGCTCGATCTCGGCGCAGATGGCGGCGGCGGCCTTGCTGCGCCCGCTGCGGCTCTCTTTGATGTAGTGCGCCTCGTCGAGGATGATCGTGCGGAAGCCAGCGGTGGTGAGGGCGGCCTGGTGGCGGCGCAGCAGGTCGTAGTTGACCACCAGGAGGTCGGGCCGGCTGTCGGCGGTCATGTCAGCGACCTTGCCGTTGGGCTTGAGCTTGCGGCCGGTGACGTCGACGGGGTAGAGCTTGTTGCCCTTCACTAGCTCGACGCGGGTCTCGCCGCTCGGGTCGCACCACTCGCGGTACTTGCGGCACCAGTTCGCCTTGACGCTGGCGGGGCAGACCACGATGGCGGGGCGACGGTCGGCGCTGCGGGCGATGTAGGCCAGGGCCTGCATGGTCTTGCCCAGGCCCATGTCGTCGCCGATGATGCCGCTGCCCTGCAGCTCCAGCCAGTGCACGCCGGCCACCTGGAAGGGGTAGAGGGTGCCGCCGGGCAGCGTGATCGTCTCGTCGCTGCCGGTGGCGGTGGCCAGCTCGGCGGCCTCGGCGTCGCGCTTGGCCTTGGCCTCGATGGCGGCCTGCAGCTGCGGGTCCACCTCGACGGTCCAGGGGTGCTTGGCGGTGGTGGCAGCCTCGGCCACGGCGACGATGGCCTGCTCGACGCAGGACAGGGCGACGTGCCAGGTGGTGGTCGGCGGGTCGTAGGACCGCAGCTTGTAGTTGATCGCCTTGATCATGCCGACGAAGGTGGCACTCGGGTGCGGGCAGTTGATCGCGACCCGCTGCCCGTCGAGCTTGACGGTGGCGACGAGGCCCCGTGAGGGCTCGGGCTTGGGCTCAGGCTTGGCGGCCGGCGCCGGGTCGGGCTGCTGGGCCAGCGCCTTGATCTCGTCGGCGACGTCGACCCTGGGGTAGTAGGTGGCCATGACGTCGAGCCAGCAGCGCGCGTTGGCCGGCGTGGCAGGGGCGGACCAGAACTTGGCCTGCGGGTGCCAGCGGCGGCCGTCCGCCTCTTTGACGGCGTCGATTGCGGCCTGCTTGCGGGTGATCTTGATCTTGAGGATCCCGTCGTCCAGCTTGATGGCACCGACGCGCCTGCCCTTGGTGTCGGTGTTCGCCTCGTCGTGGCCGGGCACCTTGAGGGCGTGACCGACGAGGGCCGCGGAGTGGTAGAACCCCAGGGCGCGCAGGGCGTCGCAGGCGGCGGTGGCGCGCTCGGCCGGCAGGCCGGGGTAGGCGGTGAGGGCGCGCAGGATCTTGTTGCTGGCGATGTTCAGCCCCTGCTCGAGGCTGATGGTGAGGCCGGCGCGCTCGAGGGCGGCGGCGAAGGCGGCCGGGTCGGGGGCCACGGTGACCTCGTCGAACCGGTAGCCCTGGCTGGAGCACTCGGGCCCCATCATGCGCTCGGCGCTCTCGGTGCGGGTCAGCTCACGGCCGCAGATGCAGCACCAGCCCAGGACCCTGTCCTCGGCGGCCAGCTGCAGGTTGTCAGCGTTGGGGTTCTCGGTGGGGGTGATCTGGTCTGACATGTTCTCTCCTGATATTGCGGGCTTACGTCTATTTGACTGCCGGTTGAGAGATCTCTGCTTGAGGTCAGTATCGCACATCCAGGCCTGATGTTGTGGTAAAAAAGGTAAGTCTATGCAAATATTGGCAAAGATAGGTGAGATCTAGGCAGATCAGGTTGGTGCTGGTGTGCACAGCTGTGCACAGATAGGTGTGAGTAGGTACCAGATAGGTGCTCAGGGGCTCGAGGCTGCCTCCTGCTGGCCGCGGCGCGCTCCCTGGGCCCGGTGGGCACCAGCTGGTGGCGGTGGCGCTCACAGGGCGCTACAGGCCCCGCTTGGCCAGGTCGAGGACGCGGCGCAGTAGTGTGATGTCGATCACGGCTTTCATGGTCTCGACGTCGGCCCGGTAGAGGTCGACGCGCTCGCCGCCCACCTCTGCCACTAGCTGGCGCAGCTCTGTCAGGACTGCCAGGTTGGCGGCCTTCTCCTGTCTGCGCAGCTCGGCCGCTGCCTCCTCGCGCTTCCGCTCGGTCTTGGTCTCCGTGTCCTGCTGGCGCTTCACCCGTGCCGGGTAGTTGACTGCCTCGAGCTTGCGCATCTCGGCCTGTAGCTCGGTCACGGCCTGGCGCCACAGCTTGCCGGGCTTGCGCACAAGCACGGTCTTGGACACTTGAAAGCTGGTGCGGTCAACGCTCCACTCGATCAGCAGCAGCTCGTAACGGGTGGGGTGGTAGGCCTGGTGACCCCTGCCTGCCCAGCCAGTGCCGCCATGGTAGCGCACCAGTGCGAAGTGGTCGCTGTGGTCTACCAGCGTGGGCTGCTTGGGCCCAAAGTCACAGCCGCTCTGTGACAGCTCCAGCTTGCCGTTGCGCTCGCTCACATAGACTGGTGCGTTGATCATGGCTCAGCCCTCCCTGTCGGTGTTGCTGGTCTGAGCGCCCGGGATCAGCTCGTTGAACACCTCCAGCAGATCCTCGCTGCGCTTGGCGGCCATGCGGATCAGCCGGTACAGTTCGACGGCGTCGATCATGGCCACCTTGCAGCCGCTGCCCACGCCGTAGCTGTTGTTGCGGTCGGTGTACACGTTGGACAGGCGCTTGCCGTCGAGCCCCACCTTGTCCAGGAGGGCCCGCAGCGTGCGCAGGTCGCTGGCGTCTTCCTTCTCGCGCTTGCGCAGCTCGACCTCCCGCTGCCGGCGCTGCTCGACCTCGGCCTTGTGCTTGGCGGCGCGCTCTTTGACGCTGGCCCGGTAGCGCTCGAGGCCGGCGGTGATCTCCGGGCGCTTGCCCTGCTCGGCGATGGCCACACAGCGCTTGCAGAGGTTGTAGGTGCCCTCGTAGGCTTTGGCCGGGTAGTGGTTGGAGTCCAGCTCGATCCCGCAGGCGGTGCTGTACCAGCTGCCCTCGTGGGCCAGGTGGATCTTGGGCTGGGCGTGCTTGGCCTCGGGGTGGCGCACCAGTGCCTGCCCTGCCTTGTACTTGATCCGGTCTGGAATGCTCTGCATGTTCTCTCCCCTTCGCCCTAGCAGGGCGGGTAGCAGTCGTTGTTGCGACGCTGGCTGACGCAGCCGCCGTTACCGTTGAATGAGTACTGCTTGACCATGTCGTTCTCCCTGAGAGTCACGCTGCCGGCCCCTAGTGGCCGCAGCAGGGGTAGTCGATGCAGCCGCAGCTGCTGCCGATCCGCTGGCCGTCCACGGTGTAGATGCCGTGGCGGTCATAGTGGCTGGCCACGGCGCCCGGCGACCGGTCGCCCTGCTCGTAGGCCGTGCGACCGTCGGCGCGCTGCTGGGCCTGGCTGGTCAGCATGCTGGACACGTCGCAGTCCAGGCAGCGCACGCCCTGGCGCCGGCCCAGCCAGGTGGCTCGGGTGCCTTTGGGCAGGCTGGTGCCACAGTCCACACAGGTGCCGCGATACTTGAGCTTGATCACGCGTGCCATGTCTAGTCCTCCTGGTTGGTGGCGTCCCAGACGCCGGTGCTGGCGCAGACCTGCAGGATGGCGCGGGCCTGTCTCTCGGTCACGTAGGGCAGCTTGACCTTGAGGCCGTAGCCCACCAGGCTGCCGATCCTGGCGCCCGGGTAGTCGGCCTTGAGCGTGTCCACCACGTCATCCAGGCGGTCCCTGGCGGCGTCCTCAGCGTCCAGGCGTGCCTTGATCTTGACGTTGGTGGCGTGGGCCTCGAGGATGGCGGCCACGATGCGCTGGACGTTGAGGCCTTGCGCGCCCATCACGGCGCGGTGGTAGCGGGCCCGGTGCTTCCACGTCTTGGGGTGCACGGTAGTGCGGACACCCAGGCGCGGGCGCCCGTTGCTGTCGACCAGGTCGATCCGCACCTCGACTCCGGGGATACCGGGCTCGACCTTGGCCAGGTACTCACCGTTGTACCGCTCTTTGACGACTGCGTCGGTGTAGCCCAGGGACACCAGCTCCTCCTCGAGGAAGGCGCGCACGACTGCGCGGCGCTCCCGCTCCTGGCGGCGCTTGGTGAGGTGTCCGATCGCCACCCCCAGCTCGTGGTCGGGGTCGGTCAGGGTCTCACCGCGCGCTTCGAGGTTCTGACGCAGTGTGTCAACCCGCTTGGTGGCCTGCTCCAGGATCTCCTCGCGGGCGTAGTCCATGAGCCCCTCGACCCGGGCAGCGACGTTGACGAACTTGCTAGTGATCTTGCTCACAGTGTCCTCCTGAGGGTCGCAGGTGCGCCCCGTTAGTCGGTCAGTCCCAGGGCCTCGCGGGCGGTGTCGGGGTCGGTGCTGGCGCCGCAGGCTTCGAGGACCACCAGCGGGGCCAGCTCGGCGGCCAGGGCGGACGCGGCCAGGAAAGCGGCCCGGCAGGGCTCGCCGTCCAGGGCCGGGTCCAGGTTCAGGGCCAGGGCGGCGTCGAGCAGCTGCGTCAGGGCCTGCTGGGCGGCCTGGGTGCGCGCCTGGCGGTCCTGCTCGGCCTCGAGAGTGGCCTGGGCAGTCCCCTCCTCGGCCCCGGCCTCTGCCATGGCCTCGCGCAGCCACGTGGGCTCACCAGCGGCCACGCGGTCGACAGCGCGCTGCTGGAACGGCAGCAGGGCCTCAGCGGCCAGGATCCGGTCAGCGGCCATGACGCACTGCGACACAGCGCCGTCGCCGGAGGTAGTGATCTCGGCCTGCCCGGTGCCCTTGTCCCGGAGGGTGCACACGGCGGCCCGCACGCTGCCGTCCGGGCAGCGGTGCATGGGGACCAGCTCCAGTTCAAAGCGGTCGGCGATGCGGGCGTAGTGGGCCGCTGCGGCCTGGCAGGCCTCGGTCAGGGTAGCGTAGCCTGAGACGTGCACGTCGGGCCCATAGCGCAGGAGCCACCGGCCGGAAGGCGCGAGGCTGGCCATGTAGGTGACCATGCCGTCGATCAGGGCGGACCAGCTACCAGGGCGGCGAGCGGTCCAGACGTTGCCAGCGATAGTGCGGTGCGTCATAGTCAGTCCTCCCTAGAACCAGCCCCGGCGCAGGATTCGCTCCTGCACGGTGCTGTAGGTTGCGCGCACGGTGCGCGTAGTCTGGTGCGGCTGTGAGGGTCGCGCACTGGGCAGTCGGTGGTAGGTCACCTGGTAGACACCCCGGCCGAACAGCGGCCCATCAAGGTGCTTGATCGTGGCGACCAGGTCGCCGCTGCAGGTGGCCCGCCAGGTCCCCAGGTCGACCTGGTGGAAGTGGATCCGGGGCTCGGCTGCGGGCTGGCCCAGTTGCTGGTGTGTGATCTCGTTCACGGTCTGGCCCTCCTGAGGGTCAAGGTGTCGGCCCATCGATCGGGCAGTCACAGCGGCCACCTGGCCTGCACCAGGGTCTGCCGGGGTCACCGGCCGTGCTACGGTCCTGAGAGACAGCCTGGCCAGGCTGTGCGCACCGGTGCGGGCCTGCAGACCCCCATCGGGCTCGGTGTCCGCTGAGGTGCCACCAGCCGCGCCCCGTCGGGCCCGCCCAGCGTCCTCCTGCACCATGGCCGCTGTGATCGTCCGATCCATCCTAGTTGCTCTCCTGCGCTGCGCGGCGATCCTGGCGGCGCCTCGCCTTGCGGCTGGCCGTCTTGGCCTCGAGACGCGTACACCAGCGGGCGCTGCTGCTGCTCTTGCCGTGTCCGGCCTCTGTCTTGGTCTTCTGGTTGGCCATGTCGTCCTCCTGAGGGTCACGCCCCCGGCCCATTGTCACTGCCCGATCAGGCGCTCCGGCTCCCAGCTGGGCTGGCCGATCCCGCTCGAGACCCACGCCTCGACGCGTGCCACGTCGCCGGCCTGATCGGCGATGACGTCCACGCCCCAGTCACCACGCCGACGCCAGCCCCAGACGCATCCGCGCTGGTCGACGCCAACCTGGCCCAGGCGCTGCCCACCGAACCAGTCGGGAGCGGTGCGCACGTCCAGGGACCACACCACGACACCGTCGGCCTGGGCCTCGACGTGGGCGCAGGCTTGCCCGTCGGTCAGGGGCCGGGGCAGCGTCTGACGGGGCTGCCGGTGGTCCTGCGGGCTGTAGCGGCGTGCGGTGTTCACAGTGTCCTCCGGGCAGCCTTCCGGCGGTCGCGGCGAGTCTTCAGCTCACCGGCCACGGTCAGCAGCTGATCGTTGTAGAGCCCGAGCTTAGGGCAGCGGTGGCCCACCCGGCGCATGGCCTCCTGGTTGCGCACCACCTCTGTCAGGTCCTGACGGACGTGCACCAGGACGGCGTGGGGCATGCTGCGGACGGTGTCTGCGGTGATCATGTCTAGTCCCTCCCCACCAGAGTGTCCACCTTGTGGATGATACCGCGGTGCACGTCCAGCCCCTCAGTGTTGACCCGGCACAGCTCGCGGCCGATCGTGTCCTCGCGGCCCTGGTACTGCTGTGCCTGGTTCAAGCACTTCTCAGCGGCGTTGAACGACGCGGCCCGGATCGCGCGGGCCTCCTGGACGGTGACGGTCAGGGTGACGGTCTCGGTCTTCATGTTTCCCTCCGCGTGATGTCTGTGAGGACGATACCAGTATCGCCGATCTGACAGACAAATTGGCGTTAATGTGCACAGGAAAACATAACTAGGCGAAATTCGTCACCATTTTTTCACCGATTAGGCAAGGATCGGCAGGTGATCATTTGACCCTACAAATATCGTCATTTTCCCTAAGTAACTGAGTTATATAGCATTTCTCAGAAAGTGATCTCAGTAGCCTATCATTATCCTTCAAAGGCCTATAACTATCACTCGAGAGCCATGTATTCATTCAGCTTTTTCGATGTCCCTACTGCTACATAGTAGCAGTGCGCGGGACACCTCGCCTACTCATGCATAAATATGCATATCTAGGCACCCACCAGATCAGGCCCCCTCGCGCCCCCGGTAGCTCTCTCCGCGCCGTCGTCATCTACCCCCACCCCCTACAGTACTAGATAGAGAGCGGGCCTTATACAGTCCCCTGTGAGCCCACCCCAGAACCGGCGGATCCGCGCAGCGGTGGGGCCGGTGCCCCCGCTGGGTCAGGTGGGTAGGCCGGGCCAGGGCTCCAGGTGATGGTTGGCAAGGTTGGCCAGCTGGGCGGGCAGCAGTAGGCGGTAGTAGGTGGGGCTGGCCGGGCCACGGGCAAGGTGGGCCACTGTGACAAGTGTCACTAGCTGGGCAGGGTGGGCTCCTGCAGGTGCCACCGTCTCACGAGACCGTCCTGATCGGCGCAATGCGTCACGTTTTCTGGCCGGTATTTTGCATAAGTGCACCTATTCGTGCACATTGGTGAAGTTTGGCATACGAACTGCATAGAATTGCACATTATGTGACGTTTGGCACATATAGGTGTGGCAAGATCCGCACATGGGCCTGACGCGTCCTGTGTGCCCGTCTGCTGCTGGACAGCCCTCCGGGGCCCTCCAGGTCGACAGGGCCGGCGATCGTCGATACGCGATGAGATGGGGCTATGACTCGCCACACGTATATGGCCAGGTGCCAATATCGTGCCAATTATGCAAAAATAGGTGTGACTATGTGACAATTGGCTTTTTGCCAGCCTGTCACGCTTTGCCATTCTGTCTGTGCGGGTGGTCACAAAAGAAAACCCCGGGCCGTGGGCGCCCGGGGCCTGAGGGTCGAGGGGGTGGCCCTTAGCTGGCCTGCTTGGTCTGCAGCTGGTGGATCGCGTCCCTGACGGTGGCAAGGGCGGCCCGATCCAGCTCGGCCTGCTCGAGGGACCGCACCGCGGCCCGCAGGTACCCGAGCGCGCGGGTGCGGCTGTCCTCCTGCTGGGCCTGCCCGACCAGGGCCCACCCGCGCGCCTGTCGGCGCTGCAGGTTGGCGGACAGGTCGCGCTCCTGCTCCTCGAGGGCGCCCCGGCCGGTGGTGGCCAGGGTCGCCGCGGCGTTGCCCGCGTCCCGCAGGCGGGGGTAGCCGTCGCCCACCCACTGCACCCCCTGCCGCAGCATCCAGCCCCCCATGGTGGTGCGCTGGGCGTGGTAGCTGGTGCCGTCGATCACGGTGCTCCAGCGGCTGCGGCCGGTGTGGCGGTCGGTGCTGTGGGTCCAAGTGTAGCCGGCGATTTTGCGTGTGGTGGTCATGTGTCTATCCTCCTGTTTTTCTTATCGTTTTGACGATTCTGGGTCGGCCCCATAAGTGATGGCTGTCTCGGGGTATGTGGCGCCGTCCATGCGGGCGTAGCTGTCGCTCAGGGCCAGCATGTGATCGATCTGGTGCGTCACGTCGGACAGGGCCAGACCGGCGGCGATCTTCGCAAGCTGGTGCAGCAGATCCGTCTGGTCAGGGGTCAACACTAGACCGCCCTCCCGCACTACCTCAGCAGCTGCAGCGATCAGATCAGCCCCGATCGAGGGGTCATTTTGACGGTCACGGGGTGGCCCCATTATGCGTCCGCCGCTACCTGTGATCCGGGTGTACATTGTGATCCTCCTCACAGTTTACGCTGTAAGCTTTCCAGCCCGGGCACCAGGGCACCAGGGCACCAGGGCACCAGGGCACCAGGGCGCTCGGTCCAGCCCGGGCACCAGGG